TCGCAATTTTAGAAGACTAAAACCAATAACAAATGAGTAAAGTAATCAGTTTCGACCGTGAAGCAAAACAAAAACTTCAAGCAGGTATCGATAAAGTAAACAAAGCAGTATCCGTTACAATGGGTCCATTCGGACGTAACGTATTAATTGAAAAAGAACACGGCCAAGTAGCATCCACAAAGGATGGCGTTACAGTAGCAAAAACCATTACATTGGAAGATCCAATTGAAAATATGGCCGCTACAGTAATTAAACAAGCCGCAGAAAAAACAGTAAACGCCGCAGGTGATGGAACAACAACATCAACCGTATTAGCGCATTCAATCGCCTCACAAGCGCTAGATGCTACATCTTATCCATCAACAAACGCAACACAAGTAAAGCGTGGTATTGAACAAGCAGTTAAGGTAGTAGTAGAGGAATTAAAAAGAATGTCTCGTCCTATCGAGAGTGAAGATCAAATCAAACAAATCGCTACATTGTCAGCTAATGGTGATACTGAAATCGGTGAATTGGTAGCAACAGCACTTGATAAAGTAGGAAGGGATGGAGTAGTAACAGTAGAAGAGTCGCGTACTGGGGAAACTAGTTTAGAAGTAGTAGAAGGTATGCAATTCGATAGAGGCTACAAATCACACTACATGGTAACAGATAACAATACAATGTCTGCTAACCTAACAGATGCATTAGTATTGCTAGTAGATGGTAGGATTTCAGCAGTAAAAGACCTTTTACCGCTATTAGAATCAGTATCATCAGATAATAAATCATTATTGATTATCGCTGAAGATATTGATGGTGAAGCATTAGCAACGTTGATTGTAAATAAGATGAGAGGTATTTTGAAGGTAGCTGCTGTTAAAGCACCTGACTTTGGAGAACGTCGCTTATTGATCTTGGAAGATATTGCAACCATTACAGGTGGAACAGTAGTATCACCTCAGAAAGGTATGAAACTAGATAAATTCAATAAAACATGGTTCGGATCTGCACGTACAATTACTGTAGGTAAAGATACAACTACAATTATTGATGGTAAAGGAGATACAACAGCAATCGAAACGCGTGTATTAGAATTAAAAGCACAAATCGACAAATCAAGTTCACCATATGAAATTGAGAAATTGCAAGAACGCCTAGCCAAAATGATTGGTGGAGTAGCTATCATTAATGTAGGTGGTGGAACGGAAATCGAAATGAAGGAAAAGAAAGATCGTTTGGACGATGCATTACAAGCAACTAAAGCAGCATTGGAAGAAGGTATCTTACCAGGAGCTGGAGTAGCATTACTACATGCTAGAGAAGCAATTAGCTATATTAAAGCCGATGGTGATGATATTAATAAAGGTAAGCGTATTGTCTCTATAGCATGTAAAACACCATTTACACAAATCTTGACTAATGCTGGCGAAAATCACCATGAGTGGTTAATGACACTAAGTAAAGAATTAGATAATCTAAATTTAGTACCTGGATTAACAGAGGAAAGATTAGTAGATGCATATGCATCAGGTATTATTGATCCAACCAAGGTAGTACGTTCAGCATTAGAAAATGCAGCACACGCCGCTGTAACATTATTAATGACCGAATGTGTAATTCATGATAAACCAGATACCAAGAAGAAAGATGATGGTATGGCTGATATGATGAGTGGAATGGGAATGTAAAAAGGTTAGTTAGGTGGCGGAATTGGTAGACGCAACGACAAGTGTCAAAATGGGGCAATATTAATAGGGGTCCAAGTATATGACATACAGGTTCGAATCCTGTCCTAACTACTAATATAGTTCGGTATTTTTCTAGCTTTTCATATATTTATTGGAAATATAATAATATGGAAACTAAAAAATGTATTAAATGTAAATTAGAATTATCTATCGAACGATCATCAAATTATTGCACTAGTTGTAAAAGTAAAATGGATCTAGAATCATATCATAGAAATAAAGAAAAACGTCGCCAATACGTTAAGAACTATGAAAAGCAACATCCTGATAAACTTAAAAAGGGTCGTTTACAAACTAAACAATGGTTAAAAGATCGCCCTGAGTATATGAATGAGTGGTATAAAGAAAAATTATCCACTAATATAGAATATAGAATAGCACATAATTTAAGAGAACGCTTGAGAGCAGCTCTTCATACTAATTCTAAAGGTGCTAAAACCATGAATATGTTAGGATGTAATATGGATGAATTTAAACAACATATTGCTTCTAAATTTACTGAAAAAATGAATTGGGATAATTATGGCAGAAAAGGATGGCATATAGATCATATAATGCCTTGTAGTTCATTTGATCTATCTGATCATGAACAGCAAAAACAATGCTTTCATTATACCAATTTACAACCACTATGGTGGAAAGATAATTTAGAAAAATCAGCTAAAATATTATAATAGGCAAAATAGATTTTGTATATTTAAGTTATGAAAAAACAACACACATTATGGATCGAGCGCTACAGATCCCAAACATTAGAACAATATATCGGAAACGATACTATTAAAGAACGCATTGCTGATTGTATTACCAACAACGATATTCCACATTTTATATTTAGTGGAACGGCGGGTACTGGTAAAACAACATTAGCAAAATTAATAGTAAATAATATCAAATGTGATTATCTATACTTAAATGCTAGTGACGAAAATGGTATTGATATCATTAGAGATAAAGTTAAAGGCTTTGCATCATCAGCATCGTTTAATCCTCTTAAAGTGATTATATTAGATGAAGCAGATTTCCTTACACAACCAGCTCAAGCTGCACTTCGTAATATCATTGAAGAATATTCAATTAATACACGTTTTATCTTAACATGTAATTATATTGAGCGTTTAATTGAACCATTACAATCTCGTTGCGAAATTAATATTCTAAAACCACCAACTAAAGGTGGCGTAGCTAAACATATCTGTACTAACATATTAGATATTGAAGGTATTACTTATGATATTAAAGACGTAGCAGCTATCATTAATGAACTATATCCTGATATTAGATCTGTAATTAAAGTATTGCAACAAAATATTAAAGATGGCAAATTAAAGATTGTAACTTTAAACGATAACTGGTGTAAGCAACTCATTCAAATACTAAATAAACGCGATAAGGATGCTTGGTTTCAAATTCGCCAATTAGTAGCAGATTCGCAAGTAGATGATTTCCAAATCGCTTATAGATATATGTTTGAGCATCTACCTGAATTTAGTTATGGTAATGATGCTAATCTATCAGTTATATTAGATGATTTTATTTGGAGATCGAGTGTAGTACCTGATAAAGAAATTAACTTTGCAGCCGCAATAGCAAAAATATTAGAAACAACTAAAAAACAACTATTATAATGGAACAACAACAACTAAATATTAGTTTAGATAAAACAACAGGCGTATCTTGTGATAAGTGCCAAAATGAAGTATTTCAAGAAGTACTACTATTACGTAAAGTATCTAGATTTTTAACAGGTCAAGCACAAGATGGAGTAATTCCAGTATCGGTATTCGCTTGTACTAAGTGTAGTCATGTAAATAATGAATTCCTACCAGCACCATTACGAACAGATGCTGTAGAAATTATAGAAGAAATTACTGAGTAAATAATTAACAATGTTTAATATATTCAAACAAATAAAACAACTAAAAATGACAAAGCAAGAATTAGAACAAGAAAATGGACAATTGATGGAAGCTCTATCCCGAGCAAATTCAGCTAATAGAGAACAATCAACTTTAATAAGTCAACTACGTGATGATTTAAATGGAGCTATAAGTAGAGTAAGAATTCTAGATGAGCAACTCAGTATGAGAGAAGCACGCCAAAAAGCAACAGAAAAATTTAACGACAACGATAGAAACTACTAATGGCTACATTATTCGATCATATTAAAAACATTACTACTACTAAAGGAGCATACTTAGGAGACGAAGGATGGAATAATTGGATGATAAATCGTTTCTTAAGTATGGATCCTAGTTACTGCGAAGTAGTAAATATAGTACAAAAAAATACCTGGCAAATGAAGGGTGAGAACTTATATAATCTGTATAAGGATCTCATCCCTAAACAGTATAAATACCTTAAGTATATTAAAGCATCTAAAAAGGTAGATTATAAACCAGAAGAAATAGAAGCAGTACAATCGTATTTTGAAATTAGTAAGAAAGAAGCTAAAGAATATATTAATATGATTGATAAATCTGAATTAGAAACAATTAAATCTCAAATAAATGGCATTTGAACTTAAATTTATATTAGTAACAGTAGCAATGTTCTTAACAGATGTATGTTGGACAATGTATTTTGTTGAAGTAGAAAAACGCAATTCACTCCCTGCCGGAATTTGGGGATCAGCTATCTTATTATTCGGTTCGATAGTAACAATTAATTATGTTGATGATCATAGATTATTAGCTGCCGCTATTATAGGTTCATTCTTAGGAGTAGTAGCTACAATTGAATATAAAAAACGTAAAGAAAATAAAACGAAATAATATGAGTATAATAGGAGAATTTTGGGAAGAAAAAGTTGATAAAGAATATATTTTAAAACCAAAAGACGAAATTACTACACTAGTAATGAAAGATTTAAAACTACGTTCTGATCGTGGTTATATAAAATATAATACTACATTAGATAAAAATGACCATCAAAATATGCTTCAACATGCATACGAAGAAGCATTAGATATGGCTCAGTATCTTAAAAAAGAAATTACTACACTGAACACGATTCAAGATTTAGTTAAAGAATATCCTAACGATGCAGAATTAGGAATGAAATTAAGACAAATGTATGGTAAAGCCTAAATTAACAGAAATTGAATTAAGTATAAAGAAACATATTCCTCCTGAAATAAATCCTGCATTTCAACGCTCCGTATCCTACTCTCAATATTCAATGTGGGCTAATTGCCCTCATAGATGGGCAATGAAATATCTTGAAAATAAAGAACCTTATCAAGCAAGCATCCACACCGTATTCGGAACGGCATTTCATGAAACATTACAAGAGTATCTCAAGATAATGTATAGTGAAAGTGGAGCTGCCTCTGATAGGATGAATTTAGAAGAATTATTTCAAGAACGCTTCAGAGAAGTATACTCTAAAGAATATAAATCAGCAGGTAACCACTTCAGCAATGCCTCAGAAATGAGAGATTTCTTCGATGATGCAACATCAATGCTTACATGGATTCAAAAGAGGAGAAATAAAATATTCACTACTCGTAACATGAGATTACTAGGAATTGAATTACCTTTAATACTTAAATTATCAAATAATCTATATTATAAAGCATTCGTTGATTTTGCATTATATGATATGGATTTAAATAAAGTTTACATATATGATATCAAAACATCAACGCGTGGATGGAGTGACTCTGAGAAAAGAGACGATAAAAAAATTGCTCAAGTCCTACTATACAAAGAGTATTTTGCAAGACAATACGGATTTGACGTCGACCAAATCGAAGTCGAATTCTTCATCGTTAAGCGAAAAATCTATGAAAAAGCTGAATACCCTATTCCCCGGGTTCAGTCCTTCAAACCCGCTAGTGGAAAAACCAAACGAAAACAAGCCGTAGATAGTTTTCAAGAATTTATTAAAGATTGCTTCGATGAGGGGGGAAAACCACAAATAAAATCTTACCTTAAAAATGTAGGTGAAAGTAGTTGTAAATATTGCCCATATAAAGACAGTTTAGAATTTTGCGATAAGACCAATGGTCTTTAATAGTCGTATATATTTATATTCAAATATATTAATTATGGCAAAGATGCAATTAACATCGGTTAAAATACCGGAAGACTTATTCGAACAATTTAAAATAGCATGTGTTAGATATAAATTTAGCGTTCAAAAATTAACAGAACGCGGTATGTTTCTATATCTTACAGATGAAGAATGGAGAAAAAATATCCATAACGTATTAGACACACAATTTACAGGAAGTATTTAAAATCAAACAATTAGTTATATGAAAGAAGGTTATATTGAGCAATCAAAACGTAAGAAAATCTTACTACTTTGCGACGATATCAGAATGACATCAGGTATTTCTACAATGGCTAGAGAAATCATATTAGGAACAGCCCATAGATTTAATTGGGTGAATGTTGGTGGAGCTATTAACCATCCAGATCAAGGTAAACGATTTGATCTAAATGCTGATACAAATACAAATGCTGGTATAAATGATGCTAGTGTAGTTTTATATCCTATTAATGGATATGGTGATCCTATGTTTCTAAAACAAATGATCGAAATGGAAAAACCAGATGCATTAATGATGTTTACTGATCCGAGATATTGGATTTGGTTATTTCAAATGGAACATGAAATTAGAAAAACAATGCCTATTATTTATCTTAACATTTGGGATGATTTACCTTATCCAATGTATAATAAGCCATACTATGAATCATGTGATGCATTACTAGCAATTAGTAAGCAAACAGAAAATATCAACCATTCAGTATTAGGACCAGAATTATCAGCTGAAAAAGTGATTAAATATGTTCCTCATGGTATTAATGAGAAAATATTCTTCCCTATCACAACAGAACACCCAGAATATTTAGCATTACAAGACTTTAAAAAACAATTATATGGAAATAAATCGTACGATTTTACTCTATTATATAATGCGCGTAACATACGCCGTAAATCTGTTCCTGATTTAATGCTAGCGTGGAAGATATTCATTGATGAACTTCCAGAGGCACAAGCTAAAAAAACAGCATTAGTATTACATACACAGATTGTAGATGAAAATGGTACTGACTTACAAGCAGTAAAAGATATGTTATTTGGATATAATGAAAAATATAACATTATATTTGATCAAGGTCGCTACCCAGCAAACGTAATGAATTTACTCTATAACGCTACGGATGGATGTGCTTTAATTAGCTCAAACGAAGGATGGGGATTATCATTAACTGAAGCAATGATGTGTGGTAAACCAATTATCGCTACAGTTACTGGAGGAATGCAAGATCAAATGCGTTTTGAAGATGAAAATGGTAATATGATTAAGTTCACTGAAGAATTTGGATCAAACCATAGAGGTAAATATAAAAAACATGGCAACTGGGCTTATCCAGTATTCCCAAGTAACTTATCATTAGTAGGATCAGTTCCAACACCATATATCTTTGATGATAGAGCAGAACCATTCGATATAGCTACTCAAATAACAAATCTATATACGACGAAAACAACATTACCTGAAGAATATACAGAAGAATGTAACGCTGCTAGAGTATGGGTTACATCAGATGAATCAATGCAATCAGCAAGATTGATGGCTAAAAATGTTATTGATGGAATCGAAGAAACATTCGCTAAATTTCAACCACGTCATCGATTTGAATTAATTCAAGTAGAAACTCCAAAACAACCAAAACATTACGTAAAAACAGTTATAGCAAAATAATATGAAACAACTAATATTCATAAGTTGCCCTATAGACACTTATAGTGGCTACGGTGCTCGCAGTAGAGATATCGTAAAAGCGCTTTTAAAATCAGATAAATACGAAGTAAGAATTCTACCACAAAGATGGGGTAATACACCTTTTGGATTTTTAAAAGCAGATAATGCTGAAGATAAACAAATTTTAGATTGTATTTGGAGTCAACCACAACTACCAAAACAACCAGATTTATGGATTCAAATTACAGTACCTAATGAATTCCAACCAGTAGGTAAATTTAATCTAGGAATCACAGCAGGTATTGAAACAACAGTATGTGATGCTAGTTGGATCGAAGGTGTTAATAGAATGAACTTAACATTAGTATCATCGGAGCATGCTAAAAAAGTATTTGAAGGATCAGCATTTGAACAAAGAGATAATAATACACAACAGGTAATCAAACAAATTAAATTAGAAAAACCAGTTGAAGTATTATTTGAAGGAGTTAATACTGATATCTATCAAAAAATAGATGCTGTAAATGATAGTGAAGTTTGGGATATCGTAGAAGATATTAAAGAAGATTTTAACTTCTTATATGTTGGTCATTGGTTGCAAGGTGAATTAGGACAAGACAGAAAAGATACAGGTATGTTAATTAAAACATTCCTTGAAACATTTAAAGGTAAAGGAATAAAACCAGGATTGATTCTTAAAACATCATCAGCTACTTATTCTATAATGGATAGAGATGAAATGTTAGATAAAATTCAAAGGATTAGAGTAATGGTTGGAGGTGAAGATTTACCAAATGTTTATCTATTACATGGTGAATTAACAGATGAAGAAATAAACGAACTATATAATCACACCAAAGTAAAAGCACACGTAACATTTACTAAAGGTGAAGGATTTGGTCGCCCATTGCTAGAAGCATCAATCAGCCAAAAACCAGTAATTGCTCCTAATTGGAGTGGACATATTGATTTTCTTGATGCAGAAATGTCAGTACTACTCCCAGGACAAGTAACTCAATTACACCCATCAGCAGTAGTACCTAATATGCTATTACCAGAAAGTGGATGGTTCACAGTTGATTATAAAAAAGCAGCTGATGTATTAGTTGATGTTTATAAAAATCCTAAAAAATATCTTGATGGGGCAAAGAAACAAGCTTACCGTTCACGTACTGAATTTAGTTTAGATAAAATGAGTGAAAAACTATTAAATATACTAGATATTAAAGTACCTAAACAAGTAGCACTTAAATTACCTCAACTTAAGAAAATTGAATTACCTAAACTTAAAAAGGTAGAAGATGCAAAGTAATACAGGAGCTATAGTTTATACTTATCAAAATAATACATTAAATAATGAAAGAATTACTTATAACATGTCCTAGATGCGAATCAAACGCATGTAGTGAAGTATCAAATGATAAATTAACTGTATGGAATTGTTTTGGATGTGGTTTCACATCCAATTCAACCCTTACAGAGAAAAATATCGAAACTACAGAAGAAACATTACCCGAACTATATAAAGCACTTAGATTTAAGAATGCTGAAGGTTTACATTGGTATCCAACATCTGTAATATTAGATAATAAAGCAATGGTATTTGCTGAAGGTAAAACAATTGAAGATTGGCAGTGGTCAGCCGTACAATCTAAAGACAACAAACCAGACATGTCTACTAAAAAAGAATTCGCAGAACGTGAATTTATGGATGCTTTAGATTATATCGGTTACTTTAATCAAAAATAATGTTATGCCCTCAATTAGTTATGCAATTACAGCGTGTAATGAACATGTTGAATTAGAACGTCTATTAGATCAATTAAATAAAACTATTCGTCCTGAAGACGAAATAGTAGTCCAACTAGATACTACAGCTACTGCCGAAGTTAAGGCGGTAGCTGAGAAGTATAATGTTGGATATAAATGCGATTATCATAGAATATATCATTCTTTAAATAATGATTTCGCATCCTTTAAAAATAATCTTAGTGAACATTGCACACGGGATTATATCTTTCAATTAGATGCTGATGAATATCCACACCCAGAATTAATTGAAAATTTACCTGCTCTTCTTGCACACAACCCAGAAATTGATGTATTTCTAGTTCCTAGAATCAATACAGTAGAAGGATTAACTGAAACTCATATTAAACAATGGGGATGGAATGTAGAGAAAGGTAGAGTTAATTTTCCAGATTACCAATGGAGAATATGGATTAATAAGAAAAATATCAAATGGATAAATAAAGTACATGAACGTTTAGACGGTTTTGGATTATATTGTAATCTACCCCCATTAGATGAATTATGTATATTTCATCCTAAAGAAATTAAACGACAAGAAAAACAAAATCAATTATATGCTAGAATCTAACATAATAACATATTGTATATCAACATATAATAATTTACCTTATTTAAAGTTAGCAGTAAAATCTGTAAGAGAAAATTCATATTATAAAGAATCACCTTTTATCATTCATGCTGAGAATTGTACTGATGGTACTAATAAATGGTTAGAAGAGGTTAAAGATTTATATAATTTAGAAATATATATTGAAAAAAATGAAGTACCTGTTGGGATTGGAGGAGGAATGAATTTTTGCGCTAATAAAGTAAAAACAGAATATATCATGTTTTTGCATTCTGATTTTTATGTAACTAAAAATTGGGATATTGAATGTTTAAAAATTATACAAAAATATCCAAATAAAAAATTATGGATATCCTCTTATAGAATTGAACCCAATATGTTTAATAATTCTTCTTCACGTCCGGGGACTGTTATTGTTCCTCCTGATATGTTTGGAGCCTACCATGATAATTTTAAAATTAAATTATTTGAAGAATGGGCTACTGATTTTAAAAAAATGAATCCTGATATCGAAATTCCAAAAGGAGAAGGTGTATCAGGATTAATTAAAAAAATCGATTGGGGTGAAATAGGAGGAAATGACCCTATATTTGCACCCGCTTCATATGATGATATGGATTTATTTTTAAGGATGTTATATAAAGGGTATGAATTTATATTAACTAGTAATTCACTAGTATGGCATTTTGGAGCAAGAGGTAGCCACCGATTAGAAGAAAATAATGGACACACATCATCTAGACAAAGAGAAGCAGAACAAAAAAATATAAATAAATGGTTGGAAAAGTGGGGTAAAATGCCTATCTTTAATGAATATGGAATGATAAAACAATTTTAAAATATATAAACATGAATAGATTAGATCAAAAATTAAATGTATTGTATAGCACGTCAAGTGATATTAATGAACATCTATACACAATACAAAAATACTCTTCAGAATGTAATACTGTAGTAGAAATGGGAGTTCGAATCCCAGTCTCAACATTTGCTCTGTTAGCAGGAAGACCAAAAAAATTAACATCGGTTGATTTAATTCATCCTAACCAATTTGGTGGTGGTGACGAGCTTTTATTAGTTCAGGAACTAGCAGCAGAAGAAAATATTGATTTTGAATTTATACAAAGTGATTCACTTACTTATAAAATAGAAGAATGTGATTTATTATTAATAGATACATGGCATACTTACAGACAACTTATAAGTGAATTAATAACACATCAAGATAATGTAAAAAAATATATTATATTACATGATACTACAAGTTATGAAATAGAAGACGAAGCAAATTGGGTTCAATCACCAGAACCAAATTTTGTAGGTGAAATAAAACAAGGATTATGGGCAGCTGTTGAAGATTTTCTTTCAAATTTCCCAGAATGGATTATAGAAAAAAGATATATTAATAATAATGGATTAACAATCCTTAAAAGAAGGTAAATATGAAAAATAAAAAAATCTTCATTACAGGAGGAGCTGGTTTTTTAGGGAGGAATTTGGTTAAGCGTTATTACAATGATAATGAAATAACTATTTATTCTAGAGATGAAGCCAAACATTATTATTTAAAAAAAGAATTTCCAAAAATCAACTGTATAGTTGGGGACGTAAGAAATTATGATTTATTAAAACGAGCCTCTGTTAATCATAATATAGGAATATTTGCCGCTAGTCTAAAGCAGATTGAAGCTATAGATCAAAATGTTGAAGAAGGAGTTAAAGTTATTATTGAGGGGGCTATTAATTCAAGACGAGTAGCAGAAGAAAATAACTTTGAAGCAGCATGTTTTATCTCTTCAGATAAAAGTAGAGCTGCTACTACATTATACGGTGCTATGAAGTTTGTAGCAGGAGAATCATTTATAGTTAATGCAGAAAAATCTAATGTAAGATTAAGTACTGCAGTTTATGGTAATGTATTAAACAGTACAGGAAGTATTATTCCGTTAATATGGGATGCCATTAAAAAAGGATATAAATTAAAACTGTATTCTCCTCAAATGACTCGTTTCATGATAGATATAGAACAGGCAATTGATCTAATAGAATATGGATTACAAGTTACAGGTTATAACATTATCCCAAATTTAAAAAGTTTTAAAGTACAAGATTTATTTGAAATTTATAAAGAAGAATTTGGATTAGAATATGAATTAGGAGAACCTCGCATCTCAGAAAAACTTCATGAAATGATGATATCTAAAGAAGAAGTACCTCGTACAATATATAATCCAGAACATGATATATATTATATGCATTATAAGAATATTAATTCAAATAAATTCGATTGGGGAGAGTTTGCATCAGATATTACAGTAGTTAATAAACAAGAATTAAAAACAATTTTGCAACACTATGGATATTTTAAACAGTAATTTACAAGTAGAAAAAATTACAGATCCTTATAATATTTGGGTTATAGATAATTTTTTAAAAGAAGAAGTACTACAGACCATTATTAAAGAATGGCCATCTAGTGAAGATGAAATATGGTATAAAGGTCATACTATGGTAGACGGTAGGACTAATATTTTAGAGCAAGGTATGAGAGGAATTAGTAAAATAGAAAAAATGCCAAAATATATATCGAAAATAATAGATTATCTTCATTCAATTGAATTTACTAATAAACTTGGAAAAATATTAAATATTGATAATTTAGTACCTGATAAAGCAATGAGATGGTCAGGAATGAGAACTATGTTACCTGGTTCATTTCAATTAATACATAGCGATGCTAGAAAATCCCCAGAAACTGGGTTAAGAAAAGAAATTACATGTTTAGTATACTTTAATGAAGATTATAATAAAGATAGAGATGAAGGGTGTTTAGAAATATGGAATGATAATATGACTATTCGTACTCATGAAATTTCTCCATCATTAAATAGATTAGTAGTATTTTTAAATAGTGATACATCTTTTCATGGAGTACCAAATGTAAAATCAGAAAGAAGAGCAATTACCTTTTCCATATTAAGAGAAGGAGAAACAACAAAACGCTCAAAAGCCCTATTTGTAGCTAGACCAGAAGATTCAGAAGAAATAAAAAATGAAGGAATTAAAAGATCTCAAATAAATGATATAAAATGAATATTTTGATTCTAGGACATAAAGGTATGTTAGGTCATATGTTGATAAAATATTTAACAGACCAAAATCATACTATCCATACAATAGATTATAGATTTCCTTCTATAGAATTTAAAGATAAAATTTTAAAATTTAATGGTGATTATATTATAAATGCTATTGGTGCTATACCACAAAAAACAAATTTATTTAATATTAATTATGAATTACCAATTTGGTTATCTCAATATACTGATAATAAAATAATTCATGCTGGAACAGATTGCGAAATAGATAATGATGAATATGGTATTTCAAAACGAATAGCGTCTGATTATATAAAAAAATTTAGTACTAATACTAAGATAATTAAATCCTCTATAATAGGACCTGAATTAGATTCTAAATCTAGTTTATTAGAATGGTTTTTAGATAGTAAAATTGATGTTAAAGGGTATACTAAAGTAATGTGGAGTGGAATAACTACTTTAGAATGGGCTAAACAATGTTTGAATCTAATTAATAATTGGGATAAATTAGAAAAAGAAAATATTATTGAAAGTACTTGTTTATCTAAATATGATTTATTATCTTTAATAAAAGAAATATTTAATAAAAATATTAATATTATTCCTGAAGATAAAATTATTATTGATAAATGTTTAAAAGGAAATATAAGAACACTAGATATAAAAATTCAATTACACGAGTTAAAAAATTACTATTATAATGATTCAATATAACGAATATTTTCAAGGTGTAGCTGAAGTTCAAAAACTAGGTTTTCCTGATATATCAGATACTAGAATACCTTTAGAATATCTAGAAAATAAACAATTTATTTTATTTAGAACATGCCATTCCTATGGTGATTGGGCACTCCTATCAGCAATACCACGACTTTTAAAACAAAAATACCCCGGTTGTATTGTAATAATACCATCTCCAGAATGTATAGGAAAATATTTTGCTCCAGATTCATGGAATTATAAACATAGTAATCCATTTAATAATGTTATAGAAGTATTTAAAAATAATCCTTATGTTGATGGAATGATAGATGAAATTCCTCAAGGTATGCCTATATACCATGATCATTTTAGGATATATGATCCAAATAATGCTGATATTCCTTTAATTCAACAAATGTTAAAATTTTGGAGATTTGAAGATAATGAAATAAAAGATTGTCAACCTGAATTATATTGGGATGATGAAGAAAAAGAAATTGGAAATAATATTATAGAAGAAATATTTAAAAATGAATCTTTTGGATTCCTTTATGTAGATGATATATACTCAGTAGGAGATGGAGTAAATCATAATTGGTACTCAGAAGAAGAAAAACCAGAAAAATTAAAATATAAAAGATCACTAATACAAAAAGAAATAAATAAACATAATTTACCCTGGTTATACTATTCAGGACAAGATTCTTTTATATATAAAACTGATAGTAAAATATTTGATGTAAAAGAACTTAATATTAGTTTACGCATACAACAATATATTAAATCAAAATCGGAATTAATAATAGGCCATCAGGGTGGATATGGAACAGATTGTATGCCTAGGTATACAAAGTGTTATGTTATTCCTTTAACTCCTGGATTTTTAGCAGAACATATATTACTTGGAACAACATATCTATACTAATTTTTATGATAATAGCAACACTAAATCACAATCTACCAGATTTAACTGATAATTTGGTTAAACAACTACAAAGAGATCCTTTATTTGACCAATGTGAATTAATGGTAATTGATAATGGTTCAAAAGAACAATTAGCAAAATCAACAACTCATCAACTAGAAGAAAATATATTTTTTGGAGGTGGACTCAATGTAGCCATAGATTATTTTCTTTCAACAGACCATGATTATTTATATTTTTTAAATAATGATTTAATATTTCATGGTCCTCGATTTTTATCACAATCATTACAAGAAGCAAAAGATTCAAATGCTGCTGTATATTCTCCTTCCGTTATTAATGCTTCAATTGATCAATGTCATTGGAAACAAATGTGGAACTGGGGGAATGGTTTAAGAGAAGTAAAATGGGTAGATTTTCAATGTCCTCTATTACGACGAGATATTTTAGAATTAATTAAACAATATCCCGATGACTTAATTTATGGTTGGGGTAATGATCTTTATACAGGTTGTATCACTGAAAAATATAATCTAAAAACAATAGTATCAGATAATAATACAATCTGTCATTTAAATTCTCAAACATTTGCTCAAAATAAAATTGATATAGGTGTTAGTGAATTCTGTAAGAGAGCAGAAGAAAATATGTTTAATTACTTTAGGAATTCTGAAATGAATTCATTATATTGGGAATTAAGAAAACACGGTGAAAATTATAAAATATAAAATATGAAATTACATTTAGGTTGCGGAACAAAACACCTTAAAGACTATACAAATATTGATATCCGATACCTTCCAGGAGTAGACGAAGTAAATAATATTCGTTTTTTAAGAAACTATAAAGAAAATTCAGTTGATGAGATATATGCTTGTCATGTTCTAGAACATTTTGGTAGATGGGAATATAAAGATGTACTTAAGCGGTGGTTTGAAATTCTTAAACCCGAAGGCCAATTACGTTTAGCAATACCTAATTTCTCTGCAATATGTTCATATTATATTAAAACAGGAGATCTAAAATCAATAACTGGGTTACTTTATGGAGGTCAAGATTATGATGAAAATTACCACTACATTACTTTTGATTATCATAGTTTATCTAATGATTTAAAAGATATGGGCTATAAAACAATATCAGAATGGAATACAGAAGATTATCCAGGAGATGATTTTAGTAAATCATATCTACCACATATGGATAAAAACGGAATATTAATGAGTTTAAATATACTAGCAATAAAATAATGAAATTATTTATAAGTCATATTGATAATAAAATTTTAGAAAAAAAATTAGAATCTGTAAAACATATAGATTTTTCTTTATTTGTAGAAGATATTCCAAAACAGCAAAGTGATTTATCTTCAATAAACATATTACTCTTGTTTGAACCAAATGAATATTTTGGTTTACATGATTGGGCTATCCAAAATCAACATTTATTTCAAGTTATTTTAACATGGAGTGATAAAGTATTAAATAACTGTGAAAATGCTATTTACTTTCCATTTACTAGTACGTGGTTTACTCAAGAACAATATGAAAAAAAACATGAAAAGCGATTTGAGATATCTCATTTATGTGGTAAATTATTAAAAACATATGGACAATCTCTAAGACATGAACTATTAGCTAGAAAAAATGAAATAAAAATACCTACTAATTTTTACGATGTGTATGGAGATAGATATAATGTTGAAGATGCTAAAAAAGGTAAAGAATTTGTATTTGGAAATTCAATGTTTGGAGCTGTTATAGAAAATACTTCTCATAGAGGGTATTTTACCGAAAAAATACTAGATTGTTTTTTAATGAAAACTATACCCGTATATTGGGGGTGTCCAAATATTGGAGATTTCTTTAACAAAGAAGGTATAATTAGATTTGAAAATATAGATGATTTTATTTATATTTCAAATAATCTAACTTCAGATCTTTATTCTCAATATTCTAAAGCAATTGAAGATAATTATCAAATAGCTATTCAAAGTACAGATTATTATTCAAAAATAGTAAGTAAAATAGAAGAAATATTTAAACATAATAATTTAATATGAGCAAAACAAAAGTACTAATTCAAATATTTCCTATGCTTAAGGAAATAGATTATTTAGAAAGAACATTATTATTTTTAAAACAAAATTCTCTATTCATAGATAAAGAAAAATACCACATCATATTAGATGTTACCCTCCCTACCTCAGATTATTTAACAGATTGGGAAAAGTCTATTTTAAAAAAAGATTATTTTATAAATAGGCTTAAAAACATAGAAAAATATTATGGAAACTGGTGTGAATGTCATTTTAATGCAGATGAAAATGTTAAGGGATTATTAGATTGTTTTTTAAATAATTTAAAAAAATACCCTGATATAGATGATATTATTTTACTAGAACCAGATATGATATTTAATCCATATACTCTAAATTTATACCTAGAATCTAGCATTCAAGCTAAAACTCAATCTCCAAATTACATAATTACTGCAGAATATGTTAAGATGTGGGATACTAGTTGGGATATTGTTGTTAATTCTAAATTTTTAAATGAACCTTTTAATTATAGAAATACTCTTGATCCTATAGTTGATACTTATTTTATTACAAATAACGAAACATATTTAAAACCTCTAATATTTAATAATAATAAATATTTTAAATTTGGGGGTGGGTGGTTTACTATGTATTCTAAATCATTTATAGATGAAATAGATTTTCCTAATACCTTGGAAGGGTACGGAGCTTTAGATAACTTTATAATGTATTTTTGTCAAAATAAACCAAATTCAGTAACTCAGTATAAAATTGAAAATTTAATAATCACGGATTATCATAACCATGTAGATTCTTATGATAATTATGTTTATTCTCTTAATAAAAAACAAGATTTATATCAGAAAAATAATGATATAATGATGAATCATTTCAAAAATAAATTTAACTTATAATAGAATAGTTATGAAAAATGTATATGATATAACAAATGAATTTGAAAAACGCCTATCAGATTATACTGGAGCTCCATATGTAGTTACTGTTGATAATCAGAGTAATGCTTTATTCTTATCTCTAATGTATGAGAATGTTAAAGATAAAGATATTACAATTCCTAGTCGCACATATCCTTCAGTACCATGTGAAATAGCACATGCCGGAGCTAAAATTAACTTTAAAAAAACTAAAGGTAAAACTATAAAGGGTGCATATCAATTAGAACCTACTAATATTTGGGACTCTGCACTCTGTTTTACTGCAGATATGTACAAACCAGGAACTCACATGTGTGTTTCATTTACAGGACCATATAAGCATTTTAAGTTATCTAAAGGAGGAGCTATATTAACTGATAGTTTAGAAGCATATTTGTGGTTTAAGAGAGCTAGATATAGCGGAAGAAGAGAATGTTCATATCATGATGATCACTTTGATATGTTAGGATGGAATTTCTATATGATGCCTGAACTAGCAGCTAGAGGAATGTTACTAATGAATCAGTTCTATAATATGGATGGTACCAAAAAACACCAAGACGATTTAGAACTACCATACCCAGATTTATCTAAATTTGAAATTTATACTAAAGCTAACAGATAATGGAAAAGGTATTAATAGGAGCAGGAGGACATGCTCGTGAAGTTAAAGCACATATGGGTGATTCTACTATAAAATGTTTTGTAGATAATACATATTGGAAAGAAAATAATGATTATATATTCCCTTTATCTGAATTTGATCCGTTTAAATATGAAGTAATAGTAGCTATAAGTGATCCTAAAGTTAGATTAAGTATAATTCAAGATTTACCTAAAGAGACTAAATACTTTACCTATATTCACCCTTCGGCACAAATATTATCATACATTGATATAGGTGAAGGTTCATTTATAGGAGCTAATTGTGTTTTAACATGTAATATTAAAATAGGTAAACATGCTTTATTAAATAGATCAGTTCATATAGGACATGATACAACTATAGGAGATTATTTTAGTGCAATGCCTGGAGTTATAGTATCAGGTAATGTAATTATACATGATTGTGTTTATTTAGGTACAAATTCTTCAGTTAGAGAAAAAATATCAATTCATAGCTCAACAGTAATAGGATTAAATTCAGGAGTAGTAAAACATATTGAAAAATCAGGAACCTATGTTGGTACACCAGCTAAAAAAATAAATTTATGATATCATTTATAATACCAAGTTACAATAACCTTAAGCATCTTAAGAATATTTATACGTCTATAAAGAAACATGAACCCGAAGCAGAAGTTATTTTACTGGATGATGGATCAACTGATGGTACATGGGAATGGATTCAAAAGCAAGATGTAATTAAATATAGAAGTGAAGATAGAGTAGGTCATACTATTCTGTATGATAAGGGTATTGAGTTAGCAACCAATGAAGTAGTTGGGATACTACATGCTGATATGATTGTAGGACCTAACTATTCAAAGAACTTACTTAAGCATCTTAAACCAGCCACAATAGTATGTGCAACTAGGATAGAACCACCACTACATCCAGAAGGAAAGGAAAAGATTATTCAAGACTTTGGATTAGATTTCGACACTTTAAACATTTCATCATTTGAAGAATATTGTGACTATGCTCAACAAGAGAATAAAAACAAAACAACGAAGGGAATGTTTGCTCCTTGGATACTATATAAAAAAGATTTTCAAGCTATAGGAGGTCATGACCCTTTATTCGCTCCCTTTCCATATGAGGATTCAGATATCTTTCAAAGATGGATATTAGCTGGATATGAGTTAGTACAAAGCAGAGATGCGTTTGTATATCACTTAACATGTAGAGGACATAGATGGAATGATCAAGTAGGTAAGGATGATGATTACTATAAAGTAGTATCAGCTAAAGCAGCTAGAAACTATTTACGTAAGTGGGGTAGTTGGATTAAGAATGATGAATATCAATATCCTATAATATTACCTAAATATAACATTGTATTTGCAATTAAGCAATGTAATTCGCAGTTACTAGAAGTATTAGAACCATGGTGTGACAGAATATATATTGAAAATAATATGCAACTATTAATGTTGCAATATATAGATAAAGAACAACCTAATACTAAATTTGATCTTAAAAAACGAGTACTAATATTAGAAAATAATGATCCTATAGGTGAAAATGATATTGTAATTGAATTTAATGCTACTAAACTAACAAATGATAATTTTCAATTAATTCAACAACTACCTGAAATCATACAGAGCTCAGGAGAAATAGGAACATTTGAATTAGATATATTTAAAATAACAATTAACAGTTTAGAAACGTACGAGCAAAATTTAATATATTTATGTGAGAAACACTAAATATATGGCTTCTTCTAGACAACGCACCGTCACCGCTCAAAAGTTAGGTAGAATTATAACATTAGGAGAAATTGAGTCTGAATATGTTAATAGTGTTATACAGTTAATATATGAGATTAATGAAGAGGACGGTAGAAAAACGCAAGTAGAACCGATAAAACTAATAATTAACTCATCTGGTGGAGATGTGTATCATAGTTTTGCTTTAGTTGATGTAATTTCTAACTCACTTACTCCAATATATACAATATGCCACGGAATGGCTATGTCAGCTGCGTTAATAGTATACGCAGCTGGACATAAGCGATTTGCAAGTCAACGAGTAACATTCATGTATCATGAAATAGCATGGGCAGTACAACAAGAAAAATTACAATACCATTCACAAGAGGTGAAAGAAGGTGAAAGGCTGTGGAAGATATATGATGATTATCTACTTTCTAAAACCCAATTTACCGAAAAACAACTATCAGACGTTATAAATACGCGTAGTGAATGGTATTTTGATGTGGAAACAGCACATAAGTACGGATTAGTAGACGAAATAATTTAATATTTATACATAAATAACAATAAATAAAAAATAGCACAATTGATTAACGAAGCAAAAAGATTTCAAAAATTAGCTAATATTCTTACTGAAGCAGTAGAAGTACCAACATGGTTAGCAGGTAAATTAGAAGATGTCCATACTAAACCAGGTCAGGGTTCTATATTTGCTAAATCTGTTAGTGATGTATTAAAATTAGCACAAGAAGCCTTAGATAAAGAACCAAATATTGATAAAATTGCTAATAGTACAGGTACATTAACAATTAAATCCTCAGGTATTGGATATAATTTAGTATTACCTATTGATAAAGCTAAAGCATTACCTGGAGCAAAAGAGAGTGAAGTAGAAAAAGTTGAAGGTCCTAATAAAATAAAAGTACCTGCAGTTACAACTACGGCTTCACTTACACAATTTAAAACAGATGAATTAACAGTCATTGTTCGCCCTAAAAAAGACGAAAGTGGAGCTGTAATTCCAAATGAGTATATTGTATTATCAGTATTCCCTGGTGATCCTAGTATTCCTAGAGCATCAGAATGGGGAGGTAAATATGCCGTAGTTATTCCGGGTGATAAAGAAGAAAATATTGAAAAAGCAGTAACTGAAGCTTTAAAAAAATATCGTATATCGTTAAAAGAAAATGAAAATATTGATATTTCTGAGAATAAATTTGATCAAATATTAGATGATGCTTGGACAATTGCTTTAGATGCACATATTCCTGAGGAAGATCCTCAAGGTTTCTTAGATAATGTTAATTTTATTGCAGACAGAGAAATAAAAGCAATTAATCCAAATTATTCTGTTAATCATGTACATTATCATGGTGGAAAAATTGAATTTAATATACATGATAATAATACTGAAAAAACAATTATAACAAATACCAATTATTCTTTATAAAAATAACTTTAAATAAAATCAATGGCAGACATTAAACCAAAACTGAAAATATCAGTTAATAAGAACCCTACAAAAGAAGGTGTTAAAGTTCAATTCGTATTACCAGAAGCATTAGAAGGTGATGCTAAAGCAGAAATGACTCAAAAATTACAATCTAGATTGAATGGTGGTTTATCTCAATATAACCTTACAGTATCTCAAGATACTGATGTTCCATATAGTAACGTTATAGGATTCTTAATTCCAATAGCTGACATTAAGTTATTAATTAAGAAAGCTATTACAGGTGGTGGAGCTGAGACTAGTCCCGAAGCGATTTAACTTTAAAAACAATCGTTATGACTAAAACTCGAAAAATGAGAAGAAAGATTCCTGTATTTAAGATAAATATGAAACCGGGTGCTAGTTATTCTCAAATAGCAGAAATACCTGAATTAAAGCAGGTAATAATGGAAGAAACCATATTTGCTATTGCTGACGGTATGAATAAAAATAAAAAAATCATATCTTTATTTGAAGTGGCAGAATCAAATTACTATATTCAATTAGATAAAAATAATTGGAAACCAGCATTATCTACAGCTCTTGAGTATTATATAGAAAAAGAAGATTGGAAGAAATGTATTGAATGTCGAGATTTAATAAAAAAATTATAAGTTATGGAAGATAATGAAGGTCATGTAAAAGGAATAAAAAAATCAGTAGAAGATATTATAGGATCTGCAACATCAATAAAACTCAAACGCAAGTCAGGAGTTGATTCTCAAAAAGAAAAATTTGAAAAAATAATTTTATCTTTAGAAGAATTAGATGTTAGATCATTAATATTGGGAGGTGATTTAGGATTAGATTTCACAGCATATGATGAGAAATTCTACGCCGTTATAGATGCTATATTTCAACTTCACTTTAGTAAAGAAATAAATGAATTAATATTCTTCTACTTATATGAACGTATTAATGAAGATGGTTCATTTAATAAAGTAGTGGATATTGATGGAGTTGAAATAGAATTAAGTAGTCCTTCAGATTTATGGGCTATTATTCAAGCAATGGAAGAAAATTCTAAAAAGAAAAAGTAATGCCCGCCGCTAAAACATTCACTAAATCTCAAATTGAGACGGCTATGCGCTACACTAAGAGTGTAAGAGCAGCAGCTAAGTATTTAGGATGTTCATATCAACACCTTAAACCGTTTATGAAAACGCTTAGAGTTGATGATAGTGATCCTAATTCACCCACTTTATTTGAGACTCATAAAAACCAAAACGGTAAAGGTATTCCTAAATTCCTACCTAATAGACGTAAGGAACCAAACGTTAAGAATATTATACTAACTGGTACTGGATGGGAATCATTCACTCCTGAGAAGATTAAGGTAAGATTAGTGGCTGAAGGTTACTTAAAAGATGAATGCTATACCTGTGGATTTAATGAGCGTAGGGTAACTGATTATAGAATACCACTATTATTAAATTTTAAAGATAATAATAGATGTAATTATCTACTTGATAATTTAGAACAATTATGTTATAATTGCTATTATCTATACATTGGAGAAGTATTATCACCAAATCAAATACGCCACATCGAAGATAATCAAACAGTATTAGCTAAACCACATGAGTGGAATTTAGATGCTGATCAATTAGATAATATGAGAGCTTTAGGATTAATAGATTAATTTAGAAATGGCAAAATAAAAATCGTATATTCAATTATAAATAAAAACAAAAACAATGGCACAATTTTTTCAAGTTAAAGTTCAATTTAGAACAGAAGACGACAAAGGTAAAATTAAAAAAGAAAACGTATCGTATTTAGTAGATGCAATGTCAGTAACAGAAGCAGAAGCTAGAACAGTTCAATATTTAAATGCACGTGGTGAAGAAGCATTTGAAGTTAAGGCAGCATCTGAATCTAAGATTGCTCAAGTAGTAATGATAGACGTGATAGAAGAGGTAAAATAAAAATCGTATATTTAATTAAACAAAAAACAATAAAAATGAAAAAAGCAATTTTAGCAGTACTAGTAGCGAGTGTATTTACAGCGTGTAATGACACCACAACTACAACAACAACTACAGACTCAACCAAAGTCGATTCAACAGTAGTAGACAGTACAAAGGTAATTACTGATTCAGTTAAGTAATTGGAGCCGTTAAGCGTCAGGGGGTCTAGCCTGCGAAGACTACGTAACGAAAGGTCTTTTATTATATTGTAGGATGGTGAAATGCTTTAGAGCTCGGCATACACACCCCTTCGTCTCAGGGGCGCAGATAACGAGATAGATAAATAGTATGGGTTGACCACACGCTTGCAAGCATTGAGTGCTATTTATCGAATTGCTGCTTGAAGGTTCAACTCCTTCTCCTACAGCATAAGCCGAAGTAGCTCAGTTGGTAGAGCAACTGATTTGTAATCAGTAGGTCGCTAGTTCGACTCTAGTCTTCGGCTCAACAATTGCCTGAGTGTTGAAATAGGTAGACAAGACAGACTTAAAATCTGTTGAGTAGTAATGCTCGTGCCGGTTCAAGTCCGGCCTCAGGTACAGTTCATTGATAATATGGGGGATGTATGGCATTTGATCCGTATGAGATTGGTTAGTATACACGCAGAGACATGGTATTCGCTCTCTTTAATCTCGATACAAAAACCTTAAACGACAACAAAAATTCTCGTCAAGAAATCGGTGCAACTATTATCAACATGGCATTTGCGAATGCTAATGTAGCTATGGCTGCCTAGTATCTACGGATACTTTCTTTCCCTGGCAACTTGGGTGAAACGGTAAGTTGCAACATTACGTTTTCTTGGTTATCGTAAAACTAAGTGGTGGACTGTTACCAATCGGTAGCCCAGACTACTAATCAGAATGATCGTACCAGTCTATTGAGGTTCATTACTATCATAGAACGAACAATTCAGATTGACCTACGGTGCAGATACTAACGAGGGTTCATCCTCTTGATTAGATCAGTACTAAGCGTGTGAGAAGCTGTACTAATTGGTACTTACGGAGACCAGGGTTCGACTCCCTGATCCTCCACAACATTGACTTTTAGCTCAGATGGTTAGAGCGTCTGACTCATAATCAGAGGGTCGTTGGTTCAAGTCCGACAAAGTCAACAATACAAGGTAGTATAAGAGCGGACGAATTCCGAAAGGATAAGGTTACAAAGCCCTGCCACACCGCAATGAGAGAGTCATTGGTACTACTTTTTTAAATTACTAGTCCTCTATCTGGTACCGGATATGAATCGAAGATAGCATCCGCTTCCCATAAGAACAGCGCGCTTAGATAGCTCCGAATCGTCAGTCGGCACTGTTGGCAACTCAGGGGGTACAAAAGTTGCAAATAGTCAGGTGGGTGTAATGAGGGATGGTGCCCGACTCCATTAATGGTTGCTTATCCGGTTCGAGTCCGGCCCTGACTGCTAAGAAAAAGTATGAAAGAAGATACAGTAATTACAATCTATAGTAAAAGATCGAATAGGTATTGGGAGTGCTCTTATGGTGCATTTCTAAAAAACTGGTCTAAGTACGGTTGGATTATTGTAGATTAAACATAGTCAGGTGGCGTAAATGGAAACGCCCCACCATAGTAGGTGGGAGATGTAGGTTCGATTCCTATCCTGACCGCGCAAAAAACTATTAGGTGAAGTTTCCTTACCACGACAAATTCGTCCACTGTGACTATATCGTATGGGTTTTTGATACCTACTTTAATTTAGATATGAAAAAAATTTGGAGAGTATGGGCGAAAGCCTTAGGAGAAAAAGCAGGAGCTACTGATAAAGAATCAGATACGATAGCTATTATCAGAACTCTGATAGTACTAACCTATATAATAACAAACATATGTATTATAGCAGGTATAATTAGACATTGGTAATACTGTGATATGGTGTAACGGTAACACTACAGATTTTGATTCTGTCATCTCTAGTTCGAATCTAGGTATCACATCCACTTAACAAATACGTGTGTAGTTCAATTGGTAGAACACTGCTCTCCAAAAGCAGTAATGAAGGTTCGAGTCCTTACATACGTGCCACTAGTAATAATGACACGCACGGCACTCTGGAATGTATGCATGCTGAACAGACAATGCGAACGATGAAGATAGGATACCTCACAGTGCGTAGGTAAGTTTCAAAGCCTGTCACTAGCTTTAAGAGCAACCAGCAATGGTTGCTCTCTTTCATCATATTTATATGTGAACATTAAAATTAAAACTATGAGCTTCAAACAATGGATCATCGATCTGTTCAAAGATGAACGTGGATCAACTTCAATCAAACCATTAATAGCATTTATAGGATCATTATGTTTATGTGTAACTATGACGATTACTTCGGTAACCGTTAAGGACTTTAAACCTAGCGATGTACTGGTAAATGCAGTAATGATTATAACAGCGATTGGAATGGGTGCTGATAGCCTAGATAAATTTTCAGTTAAAAATAAAGAAACACCACCTGAAGATAAATAATTTGGTTATGGCAAAATAACTTAGTATATTTAGGTTATGAAAAAGTTATTAAGATGGTGGAGATGGGAAGGAAAAGACCTACATAGAGAAATCTATACAGGTATTAAAAATATAATCCGTTGGTTTCCAGTTATTTGGAAAGACAGAGATTGGGATGATCATTATATCTGGGAAATATTAAAAACTAAGTTACGAAACCAAGCTGAGTGTATTGGTAAGAATGGTCATCATGTCAATGCCGAAAGAGATGCTGAGCGAATGATGTTATGTGTTAGATTAATAGATAAAATCCAAAGCGAATACTATCAGTCAGAGTGTATGGATTATTGTATCGATGAACTCCATTGGGATAATATAGAAGACAAACCAGATTATGTACAACTACGTATAGAAAAAATATCAGATAACTTTCAAGATTACTTCGATAAGTATAGGTTAACCTATATAGACGTTATGACTAGACCTAAAGATAAACTAATCTTTAGCAACAATTCAAACATGCATATAGCAATGAATATAGCTAATATCAATGCCGATAGAGCAAAAACACTATTATTTAAAATCTTAAATAAACATATAACATCATGGTGGGACTAACACATATAAAAGAACATTTAGCCGTTATAGGAATTATTATTCTAATATTAGCTCCAATAGCTTGGGCTTGGACTTGCGGAATTGATAGTATGCACCGAGAACACCCAGACTATAAAGGAGAAGATTTCCTTGGCGAAGAAAAAGACGTAGATTCATCAAAATTAAAATAATGAAACAATACATTAATCCACTATTAAGAGTTGCTACGGTTGCTATGTTACTATATGTAATATATAATCAATCAGAGAACATCAAAACGCTAAAAACTAGTAACGCATCAATTCAGTATCAGTGCGATTCATTAAAGAGTGAAATCTTCGTAAAGGATATTGACATACAAAGATATGGTATTATAATTGATAGAGCTAATGAAGATCCTAGATGTAATAAAGTATTAGATAAACTATTTAACGAAACAGAATAACAATGGCAACAGCAACACTAACATTCGACCTTACTGATCCAGATGATCTAATAGAACACAAACGCTGCATTAAAGCAATAGATGTATGTCTAGCTATATGGGATATGGATCAATATCTCAGAACAAGAATTAAGTATGAATCCGATACGATGACAAATGAAGAATGTGGTGCTTATGAGACTATGAGGGATAAGCTAAGAGAGATCTTGGAAGAGAGAAGTATATCGTTTGACGAATTAATAAACTAAGTTATGACAGCAGTAGAATGGCTACTTCAAGAAATGGGAAAGCTTAGCAATGGTCAACCCACAGAAGCAATGATACTGTATGCTAAGAAGTTAGAAAGGCAGCAAAGAGAAGATGCTTTTAAAGAAGGTGGTGAAGCAGTATCAGATTATTTAAATAGAGAAGCTTGCCGCCAGTTAGGTATTCTCCCATATACAAAAATTAAATAATATGAAAACAGGAACATCAAGTTTAATGGACAGTCATTTAGTAGATTTTACTAATCCAAATGCAAATAATATAAAGAGTAGTTCAACTACATCTAAAAAAGTTATTAGAATAGATGACATCAACGAAGAAGTAGATGAACTAATAAGACAGAATGAACTTACATCTTCCCAAACAGAAACACAAGGTTATATCTGTCCTGTGACAAAAGTACAATGTGATGACGAATGCTGCACAAGTCCAGAAAATTGTAACATAGACAACGAAGAATTTATACATCCAATATCAGCAGATTGTGAAGAAGTAAAAAATTGGGATAATTTCGTAGAGGAAAAAAATAAGGAATTATATTACCTAAAGCAAGTTATGAATCCATACCCAACAGGTTCTCCATCTTACTATACATACGAGAAAGGATTTATAGAAGGGTACAAAAAAGCACAATATACCCAAACAGAAATATCAGATGAAGAAATAGAGAAAGCGGCTAATAAATCTGCATTAGGTGGTTACGCATGGCAAAAGGAAAAAAGAAAATCATTTAAAGAAGGTAGTAAATGGTATCGTGATTCTATGGTTAATCAAGTCGGCTCTAAAGAGATAATTCAAGCATATAAAGAACACTTAAAAAGATAAATAATGGATTTAACATCAAAACAGAAAGCGGTTCAGTTAGTAATTCAATACGATGAGTTACTAACCTATTTAGAAAGCAAAGCAAAAGCAAAAGAATGCGCAATCATGGTAGCTAATGCCATAAAAGAAGAAACGGTGGATAACTACGATACCATACACTCAATGGATAGGTTATCTTACTGGACGGAAGTAATAGCAGAAATAGGACAATTATGATAACAGTAAAAGAAAAAGCAGCAGAGTTAATAGAAACTTTTTATTATCCTACTTTAAGATGGGCATTCATTCATGCTAAAGAATGTGCTGTAAAAGCAGTGGATGAAATTATTAAGAGTAGAAAGGAAGATAAAGGATTCAATGATATATTATCTTTTAGAAGTAATGAATATTATAATCCTAATCCAATGTATTTAACCTACTGGGAGCAGGTAAAAGAAGAAATTAAAAATTTTACACCAAAATATCCAGATTAAAAAATGACACTACAAGAGGCTATAACCGTATTAACAATACACCAGCAATGGAAAAAGGGTGCTAATTTGCCAATGTTAGAACCTAAAAGAATAACCGAAGCCATTGATATTATCCTTGAAAATCATTTACATCAACAATTTAAAGAAGCTAAAAATGAAAGGGGTATTAAATAAAACAGAACGTGGGTGGGTTGTAAGTTATAGAACAGATGATATGAATATTGATTCCTACGATAATTTGCCATTATTCGCTAATAATCAAATTAGTCTTGTAGATATGGAGCAAGTTGAATTTGAGATAATTGAGTTACCTAAATGGCGTGACAGTGCTAAATATGCTAAAATAATTAAATAAAATACTATGAAAGGGACATTAAAAGAAACAAAAGCAGGGTGGTTTGTATGGTACGACGTACTAAAAGACGAAGTAACAACTGGCTACGATTCTCTCCCAGTACTCCAATTAGAATTTAGTGTAAGTGAAAAACAACCAATCATTCCATTAGAGAACGATAAGCAAGTAGAGTTTGAAATAGTGAGATATTGTCCTTATCATAAATGTAGTCCATCTGAACCAAAAGGATGTACAATCGATTGTGCATACACTGAAGTTAAGTATGCTAAGCTGATAGAGAAGAAGATTGTACCAGATCAAACATTCCTCATGAAAGATAAGAACGGTATCTTCTATGAAATGTCTGCTAAAGAAAAAATGGCATCTTCTATGAAAGTAAAAACCAACGAAGAAAGATTTGATGAATTTATAGACTCAGTAAATCAACCTCCTTATCCTGAATTAGAAGGAACGTTGGAAGTCTGTAAAGATATCATTAACTTTAGAACATCAGAGATATCAGATGAGGAGATTGAGCAAGCATGTTGGGAACATTTTACTGATGAATATGCTGATATGTGGTCAGAAAGACTTGCCTTTAAATTAGCCTGTAAATGGTATAGAGAACAATTAAATTTAAGAAAATGAAACAATGGTCATCGCCTAATGCAAGGTACTTTACAACACATTTCATTGCAGGAGCAATTGGAGCACTAATATGTGTATTTTTACCTGATTCTAAAAGTAAACCTGATAAAAAATATCCTGTAGAAATAACTTTAATTATGGGGTCAGGTTATATGTGCATGGATGCTGATTCAGTAGTTGGTAATATGGCATATAGAGATGGTATTAAAATCAAATTAGATAACGTAGCTTGTATAAAATTTAAGTAATATGCCACCAATACCACCCCCACCTCGACAACCTAAAACAAAGAGTACTATGACACCATTAGAAAAAGCTCAACGACTATACCGAGACGCATACATGAGATGGTGCTATGAACCATCACATAATAAAAATGTATTAATAGCTAAAAACATCTGCGAATACATCTGCAACGAAGTATTAGGAGATATGGGTGCTGATAGAGGATACGCATTCTGGACTGAGGTAAAACATATCCTAAACACTCACACACATGAAGAATTAAATAAACAATTATGAAAATAGCTATAGCAATTATACTCTGCATATTAGCCAGTATATTATCATTTATACAGCTACAGGGACAAATGGCTTGGAAATTTCCAAAAGATAATCCATACATAATGATGTTACTCGGATTACCAATATCGTTAGTATTCATTAATACAACAAAATTATTCAATGAACACTTTGGAACTAATTGGCCTGGACGTTTAATTGGGTTTGGAGTTGGAATTATAATGTTTACAATAATGAGTTGGATAGTATTTAAAGAACATCCAACACCTAAAACACTAACATGTCTATTATTAGCGTTTGGAATAGTAGTAATACAAATATTTGGAAAATAAAATAAAAAATATGAGTAAAGAAATGAATAAAGACGCAGTAGGAAAGTATTTCATTATCTCCAATCTAGGATTTGGAGACTTCATGAAAGATATAGATGGTAACATAAAGCTATACGATACTCTTGATGATGCTCATGGCTCAGCAGGGATCAATGAGCTACATGATACCTTGATCTGTAAAGTAGAATGGAATCATTTAGAATCGGAAGAGTTTCAAGACTAAAACAAAACACATGAACGCATTAGATAAGCAATACCAAGCACTACTTCAAGACATTATCGATAACGGAATACATAAGCTAGATCGTACTGGAACTGGAACTAGATCACTATTCGGTAGACAGATTCGTCATTCAATGAAGGATGGCTTCCCACTTCTTACTACCAAGAAGATGGCATGGAAGTCAATCATGGTAGAGCTACTATGGTTCCTACGTGGCGATACGAACATTAAGTTCCTAGTTGATAACAACTGCCACGTTTGGGATGGGGATGCTTATAAGGCCTTTCAGGCTCGTAACGGTAAATGCTATTGCGGTCATACAACGACTTGCGATTGTGGAGATATCTTGCAGAGTGAATTTATTGAACGAATTAAAACCGATGATAAGTTTGCAAAGAAGTGGGGGTCACTCGGCAAGATATACGGGCATCAATGGCGCAAATGGGGAGAAAGAGAGCACGATTCAATATCTAATGAATATGTTATTGGAGTAGATCAGATTCAGAATTTAATTAAAGAAATTAAAACAAATCCTGATAGTCGTAGGTTAATGGTTAATGCGTGGAATGTAGGTGAGTTAAACCAAATGATTCTTCCACCATGTCATTACGGCTTTCAAGTTTATACAAGAGAGCTGAGTATGAGTGAGAAGGAACTTTGGTATAAAAATAATAATAATAACTCAAAATTTCCTAAAGGAGCAATTTCATTAATGTGGAATCAAAGATCAGTGGATACCTTCCTTGGCTTACCTTTCAACATAGCAAGCTATGGCTTACTACTGGAGCTTATAGCTAAAGCAGTTGACATGGTTCCTGATGAGTTAATTGGTAACTTAGGTGATGTACACTTATATTTAAACCACTACCAACAAGCAAAGGAGCAAATTAGTAGAGAGCCATTTGAGCTACCTAAATTAAATATCAATACGGAGTTCTGGATGACTGAAGGTGGTTCATGTGGCGAAGGTCCATTAAACGCAAGCGCTATATTCGATTCATTTACAGATGATAATTTCTGTAGATGCTTACTGGAGAATGATATTCAACTATACGATTATCAGTCACATTCAAGTATTAAAGCACCACTATCAAATTAAAAATATGAAATACGAAGTTTGGTATAAAAGAATAGCAGATAATACAGTAGAGAAATGTATAGCTACTGTTAATGATGAAAATGATGCTTACTGGGTATGTGATGCATTATATTCACATGATAGTGAAATAGGAGAAGAAGATACATCGGAATACTATGTAAAAGAAGTTGGAAAGTCAAAGTAATTATCGTATCTTTAGTTAAATAAATTAAGTTATGAGTAGTATTATCAAAGGAAATGTAAATTGGGCAAATCAGGAAGGTATAGTAAAACCTGATAAATTACCTAGTAAAGGTGAAAGTATACCTGATGATGAAAAGTTTAATGCTATTAACGATCTGTATAAGGAAAGTAAGTTACTCAGACAAAAAAGTGGAAACTTATATGAAGTATGCCCTTCATCAGAATTATCAAGTTTCATAGCATTATTAGATTCAGCAAACCATATTGTTAATAATATGAGTAGAGAACTTGCCTATAGACTTCAAGAAGAAGGTGGAGCAATACTTATGACTAAGAAAAAGAAAAAATAATGAAAATAGTTGCAATCAGTGATACACACAATAGACATAAACATCTAACATCAGTTGGAATGGGAAATATACTCCCTGATGGTGATTTACTAATTCACGGAGGTGACTTTAGTGGTATGGGACATAAAGGTGAAGTAGAATCATTCTTAAAATGGTTAGTTCAACAAGCACCTCGTTACACACATGGTATTGTATTCATAGCAGGTAATCACGATATATCATTTGATCCTAAATATGGTGAGTATGATATACAAGATGAATTAGGAATAGGACCTAAACAGAAACCGCTTTGGCTTAGAGGACTGTTAGCAACATTACCAAGTAATGTTCGTTACTTAGAAAATAGTGATGTAACGATTGATGGAGTTAAAATATGGGGTTCACCTATTACACCTTGGTTCAATGGTGATAAATGGGGATTCAATAGACATAGAGGTGATGATTTAGTAGAGGTATGGAAACAAATACCAATGGACGCTGATGTAGTTGTAACACATAGTCCAGCAGCATATAAGCTAGATTATGTACCTCGCAATGCTGAGTATACAGGATGTGAAGGATTAAGATATCGACTTGGAGAAGTAAAACCACTAATTCATATCTGTGGTCACATTCATGAAGCGTACGGATACGACTATGATTATACTGAGTCTGAAACGAGTATAAATTATTTCAATGCTAGTATCTGTAATCACCAGTACGAACCTGTGAATAAACCATGGGAGATTGAGGCTGACTTTAATCTAAGAAAAATAAGCGGTAATTTTATTTTATAATATGGTAAAGTTATATTCTAAATCAATAGATGTAACGTCTAAGCTACTAAATCTGTGTGTTAAATTACGATTGTGGAAGGCAGCTAGAATTATATTAGATTTAAGAAAAAAACACATAGTTATTAAGTTAAGAAAAAAATTAAGTTATGAAAAAACAAACACAACAAGAAATGATCGATGGTATTATTGATCATTTTGATTTTAATAGAGTTATGACAGCAATGGATGCTCTGAATTGGAGATGGAGTGGAATGAAAGACACACCGACTAAACAAGAACTAATAGATAGTGCCTCAGAAAGATTACATAGCGCTATTGAACAGGTTCTTAGTCCTGATAATAAAGAACATAGAGATATTGGTTGGATTAGCGCTAGTGGTGGTTTTCAAGCTCGAGCTTGGAAAACTAAAAAGAATAACTTAGCAAAGCTTAAATTAGAATTCATAGTATCAGAATGGGATGAAGAAAGAGATTATTAATACTTAAAATAAAATAAATGAAAAAATTACTATTAACAGTACTAACCTGTTTTACATTATCATTAGTAACAAACGCTCAATCATTTGTTGGACATTATATTAATGTTATCAAAAGAAACAAAGTAACTAATAAATTAGGAGAATGGGAAGAAACTAATTTAAATGTTATATTTAGTGGCAATGCTAAAGGGGATATAATATTCTATTATCCTTCAGGTGAAGTAGAACGCTATTATAAAATAACAGATATATTCCATGGTACTACAGTCAATAATCTCAAATATAGATACATTACTACCGTTAATGAAAAAAAAGATACAGTTATGATGCAACTATATAATAATGGAGTATTTAGAGTACACTATAGTAAATATATCTTAGAGTATCATAGTGACTATAGTGAAGATAATTAAAATGGCAAAATAACTTTTGTATATTTAGTGTATGTTAAAAGCAATAATTAAATGGAATAGTGGTCACTTGGCTCTATTATGTTCAAGTTGTAGAAAAATTATTAAGGTTGGATATGAATTCACTGAAGAAGAATCTTTATTCGCTGGAGGTAAAGGTCATCTAGATCCACAACATTGTGATGAATGTATTAATAAACTAAAACAATTAGAGTTATGAGTGGAGGACATTTTGATTATAACCAACATAGAATTGGTTACATAGCAGATGAAATTAAAGAACAGATTGAAAGGAACGGTAGACCAAAGACGAGAGAGGAAATGAAAGATGAAGGATGGCGTGATGAAAATTGGTATGTAAAGTATCCTGAAGATCTAAACTGGCCAAAATTTTCTCCTGAGGTATTAGATAAGTTTAAAGAAGCTCTCTATTATCTAGAACGAGCACAAATATATGCTCAAAGAGTAGATTATTATCTATCAGGAGATGATGGTGAAGAATCATTCCTAAGTAGATTAGAAGAAGATTTAAGTAAACTAAAATAATATTTATGACTGTACAAGAACTAATAGAAAAGCTACAAACAGTAGATCAAACAGCTAGTGTATTTGTTGGTGGATATGAAGGTGGTCTTCATGACATTAAACCAACATTCTTTGTTGAGGATGTTAGGTTAAATATAAATGATGAAAGTCAATGGTATTATGGTCCACATGAATTAGATAGAACATATGATGAATCCACTAATGAATTAGTAAAAGGTATTATAATAAGTTAAAATATAAATTATGTCATATTCAAGATGGTCGAGTTCAAGATGGTATACGTTCTGGAGAACAGATGGATCTTCCGATTACGGCTTTCCAACAGAGAAGCGTAAACGAGCTCAAGTATTTGAGATATGTGACTTCCCTAGTTACCAAATAACTTATGGTGAATTAGTAGATAAAGGTGCATATACTGTATTAAGAGAGGTTAAAGCATTCTACTCCAAACCACATACTGAAGAAATTAATTCATATAACCAAGATGAATATGAAACTGAATACTCAGATACACTATTTATAGCTAAAAATCCAACTGGACCAGAATTAGTAGAATTATCAGGTTATATAGCTCAATTTCAAAAAGATGTAGATGAAGCGTTTACTTTAAAAAGTTACTTAAACGACATATGGCACTTAAAAATTAAAAGAAGTATCATTAATTTATTTAAAAATTAAGTTATAATATGAAAACAAATTTAAAAGCAGCTGGTATCACATTATTGATTTTATTAATAATTGTAGGATTTATATATGGTTTACTATTCTATACAAGCATAATGGTTCCAATTGGGATGTGTATATCGGGAGCGGTTATTGTGGTATGTATCTTTAATATGGTAAAACTTACTTTACTTAATGATCGGCAAGATTAATTTTGTATATTCAATTATGAAAAAAAGTAAAAAAGAACCACTTGAACGTAAATGGTTTATTGTTATGAATTCACAATTAGAATATTTTGCTGGGTTATTATATGGTGGGCAAATAGTATGGTCTAGAGACTATGATGATGCTAAACCATTAGATTTAGAATCAAAATTCATTACTTTAAAGAGTATGAGTTATGGCGAAGAACTTATCTTAGATTACATAAAATAAAAGTTATGACACCAGTTTATCCAAAAGAACATCCTGAACGTAGACAAGAAGTACTAAATAAGTTCTATAAGCAAGTTAGAGAAACAAGATGGGATACACCTGAAGAGAAACCTATCTCCCTTCGTGGTCGTAAGCCTAAAAAGATAGAATTACCTGTAATCAATCAATTACCTCAAACTAAAAGTACTAAAATCAAAGATAGATATAATTGGTTATAAAAGGCAAGACTAATTTTGTATATTCAATTAAATAAAAAATAAAGCTATGAATATTAACGTTGATATTGATATAGAGGATATGTTATATGAAATGTCTAAAAGGGAAAAACAGCAACTAGCAGATGATCTCTATAACGATGGATATATACCTAAGCCATTTCAAAATGAAGCACATAGATACACAGACGATTTTAGTGATGCTTGTAGAAAACTAATAGGTCAAGCTTGGCGATTAACTAGAGAAGAAGAAGAATATATTATTAACATATCAAAACGATTTTAATATGGGACAAGGTAAACGAAAGGATCAAATAGATTCAAGTGAACGAATAGCTGATATTTGTATTATAGTTTGTGGTGTATCACTACTTATAGCTATACTAATTAACTTATTAAAATAGGCAAAGTAAAAATTGTATATTTATTTCAAATAAAAAAATTATGACTACTAATAATAATAATAACTTACAATTGAAATGGGATTGTTTGATGATTGAAAGAATGGTTAATGATTTAGTGTTAAAAGGTATACATAAGAATGAAGATTTAGTTGCTGCTGTAGATGAATTCTATCCACCAACTACTGAATTTGAAATGGAACACTACTCAGAAGCTATTATTTATGCTAAATTATCATTATTAAATTAGGCAAAATAAAAATCGTACATTCACCTCGAACCAAAAATAAAATAAAATATGGCTATTCAAACGAAAGATCAAGCGCAAGGTAAAGTAGATAAGAAATTAGACAGAGTATTGAATAAGCCTAAAAAGATTGTTCCATTGATGGAACGTAATTTTAACGATTTAGCTACATTGGAAGAACAATTTGAGTGGTTAAAACGTAAGCAACGCCAAAAAGATAGGGAGGCAAAATAAAAATCGTACATTCACCTCGAACCAAAAAATAATAAGTTATGTCAAACGAATTAAATTCAACCGCAGTAATGTCTAACAACAGTTATTCATTAGATCAAATCAAGTCAATAGCTCCATCAGTGTTTACTGTTGATAAAGCTGCTCATTTAACGGATAAGTATATCCAAACTCCAACATCCCGTGTTGTAGAGGATTTAATGGCTTTAGGATGGCAAGTAACTAAAGCACAAGAAGTTAAAGCACGTAAAGGTAAAGGATTCCAAAAACATATGGTTGTGTTTCGCAACCCAGATATTATGATTAAGGGTAAAGGTGGTGATGATTCATTCCCACAAATTATATTAACTAATAGTCATGATGGTAAAGCAGCATTTAATTTTAGGGTAGGTATTTTCAGATTAATCTGCAGTAACGGTTTAGTTATTAGTGATGCTGATTTTAATAATGTATCTATTCGTCATATTAATTATACATTTGAGACATTACAAACTAAAATTGGTGAAGTAATTACTAAATTACCTGGTTTAGTTGCTAAAATTAATTTATTCAAATCAACTCAATTAAGTGAGACAGCAATGGCTGAATTTGCTATTAAAGCCGCTTCATTACGTACTAAACAAAGTACAAATGTAGTAGAATTATTAAGAGCAGAACGTGACTTAGATAGAGGTAATGATCTATGGACTGTATTTAATCGTGTTCAAGAGAAAATAATTAGCGGTGGGTTTGGTTATGGTAGGAAAAATCGTAAGGCAAGGTCAATTAAAAACTTTCAACAAGATATTAAGTTGAATGAAGAATTATTTGAATTAGCCGAGACTTATCTATAGTAAAATAAGGGGGATGGCAACGTCCCCCTTTTACATTTAATCAAACAAAAATAAGTTATGAAAAAAGTATTAGTAATTCATCCAAACGACAGTAGTACCGATTTTTTAAAACCGATATACGCTAATATACCTAACGCTACTGTTATTAGAGGTGGGATGACTAGAGCTGATGTGGATCAAGAAATTATCAAGCATGATCGTATTATAATGTTAGGACATGGTTCACCAGGTGGTTTATTTTCTATAGGTGAATTTGAAGGTAGTTATGGATTTATTATCAGTCATGGTACAGCAGATTTACTAAGAGATAAAGAATGTATATTCATTTGGTGTAATGCAGATAAATTTGTTAAGGAACATAACCTAAAAGGTTTATATAGCGGGATGTTTATTAGCGAAGTTGGTGAAGCGTTTTATTGTGAAACACCAGCATCACAAGAAGTAGTAACTGAATCGAATGATTATTTTGCTAATGAATTAGGTAAAGTAAGTAATTTAGATTTAAACGAAATACATAATTACATCAAAACCAATTACGGTATATTAGCTGAGAGTAATGATGTAGCAAATTACAATAACAATAGAATATATTTAGTATGATAATAACATTAATAGTTGTTTTATTTGTAATAATTCTAGGAATGGGACGTCATATTAAGAAGATAACAGATCAATTAGAATTATTAGATAGAGAACAACATGATCAAAATAAAGAAATAGCAATATTAATGAAAAATCATTTAAGACATCAAGGAATGTTATTACAACATAGTGAAGTATTAATGTATTTAGCTGAACGAGATGAAACATTAAAGAAATATACTATAAAATATTCAGGTATAGTAGGAGAAGCATAATTTATCCATATTTATAAAAAACAAAAATCATATGGCATCAGCACAAACAGAAATGAAAGTAATTAGCGTATTATTAGAGGAAGCAATGGATAATGGATTAGAAGTAGAAGTTGTATATGCCGCCTTAAAGGCAATGAGAGAAGATGATGCTATTACACCAGCACAAGCGTTTCAGGTTGGTATGGATGAATGGGTTAAGTAATCACATAAGCACTCAACATAAAAGATAAAGTGGCTAGGCAAAATTGCCTAGCTATCTTTATGTTAACCAAAAAATAAAAAATTATGAGTGTAAGATTAGTGCAAAAAGAAACAACGTACGAAGTAAATTTTAATGGTGATGAATATCAAGTCACAGTAATGGAAGATAATATTAGTGTTGGATATACAGTTTATGATGTATTTGATGAGAATGGTGAGTTAGTAGAAGGTGATTTAGAAAGTGCAGTGATTAGTTATTTAGAAGAAAATAGTTAGGACGGCAAAATAAGAATCGTACATTCACGTTAACCAAAAAATAATAAGTTATGAACCAAGAAAGTAAAAAAAGAGGTCGTCCGTCAAAAGTACAGAACGTTACCTATGTCCCGTCATTAATTGACTTTTCAAACATTACAAAGTTAAATGAACTTAACATTGATAAAAAGATGTTAGAAGTAATGAAAAGTGGTTTACCTATAGATGAGTTGTTATCTGAAGAAGGTGGTATACCATGTGCTTCAAATTACATGATGATCGGTGATCCAGGAGTAGGTAAAACTACAGTATTATTAGATTTATTATCAGCAGTCCAAAACAAAGGTCGTAAATGTTTATTCATAAGCGGCGAAATGGGACGTAAACAAATGTTCAAATATACAGAACGATTCAAGCAGTTCGGTATTATACAAACATTATTCATGGCTGATTATATGTCATATAACACTAAAGACACAATTGAACAAGTATTAAATATGGGATGGGATTGTGTGTTGATTGATAGTGCAGCTGAAATAATCGATGGTGTACGTGATGATAATGGATGGGATAGAAAAACAGCTGAGGCATGGTTCGTTGATATATGCATCAAGCATAATAAGGGTGAAAATGAAGGTACTAAATTTACATCATTCCTTGCCATCCAACAAGTAACTAAAGCAGGTGAATTTGTAGGTAGTAATAAATTAAAACATCTATTCGATGCTATGGGTGAAATGAGACGTCAATCCGAGAAAGAAGGCGGAGATACTTATATTACATTTAGTAAGAATAGAAACGGAAATGCAGGTATTAAATTCAATTATCAATTAAACAACGATTCAATATATTATGGTAAAGTGGTTAAAGAAGAAAATGAAGATGATAGTGAGGCAGAATAATAATCGTACATTCACGTTAACCAAAAAATATAAAAACATGAAAAAAGAATTCAAAGTAGGCGACAAAGTAGTAATTAGTAAAAAATCTAGATTCTATGGAGATCATTATTCAAATCCAACAGATGTGGACGGCACAATCACTAAGATTAGAGATGATTATGAAGGTCCTTTTAATGTTTTAGATATTAAAGTAGAATGGGATAATGGAATGAAAAATTCATACAGTGAAATTGATTTAGAATTGGCAAAACAACAGTCATACATTCACGATAACCAAAACGATAAAAATATGAATAAAGCATTTAAAGTAGGTGATAAAGTAATGATTGATAGTAGTTCCGAATACTATAGTGATAACGATACTTCAAATCCAAGAGATGTGGAAGGCACAATTACTGAAATTGAAGGTGAGGATTGGCTTGGTGGATTGGGTATTATTGTTAAATGGGATAACGGAAAAATAAATGGCTACAATAAAGTAGATTTAAAATTGGCAAAGAAAGAATCGTATATTCATGATGAAGAAAAAATTAACCAACCATTAAAACCTAAAGTTATGATTAAAGCAATTACAATTACAGATTTAGATCAAATTAAAGCGTTATGCGAAGCTATTCCTGGTATTAAATCTCAAGTACAGGATATGTACCCTGAGTTATTTGAAGTACATAAAGCAGGTAATAGATATGTTGATGTGTATGGTACTGAATTTATATTAGCAACTGAACAAGGTGCAGTAGCATTAGTTGATTTAGAAACAGGTAAAATAGGTAAAACAGTATATGTTGATGACATTAATGATGTTACAGAAGATGAAATGGAGTTAGTATATAATGACAAAGAGTATACTTTAGCTTAGATATATTATTGGTTAGGTGGGTGCAGAAATGCGTTCGCCTATCTTTATGCTTGGCACAACTAAAATCGTATATTCACGTTATGGAATTAGAAAAACGAATAGAGCAATACACACCTGTAAAATATAATCCTTATTATTGGTGGCGTCGTTTCAAACAACGAGAAACAAAACATCCTTATACAATTCTACAAACCAGAATTGAACATGGTGATTTCGAAGTAAGTGATTACCATTGGTGGATGATGTGGGAAGATAAATTAGAGCAAGACGCTATATCTAAAGAACGTAACGTAGATAAACAACATGAGTTGAGAGGATTATATGGTGAACGTAAACGACGATTAGCAACTGACTTTGAAAAAGACGAAGCAAAGATTAAATCAGAAATGTATAAAGCATTTAGAATAGAGTTTAGATTAAACGAAACAGAACTAGAAGATAAAATGATTAAATTCGACGGAACATTAAGTGAATTTTATTATGAATTAAAAAGTAAGCAACAAAATAAGATAGTATCACTCACGCGCTAGGCAAGACTACGTATATACATTCATTCAAAATTAAGTTATGATAATAGCATTAGTAGTATTATTGATCGTTGTAATTGTCAAGTATATTATATTTGAAATTAAAAATCCGGGAATTTAGGCAAAGTAAATTCATTACATTTAATCAACCAAAACGATAAAAGTATGTATTTAATCAAATTAACACAAGTATCTAAGGCGTTTGTTATTAAAGATACTAATACTCGAAGAGAGTATACAGTAACATGGCGTAACTATACACCTAATCCATGGTTTATTGAAGATGAATATGAAGTAGAAATAGATCAGGAAACGGCATTAGGTGAAGATTTAATAGTGTTAGTACAAGACCAATTTGATGATTGGGCAAAGTAATAGTCATATATTCACATTAACGAAATAAAATAATAGTATGGGTAAGAAGAAGATGAATAATATAATAACTCAGGACGAAACGAATGATTTACTTCAGCGGGTGAGTGACCTGGAATATATGACAACAACATTGATTAGGGATAATATTGAGTTGGCTCAATTAAGTAGTGCGATGAAATGCTTGGTTGGCATGTATGAATGTGATATTATTGAGCTGCAAGATGCGCGTTTTTTTGCGCGTTTAAAGCGCTTTTTTGCGCCGCTTTTTGGTGGTATTAAGTAGTGTTTTTGTATCGCAAGGGTGACGAACAATTGTTATGTGTGTATAATTGGATTTTGTGTTAAGGTATGTTGTACGTTGTGTATGTGGAATGTTCGTTATGTGGGTGATGTGGCGTGTTGTGGCAGGTACATTTTTAGCCTTGCCTCTCCAAACACTTTTTTAAAGCAAAAGATATATACGATTTTTTTAGCACAATTTTGTACGTACATTCACTGAGGTAATAAGTTCTTATATTTATCGACGTACAACAGCATTATTTTGTTATAAGGAACCGGCCTCGCCACAAGTTGAACGTAACGCTAATAATACTCAGTACACCACATATTTTTTTTGCAAAACTGTTACATAGGTAACGGCTTTCCTACTGCTTGAATTGGCAAGATTTTGTTACTACATTCACCACGAACCAAAAATTAAGTGTTATGAGAATTATTGATAAAGATTTTATTGTGGGTGGACATAAAGTAGGTGTTTACCAAGCGTACGTAGATATCGACCCTAATTTTGTACCAATGGAGCCGGGTGTACGTGTTTTACCAGCAGCTTTTTTTTCACAGAAGGATTTTTTTACACTCAAACGCCGCTACTTACCCGGTGATAAACCAACGTTCCCACAAGGTGGCTATGAGGTGTTCGGATCGGGAGGTGAGGTTCGCAGCTACGATCTAGACGCCGTCATTTTGTATCCAGAAACACGCGCTCAGAAGAAGATCATCGACGCAATGGCTCCAGCTGACCCGGATGCTCCAACTCGTGGGCGTAAGGCTTCAAGCACACCGAAAGAGATAAAGATAACAAGCGGAAGACGTGGGCGCCCATCACTCAGTCAAGAAGATAAAGCCGCAAAGGAAGAAGCCGCTGCGGTTAAGGCTTCAAAGTCGGGAGGTAAGCGAGGAAGGCCGGCGCGTGAAGGTGGTCCGAAACCAATGAAGGAAGCAACAGGCGGTAAACGTGGACGCCCTAGAATGACCGAGGCAGTTATCGCCCTTAAAGTGGCGGATAAGGCGCTTCGAGCGAGCAAGTCCGGCGGTAAGCGAGGTAGACCAGCAAGTACAAAACGTAAGTAACAATTAGCGCTCGTAAGAGCGCTTTTTTTATGCTCGTGTTTGTCACAACTACTGTTGTACATTCATGTTAACCAAAAATTAAGGTTATGATTTACAAATTATGCATTTCGAAAAACAGAGTACAGTACCTAAAACAACAACTAGGTGATAATATTTTTGTCACTGATGAGGTTAGAGAAGATAACCTAGCTAGTGTGGAAGTAACCATCAACGATGACATGGACGCACTGAGTTTGTTCCATGCTGGAGTAATGGTTGGAATGAACGGCTCAGTATAAATAAATTAGGGCGGGGCAAAATAAATGTTGTACATTCACATCACACAAATAATTAAAAATTAAGGTTATGAGCAAGAAAAAAACAGTAGTAGCACCAGTAGAAACAATCGTAGTTAACAGTGTAAAAAGAGGCCGCCCAACGCTAGAAGGATCAGCGCGCCAAGCTAAATTAGCAGCACGTGCGGAGCGAGTTGCAGCGGGTGGATCAGTTGAGCGTGGGCGCCCGAGTAATCCAACGAGTGCTCGTCAAACTCGTCTAGCGGCTAGAGCAGCTAGGCTCGCGAGCGGAGTTGAGGTCAGAGCCGGCCGTCCAAAAGGTACAGGTAAAACGGTGGAGGTAGAGGTGAGTGTGGAGCCGGTAGTTGAGGTGGGTGTTGGGGTTGAAGCCTAACACCCGGGCACAGCCCGCTTCGTACATTCACATCGAACCAAAAATTAAAAATTATGTACAGTTTAGATTGTTCTTTTTACACAGCGGAATTTACATGTATCGGTGATTTAGTAACTCACGTTATGCTTTTAGGTATGGATCCGAATTATGAGATCACTAGAAACGGAAAAGGTATTGGTGAGCAAGCAGCTGATTATCTTCAGTTTTAGGCACAGTTTTTTTTGTACATTCACGTTAACCAAAAAATATAAAGTATATGAAAGTATCAATTGAGCAAGCAGTAGTAAAAGTAAATGAGTGTATGTCTTCTGTTTTTACCAAGAATGATGTACTGAATTTGTTACAGAGTATTGAAATGAAAAAGGAAAATCTTGTGACTAAGGAGATGTTAGTGACTTTTGTTACTGACTATGTTGAAACACAAGTTGAGCGGTTAGATGCTGGGGATATTTTAGATCTTAGTACAGCTGAGTTTGATTTGAATGGTTGTGAGTTAAGTTTAGAAAGTGTTGATATTGACACAAGAGATTTCACTAGAAACATTTTAGGAGAGATTGACGAAGCAGTTGATACTTTCTTGAATTACGATCTATAGATAACTTAGAGCGGGGCTCGTCAGAGTCCCGTTCTTATATTTAATCAAACCAAAAACAATTAGTTATGAATGAGTACGCTTACAACCAGTTATTATCTTTGTTACAACAAGCAGCTGCGATAGCAGAGGAGAACAAGGACAATGTTACCAATTTTGATCTCGAGGATCTGGGGCTGTCGCTAGAAGGGATCATCCAGGAGATCGAGGACCTAGGAACATTTGTGGGTGAGGGTGATGATGAGGAGTACGATAACTAGGGGGATAAAGCCGCGTTGGTCAAGAGGTTAAGACGCCTCCCTTTCACGGAGGAATCACGGGTTCGAGTCCCGTACGTGGTACAAGTTTTGTTTGGCACAATCAATTTTATACATTCACATTAACCAAAAATTAAGACAATGGAAAAATTATCAAATGCAATCGAAATGTTTTTGTTCGACATGATCCCATCATTTTTGTATGGTGAGACAATTAGTGGAGTACCGATGAGTCAGGTGTCCAGGGGCTTCAACACCACTCACCCGCCAGTCCAGCTAAGTGAATTTGAATGGATACAGGAGTTTAGAGTGGGTTCGCTCCACAGAGTTGAGCAACGGGTTTTTTTGGGATAAGGCAACGCTTTTTTTGTACATTTATTACGAACCAAAAACATTAAATTATGTCTACAAGATCATTAATCGGAAAACAAAACGCAGACAAAACAGTAACGTTTATTTATTGCCACCATGATGGCTACCCTAGTGGGGTGGGTGATACGCTCATCGAGTCTTACTCCACACCAGAGCAGGTGGATGGTTTACTCGCACTGGGGGATCTGAGTGTACTAGGGAGTGAGCTGGGTGAGCAACAGGATTTTAATAAACACACCCGTGATTGGTGTTTAGCGTACGGAAGGGATAGGGGTGAGACGGGTACTGAGGCTCAAACAATCGATCAAGAGATGTACGTGCGTGAGAATTTGAGGGGTGAGGAGTATAAGTATATTTATTCACTAAGCAAGAACTGGGTTTGTTATGGAAATGATGATGATGAGGACGATGAGGAGTTCACCATCAAGTATCCAACAACAGAATCCAGTACAACATAAGTTCATACTTTAATTTTAATGGTTAACCGGGCCGGAGTTTCTACTCCAGGCCCTCTCTTTATGTTTGTAAGGCAGAATTAATTATGTACATTCACGTTAACCAAAAATTAAAAATATGATTGTTAAAATTTATCATTACGATTGTTCTTCAAATGAATTATTAAATGTAGATGTTATTGAGTGTAAAACACAAGAAGAATGTGAGTTAGAGATTATAAAACATCACTACCAAATTGATTATGACAATTGTAATACGGATTTAAGTGAAGAAGAGTATATTGAGAAATATAAAGTTAGTGACTTACAGTTTTATGAGAACTATGATTATGAAATTTGTTAGTCAGAATTAGTTATGTATATTCACGTTAACCAAAAATTATTAGTTATGAAAAAGTATTTAGTTGTTTCGTCTGAAAATGGTAATGATTTTTACATTGTAAATGATTTAAAAGAATTGATTGAAGAAATGTATGAGTTTGAATTAGTACAAAACGGAGAAACGTTTGAAAGTGTGAGTGAAAAATTATATAGATTCTATCAAGTGTTTGAAATTGATGGTGAAATTAAAGTATTAAATTAAACGTGGGTAGTCAGAAATGACTACCTATATTTATTCAAACCAAAAATTAAACCATGAAGCAAGAAAAAGATTACGCGTTCCAAGTAGTAGTATTCCTAGTATTATTAGTGATAGCAACAACCAGCTGTAGCCGCTATAGAGCAGTAGGATCAGATGGTAGGTGTATGTTTAAAAAACAAACCAATTATCAAATGACTAGGATAATTCGATTATAAAGCCAGTTGGACGTCAAAACTAGCAGCGTACATTCACATCGAACCAAAAATTAATGATATGGCAAACATGAGCTACTGCAGATTCGAAAACACATACAACGACTTAAAGGACTGCCTTGAACACATTAATGATGAATGTGAAAATGAACGTGATGAGCGTTACAGACTCAGAATGATTGAGCTATTAGCACACGTACAAGATTCAATCGATTCAGATTATATCGATTAAATAATCAGGGCTAGGCAAAACCAGCAGCGTACATTCACGTTAACCAAATAATTAGAACATGAACGAATTAAAGATTAAAATTACAGGCGTTACAATGATGTTAGCCTCAACAGCGTATTTAATAGTTTATATGCTCAATAATTAACAGGGCGGGGCAGAACAATAATCGTACATTTACATCAACCAAAAAAATATAAAGTATATGAAACAGTTAATCGCTTACAAACGCTTCACAATTAAAGTAGTATCTGGATTTATGTTAGGCTGTATAGTCCTGGATGAAGTAATTGGAATAATGATTGGACCAATCCTCATTGAAATTGACTTCCCCAAACGCGAATCAAGTAATACAATGTAATCGGGGCTAGTCAGAATAATAAACATACATTTACATCGAACCAAAAATTGAGTATTATGAAATTATTAAGTGGAATTATCAGTGTAATATTAGGATTCATGTCGTTATTCATCATGTTCGTTAAGGCGAAAACGGATGTAGAAATGGGAGTGGGATTTGGAGTGTTACTAGCAGCAATCATCTTTATGTGCTTTATGATCATGGAAGAACAGAAGCAAGAAGTAGAGCGCCTGCGTGGAGTAATACTGAAGAGTAAGGGTATAATCTAATCCACAGTCGATAGGCGGATAAGTAAGGTGAGCGAGAAATCGCTCGCCATCTTACTTGGATACTGGGCTCCGGGGCCGTATATTTACTCCACGATCACCAACGTTAGTCCTCCATCCACACTGTATTCTTAACGCCCGCTTGGACACTACGTTTGGTGATCTTCCTTATCCTTCATATATTTATGAATGTTAAGAATATAGTGCGGAAATAAAGACTCCACTCACATTCCCCAACATCAAACCAAGTACACAACCAGCTGAAAGTGCTGGGAGTTCCCCTAGCGGTGGCGGTAGCTAGGATCAGAGCTGAATTCACATTGATGAATTAGCCGGGTTAAAATAAGCACGTGACAACGTTCCACGGTTTATCAGGCCCCGGCGGAACGGCTTCCTGTTAGAGATACGAGCGGAAATATAAATACAATAACCCCAACCCACGTTATGAATAATAAGCTCAAAAAATCACCATCACCGCTCCGTCTCCACAAATATACTCCACCCGAACAAGCACTCATTAATTCCCTATACACCAACGGGCATCTTAAACCCGCAATGATGGAAGTATGGGACCAATTAAAAGCCGGTAATGAGGTTATCCGCCGCAATCAGCTCAACTTCCACTCACACATAGAACGAGTAATAAAGAACCAGGTAAAATAAAAATTAACCGTCAGAATAATAAGCGTATATTCACGGCATGAAAAATAAGAACATGACACCAGCAGTAGAAAAAGCGAATGACTTAATCGATGATTACTATAACATGTTAATGGATAATATAGACGATGAGTTCATTAGACGATTAGTAGCTATACGGTGTGCATTAAAGGCAGTAGATGAAATAATAAACACGCTCACCAATTCATGGTGCGTGATATCAGATAAGGAAAACTGGGACGAGGTAAAACAACAATTAGAAAACAGCTATTAAACCAACCAATATGAACTGGATAGAAGTAACAAAGCACTCAGACATCCCAAGTATAATCTACACCGATAGAATAAAAATACTAATTGAAGACGTTAACGGGTTCATAGGAGTGGGATACTGGAACTCATATGACTGGGTATTAGACACCTATCACCATGATATTGATGGTGAAATACGCTTCTATAAGATTAAACGATACGCACTAATAGAATTATAAACCATTAAACCAACCAACATGGAAAGAATAAACACAGCACCCACACCCACGTTTAAAGTAAATGACCGAGTCCAATTCTACACCCAATACAGCGAGCGAGGAAGTGCTCCAACAACAAGTACCATCGAGTATGGAATCATAGAGAAGATAAACACCATCACAGCGGAAGTAAGAACACGAGACGGTAAATGGAAACTACGGAGGGGTGAAATGACCCACTACACCGATCCATTTATCGGGTGGGTGGATGAGGAACCCAGTAAGTAACTAGACGCCCAGCCTATAGATCCGAGGAGCGTGAGCCTTAGAGCTCGCGCTTCCTCTATTGAGATCGAGCCGATAGCGGTTGCGTGCGGCCCGATAGCGGGGTGGGTGCGGAACGGCCCCACGCTAATCGCGGTACATCGATGGGGCGTGTGCGGCGCGACAAAAGGTATGGGTATTCTCAACACACACACGATCTTTAACTATCGACAGTATATACGCATATCCCCATAAACGAACCCCAAATTCCGAAATAACCCTTTCACCCCAAATTCACAAAATCCCAACTCTAACTTTTAACAAAATTTTACGTGTCGGCAAGATATATACCGTATATTTATCACATAATACCAAATAACATGACGCCGCTAGAAAAAGCCAATAGAATAATTCAGGAATCTAAATTAAATCTTAAGTGGCACTACTATGATAATTTATCTAAGTACGATAAAATAAAAGTAATCAATTGTTCTTTGCTAGTAGTTAACGAATTAATTGACGAAAGTCGAGAACAAGGAAATGTAGAACGTTTTAAATATTTTAGAGAAGTAAAAAAAGAAATCGAAAACCATGATACCAACAGAGATACTATTGACTAAATTAGCGTTTGAGGAATACGTTAAACGCATACATGATAGTAGCGCCGCAAAATATGGATTAACCGTTGAACAGTATCAACATGCCGTAGCTAGTGGTAGTATAGTTACTCCAAATACGAACCTTAATACCCAGCAAAAATAATAGTTATGTTAAAAGAAATTACACTCGAAGAAGCAAAACAATATCGTAAATTAAATGATTATGATTTATATAGTATGCATTTGGTTACGGCTTTTAGTAAACATAAAGATCCTAATGACGACCCAAAGTGGGATACTATAACATATTATAGCGATATTAGAGGTGGAATTACTGATGAGCAAGGAGATTTAATTCATCCTCACTATGTTTATATTCTTACCAATCCTTCTATACCGGGTATTGTTAAAATAGGTCATACTACTCGTACAGTATATGATCGTGTGAAGGAAATTAATGCTGCCCCTGGTGTTATTTTTCCTTGGGAAATGCGTTTTACATATAAGTGTCCTAATGGTCGTATGCTTGAGGAAGAAATTCATTCACATTTACAAGATTTAGGTCTTCGTCCAAATAAAAGACGTGAAGGTTTTACTATTGACGTAAATGACGCTATTAAAGTTATTGAGGATTTAGGGAAAAAATACACAATCGCATTATCAAATATATAAATCAACGCTTTTAAAATCGCAAACAATGACTAGAAGACAAAAATTGATAAAATTATTGGGTACTATACTTATAATTGTACTTCATAATTATATAATGAGGGTAAAAGGTATAGATTCATTTCAATTTATATCTTTCTTTGCACTACATTTTTTATGGTGTGAAAGTTGGAGTGTATATACGGAGAGGAAAAGGGAAGAAGTAGTCGGCTAGTTTTAGGTTTTTGTATTTGTAATATATTTATCATCAGCAATGAGTCATTACAAGATCAAATTAGAAGATAAAGCTGCATTTTTAAATCGTCTTGAAAAACAAGACATTCATATTGGTAGCTATGATATAACTGATAATAAGTATGAAGGTTACTTCGAAGTTGATATTGAAGATGAATATGCTAATAAAATTATAAAATCTATTTTAAACAAATCCCCTAAAATAAACACAATTAAAGAAATGAGACAACAAATAACTAAAACTCAATTGAAACAAATTATTCGCGAAGAATTGGGTAAAATGAAAAAAATTAATGAGTACGATGAAACAAATAGTGGTACAGTTGGTCTAGGGTTTTGGGCTCTAGATAATTATCCATGGATTAAAGATGCTCTAGGTACTAGTGATGCAGAACAAATAGGTGATGCTTTAATTATGATGGCTTCTTTTGTTCCAGTAGTAGGTGGTGGTATAGCAGGAGTAATTGCGACTATTAGAAATGCTAGAAAAGCTAAAAAACAAGCTGGCGGTGCAATAGCAGAAAATGAAGGGGATGGAGAATTAGCAGATATTGTTGCTAAAATTAAGTTTCCTAAATAATTACTAATACGTTTAATATAATTTTAGGGCAGCTCGAAAGAGTTGCCCTATTCTATTTGGATGTCAGAATTTTCTCCACTAACTTAATATTACAAGCGGTTTGAATAAAATGTTTGAGAGAAGAAAGGAAGAAGAGAGAAAATAAATAATGGAAACATAAAGAATCGTATATTTATATATAAACATATATTATGAGATATAAAAACAACGTCTTAGATAAACTACAAGCGACGGATACTGCTGTTAATCGTATTAAGATACAAGTAAATAGAAATGTAAGTCAAGATGAAATTCTTGAATCTATTGAAACATTAAAAGAAACATTAGAACAAATTAGAGAAATAATTTCCGTTGAACCGGATGATTTTGATCAACAATTTAGACCTCAATAAGAAAATATGCAAATAATGTTATGGGTAGTATTAGTACATATTATTGAAATAATTGGTATTGCTGGTTATTTAATAATTAGAAAAAATACTAAATTAGAAAAAGCATTAGTAAATCAACAACAATATATAGATGCTATTAGTATTGTTATTAACGATTCTAATACTGTCATTCAGGAATTAGATAATAGAGGTGCTTTTGAATCAGACGATGAAGTAGGTACATTCTTTAGGAATATAAAAGAAATTCAAACTATCTTAAATCAATTTAATAATAAAAATTAATTTGGTTACGTTATTTCCTGTTATTATATTGTCAATAAACAATTAATAATATGTCATATTACGAAGAAGACGTAAACGTATTTCTAGATAATGAATTTGGAACAGTAGCATTAAATAAACGTGGACAACCTCGTCAACGTAGACCAAAAGAACCTCGTATTTATTTTACTGAGGATACTGATAATGCAATTATTGAATATCTAGACTCCTCAGATCAATCATTTCGTAATCAGCTTTATAGGGAGCGTATTGAGTACGCTTTCTATAAATTAGCTGAAAATATAATCCATACATTCAAATTTTATTATACTGACTCAGATACTATTGAGGAATTAAAACATGAAGTAGTAACGTTTCTACTTGAGAAACTTCACTTATACGATCAATCTAAAGGTAAAGCATTTTCTTACTTCGGCACTATTGCCAAACGCTACCTAATCGTTTATAATAATAATAATTATAAAAAGCTTCAGGAACATGCTGAAGTAGAGGAAATAGATGACGATAAAGTTATTTTATACGATACTATCCGTACAGCAGAAGAACAAGAAGATCCAAATACATTTATAGATCAGTACATACGATACGTAGATAAGTATTTATATAATATATTTCCTAAATCTCAAGATGCTAAAACAGCAGATGCTATTATGGAATTATTTCGTAAACGTGAAACATTAGATATATTTAATAAAAAAGCATTATATATCTATATTCGTGAAATTACGGATACTACAACTCCTCAAATTACTAAAGTAACTAAAAAACTAGATAGTTTACGTACTAAATTATATAATGAATATTACCAACACGGATATATAAGAAATTAAGTACGTATATTTATTAATAAACGCAATTTATGGCTAATTTTGATGACGTTACCCTATTCGGTAGCACGTCATTATCCGATTTATTTAAACAAATTCATAGAAATAATAAGGATACTGATAAACAAATTAATGAATTGATTGATGCTCTTAAACCATTAGCATCATCTAATGCTGGTTCTGCAGTAATGTTAATGCCTACTGTTAAAGATTTAATTGATGTTAATGTAAAAAATAATGATCAATTAATTAAGATGGCAGGTATAGCACAACGTGCATCAACAGCTAATAATAATAATGCAGATTCTTTCTTTAATCCTGATGAAATGCAATTATTATTAGAAGAACAACGCGCTATACAAATTGAAGGAAATAAATTACTAGAACAAACTGAAACTATACAACACCAAATTGAAAATAAATGAGAATAAGAGAAAATTTAGGTGGGTTATTAGTAGCAACTAGTAAAAAATCTCAAATTCCTGTTATTAAACCCCAAATGGGTAAAGTATTTGGAGTAATTACTACCGAAAATACACCTACTAAAGAATTATTTGATAATAATGGTGGATGGAAATCTATAGGTACTATATTTTATCAAGATTATAGTCAATATAAAAATATAGATACTACTGATTTAACTAAATGTAAAATAGCTAAACCACTTCATGCTAGTAATCAAAATTATCCTTTAGTAGGAGAAATAGTTCAACTTATAGATTCAGTTGCTCCTACTAGTCAAGTAAGTAATACTGCAATTCAAAAATATTATACTAACGTTATTAATTTATGGAATAGTGGACAACAAAATGCACCATCCGGAGATAGTTTAGGTAAAACATTTTCTGAAAATGCTGATGTTAGAAATTTAATTTCATTTGAAGGAGATAGAATATATCAAGGTAGAAAAGGAAATGGTATACGTTTTGGAAGTACAGTAAAATCCCATTCAGATATAAATGAATGGAGTGATTTAGGAAATGATGGAGATCCAATTACTATATTAGTAAATGGATATGTAACTACAAATAAAAAATCATTAGTACCTAATGTTGAAGAAATAGATAAAGAAATGTCATCAATTTATATGACATCTACTCAACAAATTCATCTAACACCAGATATAATTACTACTTTAAATCCATTAACACAACCTAAATTTCCAAATGTTTATAAAAATGGATCTCAAATAATATTAAATAGCGATAGAGTTACTTTAAATTCTAAAAAAGATGAAGTAATGATATTTGCTAAAACAAATATTGAACTTAATACTAATAATATTATAAATCACAATGCTGGAAGGAGAGTACATTTAAATTCTCCTATAATATGGTTAGGAACTAAATCTGATAATACACAACCAACAGAACCTTTATTATTAGGAAATAAAACAACAGAATTATTTAGACAACTTATAAGTGTATTATCAACATTAGGTACAGACTTAATATCAGTTGTAACTCCTTTACCAGGTGCTCCTTTAGTAGGAGTAAATGTTGCTGGAACTAAATTAGCCTCTAGCTTATCTACACTACAAGATTTACTTAAAGATATTACTTCAAAAAATAATTTTACTATATAATGATTACATACACATATGAAGTTTTTGAAGATAAAGATTATAGATGGGTAAAAGTTTATGATAAAGATAATAAAATATGGTTTGATGGATATGATGACAAACAATTTAAAAATTCTATTGAAGGAGCATTTGATGTTAGTATAGTACGATATACTAGGGATTTATTAATTAATTTTAGTAAAACAGATAAAACAAAGGAAGCTATTAGTAAAATGACTAATAGAAGAACAGATCAACCTGAATATAATAACCAAGCTGCTACTAAAGAACAAATAAAAAAACCAGAAGAACAAACAAAAAAACCAGAAGAACAAACAAATTCATCTTCTTCTACATACACATATGAAATTTTTGAAGATAAAGATTATAGATGGGTAAAAGTTTATAAAAAAAATGAATTATTTCGCGATGGATATACTGCTAAAGAATTTATACTTGGAAATTTTGAAGCATTACCAACTAGTATAGTAAGAAGAGCTAGAGATTGGATAATTGATTTTGATAATAAATTCACAAAAAAAGAAAAAGAAGCTATTAGTAAAATGACTAATAGAAGAACAGATCAACCCGAATTTAATAATAAAGCCCCTGTCAAAGAACCCCCAGAATCTAAAAAAGATATTCCTGCTAACGATTTAAAACCAGCAAAAGAAGAAAAAAAGAAAATAACTTCTAAAATAAAAAAAGATAAAGATAAAACTAAATTAGATACTTCTAAAGCTAATACTCAACGAAATATACAAGTAATTAAAGCACCCCAACCACCTGATAAAAAAATAGCAATAATATTATCTAGTATATTATTAGCAGCATTACTTAAAATATTAGCAGAGCAAAAATCTAAACTACAAGATTTAGTAGTAAAAACAAATATTATAGTAGATAAAGCTAATACAACTGATCAAGTAATTCAAGCAATAACTTTAAAAAATGCCGCTTTATCTGTAATAAGTAGTCAAGAAAATAAACTACAAGCTATAAATAAACAACTTGAAGTAATAAATACTATATTAGAATTATTAAGTATTATAATATCCATATTAACACCATTAATAACTTTAAATCCTGGATTAAAGATAGTTATCGATAAAATTAAAGCTATAATAGATGCTATAAAATCAATGTTAGCTATATTAATTCCTATATTTCAACAAGCAATTGGTGATTTAGAAGATTTAAAAGCTCAACTACGTGATGCCATATTAAAAATAGATACAACTGCAGCTGCTACTATACCTAATCTTAATAATAATATTACTTTTGGAACTAATTCTAATATTAATCCATATAAGAATTTTACATTTGCTTTAAAAGAAGAAGACAATCCTAAATTTAATGTAAGAGGTAATAAGCGCCATTATGCCGTAGCAATTAATCGTAATGGAACAGAAATAGTAAAAAGTGATTATTCATTCACACAAGATCCAAATGACTTAATAGAACAACTTAAACTTATTATAGATCAACAAAATTTACAAGGCTAAATATTTATACACATGAACGTTAAATTATTTAAAAAACTAATTAAAGACGCAGTAACTGAAGCTCTATATGAAGATCTACCAGATATTATTAGCGAAGTATTAGCTAAGCAAAATAAACAACAGCTTAGTGAAAATAGAACAATGAGTTTTACTAGCGCTAATGTAGCTCCATTATCTGGAGATGTACGTAATTCATTAATGACTAAAATGGGAGCTGAATTTGGTTTTCAACAACCACAACAATCTACTAAATTAGAAGTAATTGATGCTGTTGATGAAGCAACAGGAGAAAGAGTAAATCCATATTTAGCATTTCTAAATGACTCAGCAGCTAATATGTCTCATGCTGATAGATCAGGATTAAGAAATTTAGATTAATATGCCTATACCTACTACCGTACGTGTTAATCCCTTAGATTTGCGAAAAAATATCGCAATTGGGGTATCTCTTCCCTTTAATGGCCCTTCAGGACCATTTAATAGTACATATAGTACTCAAGATCAAATTAAATCTAATTTAATTAATTTAATACTTACTAATAAAGGTGAAAGAGTATTTAATCCTGAATTTGGTTTAGGACTTAGAGATATATTATTCGAAGGTATTACAGATGATATAGTACCTATTATACAGGATTTAATTGTAACAGGTACTAATATGTTTATTCCCGAAATAATAATAGTAGAAACTATAGTAGATTTAAATAAAGATGATAATAGTATATCTATAACCGTTAATTATAGATTAAAAATTTCAGGAACAGCAGATCAAATTACAGTACAATTTATATAAAAATGGCAGATAATAAAATATCATATTTAAATAAGACATTTAGTGATTTTAAGACAAATCTTGTAAATTACACCAAAACATATTTCCCTAATTCATATAATGATTTTTCAGATGCTAATCCAGGAGCAATATTCATTGAATTAGCTTCATATATAGGTGATGTAACATCATTTTATACTGATACTCAAATACAAGAAAATTTCTTATTATATGCTAAAGAGCGAGAAAATTTATTTGCATTATCTTATGGTTTAGGTTATTCTCCTAAAGTATCATACGCCTCAAACGTAGTAGTAGATATATTTCAACTTATACCTTCTTCAGGAAGTATAATAAGTGTTCCTGATTTAAGATATGGTATGATTATACCGGAAAATACAATAATAACATCCATAAGTACTGGTACTAAATTTTTAACCATTGATAAAGTAAATTTTACAGATTCTACTGATACTGAAGTAACATATATAGATACAAACTACTTTTTACTTAAAAAATCAATTACTGCTATTTCGGCTGAAATTAAATCTACTACATTACAATTTAGTACACCACAAAAATTTCAAATAGCAACTATTAGTGATACTAATATATTACAAATACTAGATGCAACTGATGCTAGTAATAATAAATGGTATGAAGTACCATACTTAGCCCAATCCTCAATATTAACATCTATAGCTAATCCAACATCCGGAAGTGATGGTGTCCCATATTTAGTTAATTATACTAAAGTACCTCGCCGCTATGTTTCAAGATTCTTATCAGACGATACATTGCAATTAGAATTTGGAGCTGGAGTAGCTAATGCATCTGATGGTACATTATTACCTAATCCTGATAATATACAATTAGGATTAATACCGGGTATATCTAATTTATTAACTGGGTATAATAAAGCTAATGTATTCTTTACACAAGAGTATGGTTTAGCTCCAAGTAGTAATATTACTGTTAGATATCTTGTAGGCGGTGGAGTAACAGCTAATATATCATCAAATGACTTAACTTCAATTAATACATCAGGGGTTTATTTTCCTAGTGGAATAACAGGAGCATTAGCAGATCAAATTAAAGCTAGTATAGCTTCAACTAATCCAGGAGCTGCTTCAGGTGGTAGAGGTGCTGATGAAGTTGAAGAAATACGCAATAATGCCTTATATGCATATCAATCACAATTACGTGCTGTAACCAGAGAAGATTATATTGTTAGAGCATTATCATTACCTGCTAATTATGGTAATGTTGCTAAAGTATATGTTACTCAAGATGTAGCTCAAGAAATGATACCTACATCAACTGTATCTACTACTGAAATGCGTAACCCACTATCATTAGATATGTATGTATTAGCTTATGACAATAATAAAAAATTAACAACAGCTACTAATACATTAAAATCTAACTTAGCTACTTATATTAATCAATATAGAATGGTTACTGATGCGGTTAATATTAAAGATGCATTTTATATTAATATAGGTGTAGACTTTGATATTACTGTACAGAGAGATTATAATAATAGTGATGTTGTAACTAATTGTATCCTATCTTTACAAAATTATTTTGACATAGATAAATGGACAATTAATCAACCTATATCTATATCTGATATTATTTCTAATTTAGTAAAAGTAAAAGGAGTACAATCTGTAGTTAAAATTGAGATAACTAATAAACAAGGAGGAAATTATTCTCCATATGCATATGATATATCAGGGGCAACTAGACAAAATAATATATATCCTTCAATCGATCCTAGTATATTTGAAGTTAGATATCCTAACACTGATATACAGGGTAGAGTTTTAGGTTTAGGAAGTACTACTCTAGTATGTTAAATATTAATCTTAGATAAAAATAAAGTAAAATGAACCTAGAAAAACTAAAAGGACACATTCCCGATAGCGTTATAGCAATGCTACCAGATACAATCGCAAAATTTGAATTAAATACTCCACTCCGCCTAGCACACTTCCTAGCTCAAGCAGGACATGAGTCAGGTGGCTTCAAAGCAGTAAACGAAAATTTAAACTATGGAGCTAAAGGTTTACGCGGTATCTTTGGTAAATACTTTCCAACAGATGCTAAAGCAGCTTTGTACGAACGCAAGCCAGAAAAGATAGCTAACCTAGTCTATGGTGGTAGAATGGGTAACGGAGTAGAAGCTACAGGAGAGGGTTGGAAATTTAGAGGAAGAGGTTATATTCAATTAACAGGTAAAGATAACTATACTGCTTTTGATAAGGTAGTAGAAGAGAACATACTTGAACAACCTGACTTGGTTGCTACTAAGTACCCAGTATTATCTGCAGCTTGGTTCTTTCATAAAAATGGCTTACATAAGATAGCGGACGGTGGTGCTACAGATGCTGTAGTTACTTCTGTGACGAAGAGAGTTAATGGCGGTACTATTGGTTTACCTGATCGTATTAAACATTTTAAAGAATATTACTCATTATTGGCTTAAGAAATAATAATCTGTCATATTTATATGTAGTAACTATATAAAATATGTCAGTATATAAAATATTTCCTGAGAAAAGTGCTACGCTCTATTCATATTATCCAACCCTAAATACAGGGATTGATGAAATACTAGAGCTTAGCACATTTCAGTCTATTACAAGCACAAACGAGGTATCGCGAATATTAATTAAATTTCCATCTGCCGATATTAATACTATATTTAGTAAAGTATCATCATCTGCTTTTGATTGTTATTTAAAATTATGGAATGCCGATTCATCCCAATTACCTTTTAATTATACTATACAAGTACATCCTTTAGCAGCTGATTGGAATATTGGTACAGGTAGATTAGCTAATTCACCTATTACTACAGATGGAGTTAGTTGGCAATATGTTGATCAATTAGGAGGAAATCCATGGTCTACTTATGCAATATCTGGAGTAACAAGTTCATACCAATCTGGTAGTAATATAGGTGGTGGATTATGGTATACTGCTTCTAATTATGAAGCTACTCAATCTTTTACTCACACATCTACAACAGATAATGATATTGAATTAAGAGTAACTAATACAGTAGCTGCATGGTCTGGTAGTATAATACCTAATTATGGTTTTATATTAAAACATACTAGCTCAATTGAATTTACTACAGCGTCTAAATTCGAAACTAAATACTTTTCTTCTAATACTCATACAATTTATCCCCCATGCTTAGAAATAAGATGGGATGATTCAATATATAATACAGGTTCACTATCAGTATTAGATTCAGATCTATATATTACTAGTATAGGTAATAATAAAGGAGAATACCAACAAGATTCAGTACAACGTTTTAGAATTAAAGCTAGATCTAAATTTCCACCAAGAACCTTTACTACTAGTTCATTTTCATTTGCTTTAGTAAATTATGCTTTACCTTCTTCTTCATATTGGTCAATAAAAGATTTGGATACCGATGAAATAGTCGTAGATTACGACACATCATATACAAAAATTAGTTGTGATTCTAATAGTAGTTATTTTGATATCTATATGAATGGACTAGAACCAGAAAGATATTATAAATTATTATTTAAAACTATATTACCTAATGGTGAAACAATAATATTTGATGAAAATTACTATTTTAAAGTTAAACGATAATGTCTCAAATTCCTATAGAAAAACAAGTATTTGATAAAAATACATTTGGTAGAGTAATTGATACTCAATTTAATCAACTATTAACAAAAGGAACTACTGAGGTTACTGTAGATGATTTCTTTATATTATATGATCAATTATTTTATCAAATTCCTGAAGAAGGAGACACAGATTCACATAGATTTATATTAGAAAGAGAAGCAGAATATCTAGGGGTTATAATTAATCAAGACGATATACAAGCGTTACTAGATGAAATAACATCGTTAAGACAACAGGTATTAGATACTCAAACTATACTTAGTGATCTAAGTAAAACAATTAAATAATGGCGGATAATATTAAAATAGTAGGTAATATTCTTAATACTACAACAGTTTCACGTTATTCTAGTGAGGATACTAATTTAATCTCTTCTAGAATTTTACAAGAAAATTTTGGTGAAACTGGTGACTATATTGAAGTTTACTTATATGATGCTGGTGGTAATTTATTAAATATAAACTATGACTATCTTAGTTATAAACTACCATCTGATGCTAATTTAAAACCAGGTACTACTACTCAACCTAATACTACAGGTAATATACAAACTACTAATATAGGAGTTATATCTACCCTATCTAACCCTACAAGTTCATTATATCCTATAATAGAAATAGATCCTGTAATGGATATTCAAAACTATGGATATTCTTCAGGTGAATTTAACATCAGATATAATTTATTTAAAAATAAAATATCAAATAACACTGATCAGGCCTTATTTATTAAAGAAATATCAGCAGATAGGACTGAAATAAGATTAGCCTCTACTACATTAACAAATGATGAAATTGAATCAGTTGTAAATTCTATTATAGATGAAATAAATAACTCTGATTATTATGTAGATTATTTATTAAATTTTGGTAATAATGAACAATATATTGCTGTTAATGTAGCTTTAAATAAAGCTACTACTGGGTATGAAGTATTATTTAAATTATATCAACCATTACCATTAAGTGTACAAGAAAAAACATCATTATGGATTGTTGAAGAAAAAGTAAATCCATATATTTTTGATATAAATTTAGATAAATTAATTACACCCCCACCACCCCCAACATTGCGTGGTCCTAATTTTGATATTCCTATTGAAAATCAAGGTACTATAGCTACAGCATATGGTACATATTCTAATTTAATATCTAGTCTACAAAATAAATCATACTATCAGGTATTAAATCTGATGGCTACTCAAAGTGCTAATGTAAATGTAGATTATACAGATTTTAATAATTTTGTATTCTTTGGATCAGCAAAACAACGTGTAATTAATTTTCATGTTAAAGCTAAGCAAATTGAAGATTATAATACTTTAATAAGTACTTATACTCCTCAAACAGCATCTATTCCTAGCTTAATTACAGAAATTAATCAATATTCATCTAATATAAAAGATATTACCACTCAATTTGATGGATATGAATATTATTTATATTTTGAATCTAGTTCATACACTTGGCCTAAGTCAGGATCTTTAAAACCATATAGTTTATTATCTACTACTAATAGTACTGTAACAGCATGGTATAATAACTTAATATTAGTTGCTGAAAATTATGATCAAAATAATTATGATAATTTAGAATTTGCAATACCACCATTTTTAACTGAAGATGATACTAATGCTCCTTTCTTATTATTTCTTAATATGATTGGAAATTATTTTGATGATATTTGGATATATATAAAATCAATAACTGATCTTAATTTAGCTAATAATAATTTAGATTATGGTATATCTAAAGATTTAGTATATGAGCGATTAAAATCATTAGGTATTAAATTATACAATAGTCAAGCTGGCGAAAGCGTAAGTCAATATCTAATAGGAGCCAATACCGGTAGTAGTATATTTGATAATAACTTTACTATTACAGGCAGCTATTTAAATAATATACCTCGTAAAGATCTAACATCAGAACTATATAAACGCATTTACCATAACTTACCATTATTAGTTAAAACTAAAGGTACAGTTGCTGGTTTAGAGCATCTTAATACAATATTTGGTATTACAAGTAGTATATTAAATGTTAAAGAATTTGGTGGTTCTACTAAAGCAGAATTAATAAATGGGTATAATAACGATAAAGTAAGAATAGTACAAAATACTATAACAGGTAGTGTATTATCTTCTATGTTAAGTTTACAAACATTCCCTACTGCATCATCTGCGTTTAGAGATAATGATACACATTATATAGATATATCATTTTCACCACAAACACAAATTGATACTTACATATCAGAATCAATATCTATAAGTAATCCAACGTGGAGTTTAGATGATTATATAGGTGATCCTAGACAACAATATAATAATTCATATTCCGATTTAAATAATCAACGTATTTTATATTACCAAACAGGTAATACAGGTAGTTTATCCTTTAACTCAGGTAGTGCTCTATTTAATGGTACAAATAGTAGTATTCAAGTTACTCCTAGTACTGGTATTTCTTTTGGTACATCTGACTATACTATTGAAGCGTGGGTTTACTTTTTAGATCCAAATAATAGTGATCCTATTATAGGGACAAATAATGCGGGAAGTGATTTATCATTTTATAGAGAAAATAATAGTTTATTTATAGATTCATTTAATGATAATACTAATGAATATAAATTTCCTTCTATAACAATAGGATCATGGCATCATGTTGCTGCTTCTAGAAGTGGCAGTGCAGAAACAGTATGGTTAGATGGAGTTAGAAGTACTAGTGGAATATTATTAGGTAATTTTAATTTTTCTGGAATAACAAATTATGTAGGTAGTGCACCTGCCTTTCCTTGGAATTTTAATGGACTTTTAACTAATGTAAAAGCTATAAAAGGCTCTTATCTATATAATCCAGCATCTAGTAGTATTTCCATTCCTACATCTCTATTTACTACTACTATCATTAATAGTACTACTTGGCAATTACCATTAATATCTTCTAGTTTAGCGCCCGGTGTTAATAGTATAAATAATGTTCTTTTTAGCCTTTATAACCCATTCACACAAGCATACCCCGGATTTACGGGTTCATTAATGGATTATAATGGATTTATTAGATTAATAGATTATTTTGATAATTCATTATTCAAAATGTTAGCTGATTTTACACCGGAACGTACTAGCTTATCAACAGGAGTAACAATCAACTCACCAGTATTAGAGCGTAACAAAACATCATTTGCTAACCCAACTAATAGTACTACACAAAGCATATACACAGCACAATTTAATACAGCAAGTATAACACCACAATATAGTCCACTATATAATAATTTAACAGGTGATAAAAAACCATACTTTACAGGTGAACTAAGTGGTAGTGTAGTAGATGTACATCAATATTTTACAGATAATTACAATCAATATTTAGGTGATTGGGATGTATATAATTCACAACGTACTATATCTCAAAGCATTAATTTAAATAGCTTCAATCATTCTGATTGGAACGTATTATTGAATAATGTTTCTAAAAACGTTACTTCTAATAAACGTAAAGGCATACAATATATCTATGGTACAACAGGTAGTATTACTAGTAGTGTTGAATTACAAGACTCAAACCTATCATTAAGATCATATCAAATATCACGCTATGAAGGTTCTAAAGTAACTAGTGCAACATATAATACTTACACTACTGGTGATAAATCATATGGTAAAACAGCAGCTATTGATCATCAATCACTCAAAGTGGCTTGGGTAAAAAATATACCAAGTCAAAGTTTAAATTTCTATGATAAAACCACTATCGATTTAAAATATCTAGTTGATAGTAGTACTTCATTAATTGAATTATCATTATCAAACACTAATCTTTGTGAAGTACAAAATACATTTAAATCAGGAACACCGGTAGTATTATCAATATCTGATGTACAAAAACCAACTAATCAAACTACTTTAAATGGTCTTAAAACTATATTTAGAGGTGGATATTCATATGATCCTATATTATATAGAGAAAATAATGAAACCTTAACATTCACTCACAATAATATAGTAAGCTCAGCATCGGCCCACTTAGGGGTAAAAGCATATAATTTGGATTCTTATTTATGGGCAGCGGGTGGAGATGGACGTACTATGAAGGTTGATCCAAATAAAATATCTAACCAAATTGGAGGAGGAACACAGTTTGGACAAGACGGAGCATCAATATATAAAATAAACTCAGTTAATGCTCCTGAAGGTAGTCAAATATCATACGCTAAAACATTAGCATCTTCTTGGGATATTAAACAATTACAATCAACTTATACTAATAAAGATGCCGTAACAAGTAAATATCCGACGTATGGTTGGGATGTAAGAGGAGGAACTGATAACAAATATGTTTATTCTTTTAATGTATTAAATTTTAATAATACTAATTTAAATTTAAGCGCATACAATACAGAACCGGATCCTAATTCTTATGCTATAGATGGTGGTGGTAACTACACATATAAGGTACCACGAACTAGTAACTATAAATTAAGCGGAAGTATTCCTTTCTATTTTAGTGGAGATGACACTAAAACCACAGATGGTAATAATAATAATATGTCGGGGTATATTAGATTTAAAGTAATGGGATTAGTACAAAGCAGCAGAACACCAGATATAGAAACATCATGGATAACAGTAGCCAATACTTTTCTTACTCCACTTGTACTAGGAAACCAGGTAAATTATAGCTCTAATCTTAATGCTATTAAATACGATGGTAATTCTAATAGTAGTCTTTTTGATTGTAGTCTGAATAGTACAGCTAATTTAATAGAAGGTGATTATATTAGATTTCAATTTTATCTATTTGATAATATGGGGTTCTTTTACGACACCAGAAATTTTCTTTTCATGATAAATAGTAGCCCAGATAGTTTTAGTAGAAAACCATCTCCTGCTTTTTTTGAAATATATGATACTCTCACACCTTTTACTAAATACAATTATACTTCTACATATAGTCAAATACCACCATTATTTATAACGGCATCTGCTAATAGTATAGTATTTGATCCAACAGCCCAATCTTTAATTAATAGTGATGCTATATTCACACCATCATCTCCTGCTAATAATTATTATTCACCTGTAGTAGATTATTTTGGAATACAAAAACAAGATTTATTAAGAGTAGGACAATTTAATAATCCAAACCCCGTATATTACGAAGTATTAAATACATATACGGCTTCTGGACAAACTTATGCTACATTAGATAGAACAATAGATACTGGATCTTTTAACAATGCTCAAAGTTTTGCTATTTTAAGACCAAAACCAAATGAAACATCTGTAATTATAAATTATAGAAAACAACTTGGAGATGTATCACAAACTATATTAATTCCATATGACGCAAATGATACAATAAAAAATAGCGTAGGTAATATATTTAAAACACTTAATACTAATTTAAAATAATGCAGAGCTTATATTATACACCAAACTCACAAAGCTTAGAATTGCATGATGGGGGAAGTGACTCAACATTACTACAAACATGGAGTAATATCAGTAATGTAGCTATAACAGCTAGCGCATATGAAACTAGTGGATCTGATTTTGGAACAACATTAGGTAGTCTTAGAATATATGCTTATAGTGGTAGTGTATCTGTAGCTTCGTTTCCTATAGATAATACTAATTTATATTATCCCCCATTTCCTATTCCTAGTTCTACTTTAATTCCTACTATTATACCTACATCATCCGCTATTTTTATAGATCTAACTTATACTTTTACAGTACCTGACACTTTTACAGATGGACAATTAAGTGGAAGTGGATGTTCATTTATATCAAATTCCTTAGTATATATAAGTGAAAGTTATTACAATAATGAAGGGGGAATCTCCATAGCATCAGGAAGTAGTTATTTAGTAAATATATATGGTAGCGGAAGTTATTATTTTACAGCACTAACTATAAACGATATTACTTACGGAACTAATGTAGTAGACATATCTAATATTAATGATTCATCATCATACACCTTCACACCAGAAGCATTTCATAGTTATCAAGCGACATTTGCTATAACAGATCTATCTGGACTTTCATAATTAGAATTAAATTTTAATATATTTATAGTATATACAATAAACATTAAACATGGCAATATTAAATCCTACAACAGTAACCGTAGACGCAGTTTTAACTACAAAGGGTCGTGAATTATTGGCTCGTAATGACGGATCATTTCAAATAACACAATTTTCATTAGCAGATGATGAAATTGATTATACACTATATAATCCTTCTCACCCATCAGGTTCAGCATTTTATGGTGAAGCAATTGAGAATATGCCTGTAATTCAAGCATTTCCTAATGATACACAAATCATGCGTTACAAATTAGTAACACTTCCTCGTGGTACATCTCGTATGCCTGTTATCAGTTTAGGTTCTACTTTAATTACACTTAAACAAGGTGCTTCATTAACAATTACTCCACAAACACTTAATTATTTAGGTGCTACAAGTACATTCGAAGCTAATGGATATGTAGCTACAATAGCTGATATTAGATTATTATCATCATTTACAGGCACAGGCATTACTGCAACAACAGTTGGTAATCAAAATTTAAATACAACAACTGGTGCTGTATTATCTAAATCAGCATTAGGTACATCATTTACTATAACTGGAACAACTGTTAATACATTATTTGGTTCTTCATTAACAACATTAGCTACTACAATTACAGTAATTGGTAGAGATAGTGGTGCTAGAATTACTATTCCTATTAATATTACAAAAGCATAAACCAAAATAAAATATGTCATTTTCAAGATATAATACTGAAGACTCAGTAATAAGTGCAGAAACCGTAGTTCGCCCAATGTGGACAAGTGATACCTACACTTTATCTACATTCGCTACAGCTAGTAACAGTACTGAATATTACTTAGATGTGTATCAAACAGCATCTTCAGCTACTAATGCAGAAGTACAATTTGATATTCAATATGGTAATATTAAAGGATCAGGTTCAGCACCTATAAATCCATCTATAGCTGGATATTCTCCATCTCGTACTGTTTATGGACAGTATAGAAACTTAGTTTTTGGAACTGAAAATACATACTTCAGTTTTGATAATTATGCTACAACAGCTAGTGATATATACGCCATTAATATATCTAGAAATAGGTATAAACAATCAATTCAACCTGGTACATTTAATTTAACTTTAGCAAGTGGAAGTGCTACTATTAAATTAACAGATGATAGTAATACAACTTCATTAACTAGATTTATTGGTGAAAATAAAGTATATTATATAATTAGTGGAAGTAATGGTAATGCTTATACAAGTAGTGCTTCTACAACATATTATGGTGTAATGTTACCTGATTTAGGAGTAATTATATTGAATGCATCTGGAACATTAAGTCCATATATTCAAGCACCTTCTCAAGCAACAACAGCAGTATATAATCATACTAAATTATATGACTCTATTAGGTTAGGTACTAATTTTCAAGCACAATCACAAGAAGTAATATCATCACGTTATTTCTTTACACGCGTTAAAAATAGTGAATTTAACTATACTTCAAATCCATCAATCATAGATGATAATGGTAATTTATTATATACTACATTGATTGATAATCCTCAAACATACGTTACAACAGTAGGTATGTATAATGATAATAATGAATTAGTAGCAGTAGCTAAATTAAGTAAACCATTAACTAAAGATTTCACAAAAGAGGCCCTAATTAGAATCAAATTAGATTATTAATGCATGTCATCATTCAAAAGATTAAACAAGGCCGACGTTACAACAACTCAATACGCTGCAAATAAGCGATGGGTATTTAACTATAATACAACACCGAACGATACTAGTATAGTTTATTACCAAGGTAAAAATGAACCATTCGTTAAGAATGGTTCTACTACTACCAACGGTGAATATCAATCTTTGATATTTGCTTCTATGAACCATATGTTCTATCAATCTTATAGTGGTAGTTTATTAAATACGGGTTCATTAATGTTTAATGTTGATACTTATGTATCTACATCTCAAAATAGACCAACTGCATTTTATTTTGACTATAACAGCAACCCATTACTAATCCAAAATCTTCCTACTGCCTCTGGTAATACAATTGGTGTAATAAATGTTAATCATAATATATTTGGTACAAAAATACTACCATATAGTTTTAATATATCCTCTTCACAAGTTAATATTATAGATGACGGAAACGGAAATTTATACGGACTATTAGCAGCCGGGTGGGATGATTATATATCTGGTAGTTATATAAGTGCTTCTTATTTTGAAACAGGTAGCAATACTTCCTCCTCAATCCATGTTGGTAACATATTTTATGCTCACGGTATAGCAGTACTTACTAATCAATCAGGATTATATCAAAATATATTATCTACATCATCATCTATATCATTTCAAAATGAACATATCATTTATGAAAATGAAGTACGATGTATAGTTAAAGAAAGTGATTATAATTTATCATATAATCCAACTCTACTATCAGGTAGCTACACTACAGGCTCATTAAAAGACTTTGCAACAGGATCATCATTCTATCCATACGCCACAACAATCGGTTTATATAACGATGATAATGAGCTGTTAATGGTAGCTAAATTGGGTAAACCAATAATGTTATCTCCTGATACTGATACAACATTTATAGTTAAATACGATACATAGTTTATGAATAATTGGTTATATGAATACATCCCACTACAGGATGACTTTACAACAGACAATTACGGTTTTATTTATAAAATCACTAATATAGAGACAAATAAATTCTACATTGGTAGAAAATCATTTGTCCATAACAAGAAGAAAAAACTCACTAAAAAAGAATTAGCCGAACAACCTATAGCACGTGGTCGTAAACCAACTACTAAAGTAGAACAAGTCGACAGCGGCTGGCGTGATTATTGGGGTTCATCTAAAGAATTATTAGCTGATGTTAAATTATTAGGTAAAGATAAATTCGAACGTGAAATATTAAAGTTCTGCCCTACTAAAAAGCAACTCACATTCTACGAAATACAATACCAAATCCAACACTCAGTACTATTTACTGAAAGCTACAACGACAACATAGGAGGTAAATACTTCCGTAAAGACTTTGTATAGGCAAAACAACTTCGTATATTGAGGTTATGGAAAATGCTGCTCTATTAATTTTATTGGAATCTATATTAGGACAGGGTAGTAAGACTAGTCGGGGCAATTATTCATTTAAATGTCCGTTTTGTACTCATCATAAAAATAAAATGGAAATCAATTGCATAACAAACGCAAAAAAAGAGAATCCATGGCATTGTTGGGTGTGTGAAGCTAAAGGTAAAACCATTAGATCTCTCCTTAAAGGCGCTAAAGTACCCGCCACTAAATTAGCAGAATTAAATATGATTATTGTTCCTAGTGGAACTGATTATAAACAAGATGTCACTGTATTAGCATTACCTAAAGAATTTATTCCATTAGTTAATACAAATAAACTAAATAGATTAACACAAATAGACTCTAAACACGCCCTTCAGTTTCTAAAAACAAGAGGTATAACAGCTGATGATATAATAAAATATAACATTGGATTTTGTAATGATGGTCCATATAAAGATAGAGTTATAATTCCTTCATATGATGAAAATGGAGTAATAAATTATTTTATTGCTCGCGCATATAAAGATGGAATGCAAAAATATAAAAATCCACCTACCGATGCAAAATCAGCAATAGGTTTAGAACTATACATAAACTGGGATGCTCCTATTATCCTTATTGAAGGTATGTTTGATGCACTAACAGTTAAACGCAACGTAATCCCATTATTTGGGAAAATTATTCACGAAAAATTAATGAAGAAGTTAGTAAGCTCCTCTGTCAACAGAATTTACATTGCATTAGATCCGGATGCTATTAAAAATTCTTTAAAATATGCTCAAGAATTAATGACATATGGTAAAGATATTTACTTAGTAGAATTAGATGGTAAAGATGCAAATGAAATTGGATTTGAACGATTTTTAAACTGTATCGAACAAGCTCAACCTTTAGACTTTCAAAGCTTATTGATGAAAAAACTACAATTATGATTATTGAAAGACATGCAAACATTATTAAGGACCCCAAAATCAAACGCCTTGTTGAATATAAGGAAGGGGACAAACAAGTTAATGTTTTAGACAGCCGATTCTACAGCCGAGATGGTAAATACTATCCTTCCGTAACATCAGTACTAAACTATTTTCCTAAAAACCAATTTTTCCATTCTTGGTTAAAAGACGTTGGACACAATGCTGATATCATTGCTCAAAAAGCAGCTGGTGAAGGTACACAGGTTCACAACGCTATTGAAAGATTTATTAATGGAGAAGAAATTCAATGGATTGATGAGTTTGGTAAAGCTCAATACAATTTAGATGTTTGGAAAATGATATTAAAGTTTGCTGATTTCTGGAATACACATAAACCAGAATTAGTTGCAGCTGAATACCATGTGTTTTCAGACAATCATGAATATGCTGGTACAGCGGATTTGATTTGTAAAATTAAGGGTAAAATGTGGTTACTTGATATTAAAACATCAAATTCACTACATACTAGCTATGGTTTACAATTATCAGCTTATGCTATGGCTTGGAGCGAAACACATAATACTCCTATCGAAGAAACAGGTGTATTGTGGTTAAAAGCTTCTACTCGCACTACTGGTAAAGAAGGTAAAATTCAAGGTAAAGGTTGGGAACTACGTTCATATGGTAATATAGCGTCAAGTTTTCAAATGTTTAAAAACATATACGAGATATATAAACTCGAAAACCCTGATTTTAAACCACATACTGAAATGTTACCTATTTCGGTTAAAATAACAGAATAATAATATTTATAGGTGGCTTGACTAAGTTGAGCCACCTTTTTTATTATTATATTTATGTACAATTATGATTAAACTAATAAGTATCGTTAAACAAATCCTATTAGAGGGTGGTAACGTATTTGGCACTACAGATTCAATTCAAAAAGCAAACATTGAACCTACAGTAGAAGTATTTAGAAGTCAATTATCTAAAATATTTCCTGCAAAAGCAGCATCCTTCAAATCATTTGAAAAATTAAGTTCAGCAGGTAAAAAAGATGTATCGGGTGATATTGATTTATCATACGATGTTAAAAATTTATTTCCTGGAGGTAAACCTGATTTTAAAGGTTGGGGTGTAGATGAAACAAAATACAACGAATTAGTAGCAAAATATACTAAAAGTTCTAGAACAGCATCACCTGAAAAAATTCAATTACGTGCAATGATTGTACTAATTGGAGAAAAAATTAATGATGCTTTAGAAGATGTTGAAGTAGATACCAAAGCCTCTGGTTCTGGATCTATATTTTGTGCTGTACCACAATACGGACCTGATGGTAAAAAATTAGGTAAAGCAGTTCAAACTGATATTAATATAGGTAATCCAGAATGGTTACGCTTTAGCTACTATTCTAACACATACTCAGGTAATGTTAAGGGATTACACCGTACACAACTTATGTTAGCTTTATTCTCAAATAAAGGTAGAACATTTGGTCATTCAACTGGTGTTGTAGATAAAGAGACAGGAACACAAGAAGCAAAATCACCACAAGAAGCTATTAAATTATTAAATAAATTATATAATTTTAATATAACTCAAGATATTTTAGATGATTATTTTAAATTAGAAGATTATATGAAGAAAAATCTATCTAAAGAAGAATATGGTTCTATTATGGATAGATATTTAAAAATATTAGACTCAACACGAGCAGATATACCTGATAATCTACAACAATATTGGATTGACAATCAGGAAAGATTAGGATTGAAAGGTAAATTCTTACCGGATACATCTAACTTAATACCTCACCAAACCGAAAAAGCATAATGTCCGGATCAATAGGAGCAAATAGAATACCAAGATCAGCAGTTGAAGCTACACTTAAAGCCTATACTGATAAAGTATTAAGGAAATTTCCTGGCTTTAAATCAGCTAAAATATCTGGCTCATATAATACTAGTGTAAAACCAGATCATGGTGATTTGGATTTAGTTATTCATATTGAAGGAGACGAAACTGATAAGAAAATATTAAAGCAAAAATTTGCTGCTTTTCTTAACTCATTATCTGAAATTCCTCCATTTAAATCAGGACGCAATGTTGGTAAAAAATCAGCAGGTACAGGTGATATAGTAATTACACAATTCCCTATTGAAGGATATCCAGACTTAACTGTACAGATTGACAATATGATTGTTATGTCTGAACAAGAAAGTGACTATAGAAAAAGCTTTTTAGATTTACCGGCTGAAAAACAAGGTTTATTGGTTGGTTTAGCTAAAGCTATATTATTAGAAGAAAATCCACAAGATATATTTTCGCGTTTAGGTATCACAAATATACCTAAATTAGAGGATAATCAAGAATTTGAATTTAATTTATCAAATAAAGGATTAACATTACGTTTAGTTACATTGAGTGATAATTTTAAAGAAACAGGTAGAAACGAAATATGGACATCATTTAATTGGAGTGATGTAGAAAAACTATTTAAGAACTATAATTTAAATGGAAGCTGGGAAGATTTATTAGATGATATAAAAAATAAATTACAAAATCCACGTTCTAAAAACCGTGTAAAAGGAGTATTTAATTCACTAGTTGTAATAAATGCTGGTGAAGCTGGGACCCCAAAAGGTGATAATAAATTAAAAGCAAAAGAAAAAGTGAGTGCAACATTATCTGAAAATAATTTAGGACGCTATTTAGTGTCTATGTTATTAGAACAAGAAGAAGAAACACAACCAACAATAGCAATATTTCCTGGTGCTTTTAAACCACCTCATAAAGGACACTTTGATGTAGTAGAACAACTATTAAAAGTATCTGATCAAGTAGTGGTACTAGTATCTCCTAAAACAAGAGATGGCATTACAGCAGATGAAAGTATGGCTGTATGGAATTTATATAAAGCTAAATTAGATGGTTCTGTTGAAGTAAGAGTATCAGCAATTACCCCTATTAAAGAAACATATGACGTTGTAGCAGATAACCCAGATACTGAATTTAGAGTAGCATTTGGTAAAGGTGAAATAGATCGTTACAAAACGATTGAAAAATATCCAAATGTAAAAATATTTGATGCTGGTGAAGTAGAAGGAGTAAGTGCAACAGGATTAAGAGCAGCTATCGTTAGCAAAAATGAAGAAAAAATTAAAGAATATCTACCAGAAGGAATTACTATAGAAGAATTCATGTCTGCTTTAAATAAACCAGTAGAAACATCAACAGCACCACCAGCTGAACCAGCACCCGCTGAACCAGCTCCTGCTGCACCAGAACAACCATTACAAGAATCACCACCGCTTGAATTTGAACAAGACGATTATCAAGATTATGTATTACAAAATAGAAATAAAATAGAGAAAGCAGCGTATTTCTTTAATTTACCTATTAGTGATATGGAATATGCGTTTAATGCTGGTAAAGAAGTAGTATTATCTGATGATATGTGGTCTAAATTAGATAATAGCAAATCATATAAAATGAAAACATTAGATGATGCTATTCAACACGCTCTAAAATTAGGTATTAATCCTAAACCATATATTGATTTTATTAAAGGCGGTAAGGAAATGCCTTTACCACTTGTGTTGTGTTATGCTCAAGACAAATATTATTTAGTTGGTGGAGAGATAGTATTATCATTATATAGAGCATTAGGTTCAATCCCTACAGTAATACAAGCTACATTAAATTTAAAAATTAATTCACCATCGTATCCTGTAATGGTAAAGGAAGGTTTAATTAAAGAATATTCTGAAAGTCTAATTAAAAGATTAATACAAAAATATAAAATAGAACAACCAGATTTATCTGATGAAGATATAAGAGCAGAAATATTAGAATTTGATAAAATAAAAGATAAATTAGATCCTACTAAACGAGATATAACTAAATATGATTGGAGTACATTACAATCAACAATACAAGATAATAAATCAACTCGCATTAAAGCTGGTAAAGTTGATAAGAATAAGGTAGAAGGTGATGTTAATTTAGTTTATAATAAGAATGGCATTAGAATATATAAAGCTGACTCTAAAAAAGCCTGTATTAAGTATGGTAATGGATATAGTTTCTGTATATCAGCTCGTGGAAGTGGTAATGCATTCGATACTTATAGATTTGGAGATGAAGATGAAGAACAAGATCCAGGATTACCGTATTTTGTATTTGATGATAATAAATCTTCTGCTAAAGATGAAAAAGATAAATTCATTGATCAGGAACATTTATTAGTTATATTCGCCCTAGAATATGGAGGATATGCAGTAACAAAAGCTAATAATGAGGGAGAAGATTGGTTTGAAACTTTTGATAAATTAGTATCTAAATATCCATATCTTAATGGATTAGAAAATACAATTAAATATGAAAATCCTGATAAAAAAATTAGTCTAGGTAGAGAATTTACTAAATATGTTGATAATAAAGCAACAGAATTGATAACTATCTGGCTGAATAAAAATAAGGATTTTTATCGAAAAGAATCGGCCTTTGCACCTAACTTTAATAACTTACCAAATAAAAGTAAACAATTTATTCAAGATATATTGGATGGAAAAAGAGTTATGTATAGCATAACAAATAAATCTCCATCTGGTAATGGTACTTCTATAATAACTACTAGTCCTGAAGAAGCACAAAAAGAATTAGAAAAATATATAAAAAAATCAGACGATAATTTTAATAACAATATTTCATCTTTATCTATAGAAAAACAAAAAGACGTACTTGATTATTATCATAAATATCCATTTCATTTAGTACAAATCCCTATGAATCAATCTACAATTGATTATTTAGAAGGATTAGTTAGACTTGCTGATGTAAATACTAACAATGTAACTCAATATATGACATCTTGGCCTATTAAACATATTGGTCTTTTAGAAAACCAAGAAACTTCAAATAAAAAAGTAGATTCAAGTATAATAAAAGAATTTATTAAATTTGCTATTAGAAAACTACAAATATCTAAAATACCAGAAGGATTAACATTATCATACAACAATGATGAAGCTAAATCTCGTCACTCATTTGGTACATTTGACCCAAATACTGGTAAAATATGGCTATACGTTAAAAATAGAAACATGGCTGATATATTACGCACACTAGCACATGAATTAGTTCATCGTAAACAAGACGAAGATGGACGTATCGATTATAGTAGCGGCGAAACAGGATCAGAAATTGAAAACGAAGCAAATGCTCAAGCAGGTATACTATTAAGAGACTTTGGTAAACAAAACGAAAAAATATATCAATAAATAAAATATAGTTATGGCTGAATCGAAATTAATAAAAGAATTTAAGGGGCGTGATGTACAACGTATGCGTAACATTATGACTAAAGATTATGGTGCTAAAACATCTGTTCAAGTAGGATATAATAAAGATCATATTGAGTACAAGGAAGGTGATGTATGGGAAGTTGATGGTAGATCATGGACAATCAAAAACGGTTTAAAACAAACCGTTACTCGCTTTGATAAACTTAAACAATTAGTTGCAATGCCTTTATGTTGTCCTAAATGTAAAGTACCAATGCAGGACAATCGCCCAAACAAATTAATGTATTCTATACATCAAATATGTTTTGATTGTGTTATAAAACACGAAACTAAACTAAAACTTACAGGCGAATACGAAAAATACGAACGTAATATAATAAATCAAGGCGTACAATACCATATTAAAGAAATGGAAGGTGTATTACTAGAATTATTAATGGACCAATCCGATGAATCTTTCGTTACTGAAGCTGGCGATATTGAAACATGGAAAGGTAAAGGTATAGACGTAACTAAAACCACACAAGAAATACAGGAGTACATACAAAAACTCAAGGATGCCATAGCTACCTAATATTTATTAGCATCGTTCCACCTAAATATATAAATAAATACGATGCATAATAATCCTGAATTTAATACTATTGGACTTGTTTCTATAAGTTTAACCACTCTAAATAGTCTATTTCAAGTATTTAATCCTATCCTTACAGGTTTATTTTATATAGCTTCGATTTCGTGGCTATGTGTACAAATATACTACAAATTAAAAGGTAAAAGATGATTAAACTATCAGAATTATTAGAACCAGAACCACTACAATTTCCAGATAGTTTTAAACCAGCTAAAAAGGTACCTGAAGGTGGTGCAATGTGCGCTAACTGCGCTAAGTGGAATAAAGAAACACAATTGTGTGAAGGACAATATTACATTGATTGGAATGGTAACGGTAAAATACCAACTGAACCAACTAAATATGTTTGTATTTGGTGGGTACCGCAAAATAAATAACAATGATTAAACTATCAGAACTACTAAGCGAAAAAGCACCATGCTGGAAAGGTTATAAACAAATTGGTATGAAGGAAAAGAATGGTAAACAAGTACCAAACTGCGTTCCAATTGATGAAGCCTTTTTTATAGGTGAAGATCAAACTATAGAGTGTGAAAAATGTGGATGGAGATGGAAATTATCTGATGGTGGAAAAGATCCATATCTTTGCCATAAATGTAATTTCGATAATAGCTACGTCTATCAAGACGAAGCAATAGATGAATACGACGTTGAAAATAAACAAGACGTATTAGAATTCCTCCAATTTATAAAAGAACACAACAAACTATTATCTGAAGCAGAATGTGATTGTGTTTATGAAGCTGAATATCACGGCCATAAAGTTACATTAGGTAAACCAATGCAAGGTGATATTAAGAAATTCAAAGTATACGTTAAAGATCCTAAATCAGGAAGAATAGTTAAAGTAAATTTTGGAGCTCATGGAATGAATATTAAAAAGAATAATCCTAAACGTCGCAAAGCATATAGAGCAAGACACCATTGTGACAATCCCGGACCTCGTACTAAAGCAAATTATTGGAGTTGCCGTAAATGGTAAAATAAAAATATATAAATGAGAGCAATAGATAAATTCATATTACACGTAGCACATAATCTTTTCCCTTTAAATGAATATTCAGCAGGAGAAGTATCCCGCTTAATGATTCAATTTAGAGAAGAAGCTGATGATTTAAATATCCAAATTACAGACGATCAACTTAAAGCATATATCAATCGATTTGATACTTTAAAAAATTCTCCTAAAGTACAGGAGAAAGATTTACGTAAATATACTTTATCAAAACTAATTAAATTAGTAACATCATCCGCCGATGCTGAAACAGAAGGTGATGAGGAAGATCAAACACCAGATGTAGTATATCAAGATGGTGGTATTACAATATGGAATGGCTCTAAAGAAGGTAATTGTATTGCTTATGGTAGAGGAGAAAAATGGTGTATCACTAGAGGATCATTTGGTAACTACCGCTATAGCGCAGATAAAGGATATCCAGTATTTTATTTAGCTAAAAATACTAATATATCAGATAGTGATAAATTAAGCTTTGTTGCTATTCAAGTTAGAAATGTAACAGATGACGATAAAAAATACGTCTATACCGATAGAAGTAACTCCCCATATGAATCATCAGCAATGAATTTTAGTGCATTATTATCTAAAATCCCTTGGTTGAACGATATTCCAAATATTAGAGGAATATTACGTTATATCCCTTTAAATAATAATGAAAAAGTAAATCAAAAATATAAAAACGAATCGGTTAGTATTAGAGAATGGATAAAAATGCCATTTAATACTAAAAAACAATATTTAGTTGTTAGGGGTGCACGTACTTTATTTAATGATATAGAAAATACAGAATTTGTTGGAAAATATTTACCACAATATCCACAAATAGCTGAATTTATTGTTATTACTCCTGGTATCATTGATAATGTTTATTTATTAGCAAATTTAGATAAATTTAGCAATCAAGATAGAAGATCAATAACAGCTAACATACAACAACCAATTGATTTAAGATACCTTTCAACAGAAAACTTTCCATTTGATGTTAAAAAATTATTAACATTATTAAAAAAATGGAAAATTAGAAGTGATGAAAGATTATATGTTACTAAAAATGGTGAAGCCATTGTTAAATTAAAATTTGGAGATACAGTTAATATAGGAGTATACACAGCGGAAGATGATTATCCAAATGTTAAATTAAATCAACGCACATCAAAATACTTACTTGACTACCCAGAACTAGATAAGATACCATTCAATGTAATGATAAAATTAGCTACTGATGGTGTTATAGATAAAAGCTTATTAGATACAATTATAGAAAAAGCTAAAACAGATGAAGATTCTGCTATTGTAGTTAAAGATATTAATGGTAAAGAAATTATAGTCGATTCAAATTCATTTGCATCATATAAAATTGAAGATGGTAAAATATCTAAAATACCATTTGATGATGAAGATGTACAAGCTGTATTTGCTGCTGAAAAAGATAATTTATCATTCCAACAAAGTGCAGTTGATACTATTAGAATAGCAGCTACTGATGGACAAGATCTACCACCAAGATTAGATAAAGAAGCATTTTTATCCATTGTTAAAGCCACACCATACGATAAAAGAACATACACAGATGGGCGATATCAATATGTTGTTTTAGTACCAGAAGGACAAGGTGAGAGAGATATGTTTACAAAATCTACAAACCTATACGATAGTATGTTAACTACTGGAGCTGATTTTGGACGTGCTGGTGATTGGAGAGCATTTGATCATAAAGGTGCAATGCAGGAAAGAGATTATAGAGCTTACTTCAGCTGGATGAGAAATGAAAATAAAGTATATGAAAGTGAACGAGTAATAAGTAATTGGAGGACTACATGGGGTGGTGTAGGTGGTAAAAAAGCATGGTTTGCAGCACAACCACCATTCTCACCAACAGACCAATACGCACCCGCAGTATCAGCAGACGGTACTTGTTATCTTGTTAATAAACAAAATTCAAGAGAAAGTCTTAAATTATCCGACTCAGCTAAATTAGTTAAAGCAAATATACCAGCCTCAATGGCTCGCCAATTAATAGGCGCTACACCAGATCAAGCTACTCCAGTAGCTGCAGCAGCTACAACACCAGTAGCAAACGCAGCAGCACCAGCAACCGGTAGAAGAGGTAGACCAGTAGGTGTAGCTAATGCTCCACGTGCTGCCGCTCCTGCAGCAGCAGCAGGAGAAGGATTTATAAATGTAGCTAACGTAATGGATGAAACTGGGTTAGTAGCTGCATTTAACGGATTACCACGTGCTGATAGAAATAGATTAAACGTAACAGATGGTGTACGTATTACTCCAAATGGAGATAGAGGTGCTGCTCGTCGCAATAATCAATTAGGTGAATTAGTTGGCAGTGTAGGTAGAGTTATTGGTATTGGAGCTAGTAAAATATACTTAATTCGTTTAAGAGCAAACCAACAAATAATAGCATCTATTAATATACAACCAGGTAATAGAAACTACGTACTATTACCAAATGGCACAGCATTAACATTAAATTCACCAGCTGAATTAATGCAGGTATTACGCCAACGTAACTTAGTAGCTGAAGCTCGCAATTACATTGTGCGTGAATATCTACACCACAACCCACAACATTTAGATGAGGTACGAGGTTTAATACAACAACACGTTAATGAAACCAAAAGAAAGTAATATTTATAAATATAAACACAAAAAGATAATATGAATAATTCAGCAATGCGTCTATTTGTACGCAGCATCATAGCAGAAGCTAAAGCAACAGATAAAAAGGTTAAAAAAACGAAAAAAGCAATGAGAACATCTGTTGATGATCGTTTGAAAATGATTGACGAAGCTGGCGATAAAGCTGCTTTACAAGCTAAAATAGCTAAAATCGAAGAAGATATCAAAGAAGCAAACGAAATCAAAAATGCAATTCCTAGCAACATTGGTCATTTTGTTGATCATGAAATTATAAGCGATTTACATGATGATTTAGCATCTAGTATTGAAGAACTTCAAGCTAAAAAAGCTGAATTAGAAGAGCAAATGAAAGGATTAGATGAGGCTCGCTTTAAAAAAGGAGAAGATGTAGGAGCAAAAGGTAAAAATTTCGCTAAAATCGAAAAATCAGCAGCAAAACATTATGGTTCAGAAGAAGCTGGTAAAAAAGTAGCAGGTGCTATTCTTAAAAAAGTAGTAAAAAAATAATAATGATTAAGTTAGCTGAATTATTAGATGAAAAACATCTTACTCCTGCTGAAGTAGAAAAAAAGGAAGATATTCTTAAAGCCATGAAAAAATCTGGCACTAAGTTAACTCCTAAAGAATATGCTATAGCAACAGCAAAAGCTGAAAAAATAGCTGAAGGAGAAGATCATGAAGCGTCAATGGCTAAAGGTGAATTACGCGATATGCTTACACACGGAGCAAAATTATACCAAATGATTGAACCAGGTGAAAACTTACCAGGTTGGGTATCATCTTACATCACATTGGCTTCAGATTATATTCACAGTGTAACAGAATATATGATTGAAAAATCCGTTGAAGGAGAAACTTATGAATAAAGAACTATTATTAGAAAAATATATTAAAGTTGCTGTTAAGAAGGCTTTAAAAGAGCAAGAAGTAGCACAACAGAAAGCCGAGAAAGCGATGTACCTAGTATATCGCTTCCCTGGTTTAAAAAAAGTAATGGAAGACTTAATGTCACCTGCTTTTGGTAAGTATGTTAATGCTATTAATATTATTGCTCCAAAGCCAACTACATTTAAAGTTGATTTAATCAACGGACAAGACTTCAGCATTAAATATCTAGGTAAAGGTAAATTCAGTACTAAAGTGGCAGGTAAACAATATAATCCTATTAATTTAGGAGAATTAGAACGTGCATCACAATCAATATCTGATTTACTAGAATTAAATTATGCACCTGCTGAAGGTAAAGAACAAATGGGTGCTGAACCTGGAGCAGAACCAGCAGCACCCGGTACATCAGCAGCTGAATTAGGTCCTGAATTAGCAGCAGCTAATACTGAACCAACACCACCAGAAGCTACTCCACCAGCAGAAGAAGAAACCCCACCAGCCGAAGCATAATATGACAGTTATAGATAAAATACTAAATGAATGGTCTTATCGCTGTAGCGATGGGATTGTAGATATGAATAATCCTACTAAACGAGAGATATTAAATATAATATTGAAGGAAAATGGTGTTGAATTAGAAGAAGCTAAACCTAAGAAAGAAAAACCAGTTGAAGAAGAAGATACATCTGATATAGGAAATATAATATCTACTTTAAAATCAGTAGGAATTAGAAAAGATATTCTTAATGATATTAAAAATATATTATTAAATTATAATGAAGATCAGTTAAAAAATTTCATAAGCAAATTTAGAACATACGATATAAATAATATCACTGATATTTATAAAACATTCTCTGATTTTTTCAATATTACTACTAAAGGATTAGGTAGAGGTGAAGTTATGTTAATTATAGGATTAAAAGATAGTAAGTCCGGTGGTACATCATCTAAAGATATAGAAATAAAAGGTAAAGTATACGAAGTAAAGGAATTAGCGGGTGGTGAATTTAGTTTAGCTAGTGATGGTTATATCGGTGGTACTACTTACCTTCAAAATTTAAACACATTTAAGAAATATTTAACAAAAGAGATTGTACCGGCTTTAGATATTACTGAAGATGAAGCTAATACTTTATACGAAACTATAAACTATTATACTGAAAATGGTCCCAATAATGCCTCACGAGGATTTTTGATTAATTTAGAAAAATCATGTGAAATATTAAAACAAAATATTACTAAAACTAGCATCCAAACTATAAATTATATTACTGTTAGAGGTAAAAAAATAGCAATTAGTGATGAAGATTGGGATAAAATACAAGCAGGAAGTGGTCCTGTAAATATATCTTTTGGGGATGAAGTTAGTGAAGTTAAAATTAATTTATCTAAATTAGATAAACACCCTTGGGTTTTAAATCCAAAAGAAATAAAAGATAATTTAAATACCATATGGGATTCATTTCTTAATAAAATAGAAGGAATAATAGCTTTTAAATATCAAGATAAATCAGAAGGAATATTTTTAACTAAAGAAGAAGTAAAAGAAAATTTTATACCTTTTAGAATTGTTCAAAACTCCTTACTAGCAAAAGAAAAATCAATAGTAAATAAGAAAAAAGAAATAACAGAAGAATATGACACAATTTAACCCACTAGATACAATTACAGTAGACGTACCATTATTCATACGCCTATTAGAATACGCCCGTGAAGACGCTAAAACCGATATGGATTTACATAACGTAGCTGAAAACGCAATCACATTAAGCGAAACCGGTAAAACATTAAAAATGACTGACTATGATGCTATTGTTAAAGATGGCGGACAAGAAGGAACAATAGCTGAATCTAAAAGAATGCAGAAGTTAGCTAATATAAACTAAACATACAGACTAGATTCATTGCCTAGTCGCATCGGAATAAAATAATCAAAGTAGTGGCTCATCTTAATAGATGGGCCATCTTCTATTTGAAAAATAGGTGGTTGGTCTGATGGAAAGTCGTATATTTATTGTCATGATAAGCATATACATTTTAGAAAGAAATGGGATACCATTTTATGTAGGTAAAGCAAATGATGTAATAAGACGAAAACACAAACACCATCAAACATATGGTCCTGATATAACATTAACTATTGTTGATAAAGTTGAAGATTGGAAATATTGGGAAGAGTATTGGATTGAACAGTTTAAAGCATGGGGGTTTATTTTATTAAATCAAAATAAAGGTGGTGGTGGTCCTGAACGATATACTGAAGAACAGAAACAAAAAATGAGAAAACCTCGTATAATAGGAACTGGAGATAAAATAAGTAAAACATTGAAACAAAGAAATCATTCACAATATTATACTGAAGAAGTTAAACAGCGAATAAGTGAAGGAAATAAAATACTAAAACCATTCTCAGATGAACATAAACAAAATATGGGTATAGCTAAACGTAAACAAGCAACACCTGTACTTATGTTTGACTTAAATAATAATTTAATTAAGGAATGGGAGAGCAAAGGTCAAGCAGCAGAATGGATTAAAGAACAAACAGGTAAAACAAGTAATGTAACATCACAGATTAAAGATTGTATTTTGGGGAGGCAAAAAACAGCGTTTAAATTTAAATGGAAATATAAAACAATATGAAATACACAAAGAAAATTGTAATTGTAGGAAGTGGTGTAGCTGGTATTAATGCCGCTACCAAATTAGTAGATAACGGTTATCCTGGTGAATTAATCACTATTATTGATAAAGGTAATGATCCTCATAATAGATTACCAAGTGAAGTTATGTGTGGTTTCGCAGGAGCAGGAGCGTGGAGTGATGGCAAACTAACTTACCATACAGCAATCGGTGGTCAATTAGCTAAGTATTGTGGTGAAGAAAAAGCTATGGAATTGATGGATCAAGTCATTAGTAACTTCAGACGCTTTCACCCCAAACCAGAAGAAATATTCTGTTCTGATCCAGTAGCTGAACCAGACTTCATTAAACCATACTTTGGATTACGTTTATTTCCTGTATGGCATATTGGTAGTAACTATCTACATGAGATTGCTAAAGCATGGTATCAATATTTAGTTGATAAAGGTGTTAATTTTATGTGGAATAAAGAAGTAAAACGCATAGCATTTGAATCAGATTTTATTTTGTATGATAAGAATAGCAAGTTAGGTACTATGCTTAAATTAAATTATGACGAATTAATATTTGCAGTAGGTAAATCAGGTATTGACTTTGCTCAAAAACTATCAGACGACTATAAACTACCAACTGAACCTAAATCAGTACAAATTGGAGTACGCTTTGAAGCACCACAGAAATATTTCCAAAAACTAATTGATATATCATATGATTTTAAATTATATCAGAAATTCGATAATGTATCTTTACGTAGCTTTTGTACTAACAACAACGCGGCTTTCGTTGCTGTTGAAGAAACGTACGGCGATGTAACATACAATGGTCACGCTAAGAAAGGTGAAGAATTTAGAAACAACATGACTAACTTTGGTATCTTAATGGAAATTAAGGGTATTGAAGATCCATTTAAATGGTCACGCGATGTAGTAGAAAAATTACAAAGCGAAGGAACAGGATTGTATTTCTCACCATCACGTACACCAGCATTAACATCTGAAGGTGTAACAGTATCTGCTACTCAAATTAAAAGTTTAGTACCCTTTGAAGAAGCATTAGGAGAATACTCAAAATATATTATGGATTTTATCATTCAAATGGATAAAGTATTTAAATTTGGTGATGATTGGGGTATGTATATCCCTGAAGTAAAGTATTTAAGTCCTGAACCATTAGTAAACTATACAAACTTAGCATTAAATGAATTTCCAAATGTACATTTCGTTGGCGATGCATTAAGTGCTCGTGGTATTACTGTATCAGGCGCTCATGGAATTTATGTTTCTGAATATTTATTAACAAACGTATAATATGAGTATAAAAAGATTGCGCGAATCTATTCGTCGTATCATATTGCAAGAGTTAAATGAAAATCTTACAATTAAAGGAAAAAAAGTTAAAACATACAAACAAAATGGTGATAAATCATACGCTGTTGTATATGATGATGGTACCAAAGCTACAATAATGGTAAGTGATAAGGAATGGGATAATCTTAATGATGCACCTAAATTATCTGAAAACTCACCTGCACCTTCTAAACCAAGGGAAAACCCAGGACCAGCAATCGCACCAGGTAAACCAGGTGAAAAAGACAAACCACGTCGTCCATTAGGAAATCCTAACGTTAAACCTGCTCCTAAAGCAAAAGCAACAATGGATGAAGCAGAAATGCTAGCTAAGATTATCAAACGCTTTAAATCTAAAAAATAATGGCTCGTTTATTAGAAGTAGAATATGATAAAATATTCTCGCCAAAAACAATGGCTGGTTTAAAGGGTAAAACAGCTGCATCTCTAAAGCAAATGGTTGGTAATAAATCATTAATGCAAACATTAATGAAATCTCAAGAGGTATTAGATGAAATTGTCGATGCTGAAGAAGGATACCGTGATGAATTAGAAATGGTAGCTGCCCAAATGGTAACAGATGCATACCCAATCATTGGCTACGCTAACATCAAAATTGATGCTAAAATAGCCGGCCTGGGGGATATGAATATTGAACCTGGTGATGGTGAAGTAAGCATAGATGAAATGCCTGAAACTGAAGAAACTGATAAAGCAAAACGCCGTATCATTAATGGTATTACACAAGGTGCATCAATTAGAGGTGCTTTTGGTTTTATGCTATTTAAAGAATATATAGACGCTATCAACCCAGCATTAGTAGAAAAATATAACGAAATCCTAAAAATGGCATTCGGTATATATGATGACGAAAATGCAATTGCAATGATGTTAGCAGCATTAGCTCAAGGACAAAAAATGCAAGGTGGTGAAAGCGAAATGGAATATGATGAAGAAAATGAGCAATTTGTTATTAAAGCGAAAGCAATATGCTTCCCAATGCTTGTACATGAAATCGTAAAAGGATTGTATGAAATCGTTGGTACAGAAGGTTTTGGTGCTGATAAAGAAAAAAACCAAGCTATCGTAGGTGCTGTAGATAAATTATCAAATGAACCTAAAGATTTACAATTAGGTAAATTCATATATGATGCTGTAAGTAAAATATATAATGAAAGTAATATTGATGATGCACGTGTACGTGAATTATTCTTTGCTGAAGTATATAAATTAAATGATATGGAATTTATTCCATTCATTGAGAATGCTATCAACGATGAATTAACTAACAGTCAAAAACAATGGGCTTCAAACACAATGAAGGATATTGAACGCGACTTAAAGAAAGATGATACTGGACTTTCAGGATTGGATTAGCAAGATTTCCTTCGTAACTTTAAAATAAAAAACGATGGAAAGTAATTTAGAAACAAAACGTCTTAAATCATCTGATGGAACTATAGCGTATTATTGTTTAGGTAAAATGCATAATTGGGAAGGACCAGCATTAATCCCTCAAGGAAATAAACGCAAAGCTGAATATTATTTGTTTGGTATTAAACATACAAAAACTCAGTGGGAAGAAAAGAAAAAAGATGTTCATGGTCAACCATGGTATAAAACATCAGCTGGTAAAGCAGCAGGAGCAAGAATGTAAAAAAATAAGGACCGTCAAGGTCCTTTTTTTATCTTTATAACATGGAAGAAAGAAGAGGAAGACCAAAAGAAATAATAGTAGAAGAAGCACCACGTAAGTATACTAAAGTATATGAGTACGAGGATTCAACAGAAACTTGGGTTTATAATTTAGACAAACATCATGGTCCTATTAGCGTTGATATTAAGTATAAGAACAATGTTGACAAAAATTGGGCTAAGAGACAAAAAGAACAAAAGCGAATAGATAGTAGTATGCGCAAAATAAAAAAAGCACAATCACTTAAAACACAAAAATAATGAGAATAGGGTTATGTGGAACAATTAGTGTAGGAAAAACTACATTAGTAAAAGCGTTAAAAGAATTAGAGCAATTTAAAGATTATGAAATTGCAACTGAACGTAGTAAATACTTACGCGATCAAGGTGTAGCATTAAATACAGATTCTACAATAAAAGGTCAATTGGTGTTTGCTGCTGAACGTAGTATTGAATTAATGAAAGAAAATATCATTACTGATAGAACAATATATGATGTTACTGCATTTACACTCAGTGCTAAATCAATTGGGTGGACTGAAAAGCGATATTTTACTGAATTATTAATGATACTACGCGACGAATATGATTTACTAATTTATGTATCGCCTGAAGGTGTTGAACTTGAAGATAATGGTGTTCGTACTACAGATGCTGAATATAGAGAAAAAATTGATCTTTGTATAAAAGAAATGTTAGACGAATTCAAACACAAAAATTTATTAACAGTAAAAGGTACAACTGAAGAACGTATCGCTACTATCATCTCTCATCTAAATTAAATATTTATGGATATCACCACAACTGAATTAAAAACAATGAAAGCCAAACAACTACGCAGAATAATACAAGAAGTTATAAATGAAGCTACAGAAGTAGATGTTAAAACTGCTAAAAAAGCAGCATTAGATCTAAAAATGAAATATGCTGATGCTGAATCAAAAGCCGCTGCTCTTGAAAAAACAGTAGCTTCTAGTCAAAAAGCAGCAATAAGTGAAATGGAAATTGATGAAATGGCTCGTATCGCTAAAGGATTTAGATTAGCTGATCCAAATCTTAATGCTTCTCAATACGCTACAAAACGCATAAGCGGAACTTCAATGGCTGATGTTATTGAATTTTTTAGAGAAAATCCAGGTGCTGAAAAAACAGCATTACAAGCACAATTTGGTTTCGTTCGCCCACAAATCGCAAACGCAATAGTAAATGGTTTATTAGATGCAGGTGTATTAGTTAAGTTAGGAGCAGGTGGTGAAGAAGAAGCACCAGTAGCACCAGGCGAAACAGTACCAACACAAGCAACTGAACCAGAAGATATGTTCATGGGTAGTGCTGAAAATCCATTATCAATGTATTTTGATGATGAACCAAATGCAGACGGAAGCGAAAATTTCACTGATGATGAAGAACCAGATGCCGGTGAAATTGAAAAAAGCAATATGGCCGCTGGTGGTATGTCTGATGCTGATTATGAAGCTTGGATGAAATATGGTGAATTAAAACAACGTTTAGATTCTACAAAAAGCAATATCTTAAAATTAAGAAAAAATAAAGGTGGATCTTTTGGAGATATATCAGATAAACCATCAACTGAATTACAACGCTTACGTGATTTAAAATTATCATTAGAAGAAAGAATTGTAGCTTTAATTGCTTCATCTCCATATCTACAAGCTAAACTTAAGAAAGAAGAACCTATAGTTCCTGTTATTGAACCTGAAGAAGAAACAGAAGTAGAACCATTAGATGAATGGACAATACGTAAAATGCAATATTATGCTGGAATTAGTAAGTAAATATAAAACACAAATTAAGTACGGCTTATATGCCGTGCTTTCTTTGTTTGTAATATATGGGATGATCTATATATTCACTCCAAAACCCCAAATGCCGATTGATTTTAAGGCAACTATCGATTCATTGATAAAAGCAAATGCCGCACTGCAAGCTAAACAACTTGAAATTGATAGTACTATTGGTAGATATGAAAATGAAGTTGATATTTTAAATGGAATGATAGGAAGTATAACAGAAAAAACTACTATCATTAGAGAATACTATCACGAACAAAGTAATACAGCTGGTAAGTATACTCCAACACAAGTAGATTCATTCTTTAAATCAAGATATAAATACTAATATGAAACTATTTTCTATAGTAGTAGCACTTCTACTCTCAACAACAACACAAGCTCAAGATACAATTAAAATACCGGCACCTGTAGCTAAACAAATCGTATTAGATTTAATTAGTGGTGATAGTGCTAAAGCTGAATTAGGTTTAGTACAACAACAACTAACATTAACAAATAAAGTTGTTGTATTAAAAGATAGTATCATATCTAACTATGTTCAAAAATGTAATATTTATGATGAGCGTATCACTAATGAGCAAGCTAAATATAACGTACAAGGTTTGTATGTTAAACAATTAGAAAAGAGTAATAAAAAATTAAAAATAAAATTAATATTCACTAAAATAGTATCAATTGCTGTTGCCGGTTCAATTAGCTATTTTTACTTAATAAAATAAAAAATGAAACAACCAATCAACGAAATCCGCAGAATGCAGCAATTAGCTGGTATCTTAAATGAAGAAATGGGTGAGTTTAAAGAGGTTCCATCAAGTGCCGTAGTTAGTGGAAAATCTATTGTTACTGACGGTGAAAATTACTACGTATACAAAACCTCGTTAGGAGCATCTAACGAAAATACAGCTTTCTTTGTATACGATATGAAAGGTAATGAACTAAATAAATATGATCTAGTGGATGATAAAGCGACTATAGGACAAAGTCGTAAACTAAAAGCAGCAGTAGACGCATTAGAACAAATAAGCGGATTAGGTTTATAATATAAAGTAAAATACATAAAAATAATTGTTCTAGTCTACCTTAGGAACATACCGTTAAGCATTTCTAGACCGATGCGAAACACATACCTAACCCCGTAAGGTTAGGTTTTTTTTTGCTTTGTATATTTATATATATGAGCAACCCACAAGCTAATATAAAGGAAATAATAAAGCAGGAGTATATTAAATGTGCAACAGATCCTGTCTATTTCTTTCGCAAATACTGCTACATATCTCACCCCGTTAAAGGTAGAGTACTATTCCATTTATATCCATTTCAAGGAGATGTATTAAATGATTTTAGAAATAATCGTTTTAGTATTATAAATAAATCTAGACAGCTAGGTATATCTACTCTATCAGCCGGATATTCTCTATGGTTAATGATGTTTAATAAAGATAAAACTATACTTTGTATAGCCACTACTCAAAAAACAGCAGCCAACATGATTGAGAAGGTACAGTTTATGTACAATAACTTACCATCTTGGCTACGAGGCAACCAAAAACCATTAGCAGATAATAAATTATCACTCAAACTACCAAATAACTCTCAGATTATAGCAGCATCCGCCGCATCCGATTCTGGCCGTTCATATGCTGTATCACTACTAATAGTGGATGAAGCAGCATTTATTGAAGGTATTGATAAAATATACACGAGTGTTAAACCAACAATTGCTACAGGTGGAGGTATTATAGCATTATCATCACCAAATGGTGTTGGTAACTGGTTTCATAAGATGTATACTGAAGCTGAATTAGGTAAAAACGATTTTAAAGCAATTAAATTAAGATGGGATTTACACCCCGATAGAACAGGAGATTGGGAGCAAACAGAACGAGCAAACATGTCATTACGTGAATTTGCTCAAGAGTATGACTGCGATTTCTTAGGTTCAGGAAATTCACTAATTGAACCAGATAACTTATCTTTCTATGAGCAAACATTTATTCAAGAACCTATGGAACGCCGCTTTATGGGTGGTGACTATTGGGTGTGGCAGTATCCTGACTATAGTAAGTCTTATATTGTATGTGCTGATGTGGCTCGCGGTGATAGTAGTGACTACTCAGCATTCCATGTTATCGATGTTGAAGCGTGTGAGCAAGTAGCAGAATATAAATCTCAGATAGATACTCGCTCATATGGTAATATGTTAGTATCGGTAGCTACTGAGTATAACAACGCTTTACTGGTAGTAGAAAACGCGAATATCGGTTGGGACGTCATAAACACTATAATCGAAAAGGGATATCAGAATTTGCATTATTCACCTAGAATAAATGGTGATATAAGTGCAGATAAATGGTTATCTAAAATGGAATCTGAACAAACAGTACCTGGATTTACAACATCAGCAAAAACAAGACCTCTTGTCATTGCAAAAATGGAGTCGTACATTCGAGACAGACATTTTATCTTTCGTTCTAGAAGATTATTAGAAGAACTACGTGTATTCATTTGGATGAATGGTAAAGCACAAGCACAAAGTGGTTATAATGATGATTTAGTAATATCTTTAGGAATAGGCTTATTTACTAGAGATACAGGAATAAAATTTCATTCACAAGGACTAGAATCATCACGAGCAGCAATAGCTGGTATATCTAGTACAGGATATGGAGGTGGATATGGTAATATGCCTATGATGCCTAATGGTACACCCAATCCCTACCAAATGGAAACGCAATATGGTGTTGAAGATTTAGGTTGGATGATGGGATAAGTAAATATTTATTGACATAATAAAAACAAATAATGGCAGAACAACAAAATGATCCAGGATTATTTGGCAAATTGAAACGCCTATTTTCGACGGACGTTATTATAAGAAATGTAGGAGGAGATCAACTGAAAGTTACTGATGTTGATAGAATTCAAGCTTATGGTAACATAAAAACAAATGCCTTAATAGATAGATTTACTAAGTTGCATAGATACGGAGCTAATATGCCGTATAATCCAACAATGAACTACCAAACACTTCGCATTCAGTTATACACTGACTATGAAGCAATGGATACAGAATCTATTATCGCATCAGCATTAGATATTATTGCTGATGAAGCAACATTAAAGAATGAAAATGGAGAAGTAATTCAAATTATGTCTCCAGACGAAAATATTCAACGCATTCTATATAACTTATTTTACGATGTATTAAACATTGAATTTAACTTATGGATGTGGATTAGAAACATGTGCAAATATGGTGATTTTTATCTTCACCTTGAGATTGCAGAAAAGTTCGGTATATACACAGTAACACCACTGTCTGTATACGATATGGTTCGTGAAGAAGGAATGGACCCACAAAACCCCTCATATGTTTGCTTCAAAATTGATCCAATGGTTATTGCAGCTGGTGGTATTAATTCTCGAGTTAAAGACAGAGATGGAAAAATTAAGTTTGAGAATTATGAGATAGCTCATTTTCGCTTATTAACCGACGCTAATTATCTACCATATGGTAGAGCATATATTGAACCAGCACGTAAAACGTACAAACAATACGTACTAATGAAAGATGCGATGTTATTACATCGTGTTACTCGTGCTCCGGAAAAACGCGTATTCTATATTGATATTGGTAATTTACCTCCTAATGAGGTTGATGGATACATGGAGAAGTTGAAAAACAAAATGAAGAAAACTCCATTTATTGACCAAAATACAGGCGAATATAACTTACGTTATAATCAAATGAACGTAATGGAAGATTTTTATATTCCTCAACGTGGCGCTAATAGTAATACTAAGATTGATACAATTAAAGGTTTAGAGTATAACGCAATTGATGACGTAAACTTCTTACGTGATGAAATGTTAGCTGCTCTTAAAGTACCAAAAGCATTCTTCGGATTTGAAAAGGATTTAACTGGTAAAGCTACATTAGCCGCTGAAGATATCCGTTTCGCTCGTACAGTAGAACGTATTCAACGTATTGTATTATCTGAATTATATAAAATGGCATTAGTGCATTTATATACTCAAGGATATGATGGTGAATCACTAAATAACTTTGAATTAAATTTATCTACTCCATCAATCATCTACGAACAAGAAAAAGTAGCATTATGGAAAGAAAAGATTGCATTAGCTAAAGATGTTCAAGATAGTAAATTAATGCCTTCAGATTGGATTTACGATAAAATATTCCAATTCAGTGAAGATCAATACGATGAATACCGTGATTTGGTAGCTGAAGATATGAAACGTACATTCCGCCTATCTCAAATTGAGAACGAAGGCAATGACCCAGCTAAATCAGGCAAATCATATGGTACACCACATGATCTAGCATCATTATATGGTAAAGGAAGAAATGGTACAGGAACAAATCCAGTACCTCCAGGATATGATGAAAAAGCACCTGTTGGTCGTCCTAAAGAAAAAGCATCTATTGTTGGTACACAAGATAGAGCATTAGGTAAAGACCCATTAGGTAGTAAAGAAAATGGAACATTATACACTGCAAATATACCTGACGAAACAGGTACACCAAAAGGTGGTTCACCATTAGCATTAGCTGAATCTTATAGATATAAAAGTATGCTATCAATGATACCTAGGGGTGAAAAGCAAATAATCTTTGAAGCAGAAGAAAAATCTAATCTACTAGACGAAGATAATATTAAAGGACTATAAAGTACTGTATATTTATACGCAGTGTATACTAACTAATTATGAAGATTAAACATAACAAATTTAAAAATACAGGTATATTATTTGAATTGCTAGTGCGCCAAATCGCATCAGATACTATATCTGGTAAAGATTCGGCTGCAATTAATTTAGTAAAGAAATACTTTTCTAAATCTGAATTAGCAAAAGAACATAAAATATACCAAGCTTTAGTTAGCTCAAAAGCATTAACTGAAGGTAAAGCCGAATCATTAATTAATGCTACGCTTGAATTATCTTCACGTTTAAATAAATCTGCTTTACGCAAAGAAAAATACAATATCATTAAAGATATTCGTGAATCTTATGAATTGGAAGAATTTTTCAAATCAAAAATCAACAACTACCCTCAATACGCAGCAGCATATATTTTACTTGAAGCTAATAATTCATTAGAATTTATTGAGCCATCTCAAGTTATTGAGAATAAAGTAACTTTACTTGAACATATATCTCGTACTACCGTTAATAAAACCGATGTTAAAGATCGCGTTTTAGAAGAGTACGCTACTATGGATAAAGGTACTCGCATATTAGTATATAAAATGTTACTAGAGAAATTTAATAGCAAATACAATAATATGTCTAATGCTCAAAAATCAGTACTAAAAGAATACATTAACAATATATCTAATACAGTTAAATTAAGAGAATTTGTAAATGATAGCTTCGTTGCTATTAAATTAGATTTAATTAAACTTAACAAAGTGGTAACAGATAAAACTACTCAGATTAAAATACACGAAGTAGCTAATTTATTAAAACCATTGGATAAAAATCAAAATGTAAAAGACGATAACATTATTGCTTTACTACAATTCCATCAGTTAGTAGCTGAACTTAAATCTATTAAGTAATGACACTGGAAGAATATATCAAAAAAATCATAGATGAAGAATCAGCATCTGGTGATGCTGGTGGATATATGACTCCAAAAGCATTTTCTCCTAAAGGACAAGGCAAAAATGCTGCTACTAAATCAGCAGAAAAACAAGGTTGGAAAGTTACTAAAGGTGAAACCGAAATGCCTGCTGATTCTAAAGTAAAAGATTATAAATCTATTTGGAATAAAAAGAAAAAAAGAACTAAAATATATAACGAAAGCGGCTATACCGAAAAATCTATTTCTTCCCAATCAAGTGGATACACTGCAGCAAGCGGTTATACAGGTGGTGGAATTAAAGGAGACGATTATTATAAAAAAGAAAGTATGAATAAAGAATTATTGGATATTATTGAAAAAGAAATAATAAACGAGGCTACATACAATAAATTCAAAAAAGAAATATCTTACCGTTCTAAAACTGAAATGCTACATAAAGGTATTAAGCAAGTAAAACGTAAGTTAGCCGAAATCGATCGTATCGTTGAATATACATCTCGTATGAAACAAGAATTGAGTGAAGGTGAAGAAGGTGTTAAATATTGGAAATCAACTGAAAAAAACGTTACTCAAATCGCTGAAATGGTAAATAACTTAAACGAAAAAATTAAAAATTTATATAAATAATGGCTAATATACCAGTAAACCCAGGTGGAACATTTTTATTTGCAGGTCAAACCGCAACAGGATCATTTGCAGGAATGCTTGCCCTATCAACAGGATCAGTATTTGCTCCTACAGGATCACAAATAACAGGATTAAAATATATTAATGGATATAATGTAGTATCTGATGGAAAAGGATTTCAAAACTATATTCCTACAGAAACTACTATATCAACTGTATTTAATCTAGATCCTGGTACTAAAATTGATTTAGTAATTACTTCTTGTAGTTTAGCTGCCGGAAGTGCACCTGTAATTTTATATACTTAAAATAAAACAATAATGGCAAAAGCATCATCAAGCGACGCTCGTAAAGTAACATTTGGTGCTCGTAAAAAAGGAGCAGCAAAAAAATCATTCAACAAACATTCACCTCGTCCAAAGAAATATAAAAGTCAAGGCCGCTAAACTATACCAAGCATGAAAAGTGTAAAACAACAATACATCGATTTACAAGAAGGTAAAATGTCTCAAACGCAATTTATGCGTAATATACGTTTAACCTTACCTCAGTATGTTACTAATGTAACATCATTTGATGATTCAGTTAGAATCCTTAAAAATAAAGGTATATTATCTGAAGCTGATACAAAATCATCTGAAGGTGAAGGTAAATGGAAAACAGTTACTGGTAAAGATTTATATAGTCATTTTAAAGAAATTGACAATTTAAATGGTCAAGAAGTATTAGTTGGTGTTGATTATGAAATGGAAAAAAATCCTGAGCTAACTAAACTAGAAGCTCAAAAGATTGTAATTAAAAACCTAAAGAAAAATCAATTTTACTACACAGCACAAGATGTATCTGGTGTAGAAGGATATGAGATGGAATATATGGGTTCTAAAGAAGATGTAAAGGCTCGTCAAATGCAATATCTTGAAAAAAACATGAGCAATGTTGTTGACAAGAAAATGGGTATGAAACCAGTTAAAGGCTTCGAAAACGCAAAAGCATCATCAAATAAAGCATCTAAAGAAACTAATAAAAGTGGAGAAATAGATATAATGTCATTAGTAGCTAAAACCGTTCGTGGTTTAGTTAAAATGGACGCTACCGGTGAAAAAGCTAAGAAAATTGTAATGAAGGAAGGTGAAGAAATGGATACAATGGCATTAGTACAACGTTTCATTAATAGCAATCCTACATTAAGACAACACACCACAGATATTGAACTTGAAAATAGCGGTAAAGGTGTTATTTTGAAATACGGATTTTATGATACATTACCTGATGAATTATATTCTAAATTAGAATTACAATTTGATGTTAATGGAATGGATGATAATACAGATGAGGAAGGTGAAAAAGTATATTATACATTAACACCAAAAAAATCACCATATAACTCACAATACTCAGGTGTCGGTTTACAATCACCATTAGAAGAAGAAATACGCAAACAAGTAAAAGAAATGTTTGATGGTCGTGACAATTTAACTGATATTGAAAATTTTTAATATGAAGCAACTATTAATCGATCATACACCGTTTAACGTAGCAAAACTAACATTATCTGAAGCGAAAGCAATAGATAATGGTAGAATGCGTATTAAAGGTAAATTACAAGAAGCCGAACAAAAGAATGGCAATGGTCGTGTTTATCCTATGGAAGTATTGCGTCGCGAAGTAGAAAAATACATTGACGGCCCAATAAAATCTAATACAGCAATGGGTGAGTTAGATCACCCCGAAGCATCAATCGTTAACTTAAACAACGTATCACACAATATTAAACGCATATGGTGGGAAGGTAATGACTTGATGGGTGAATTAGAATTACTAAATACACCATCAGGAAAAATTGCTCAAGAAATTATATCTGCAGGAATACCATTAGGTATATCTTCACGTGGTATGGGTTCAGTAAAGCAAATTGGTGAATCCGTAGAAGTACAAGACGATTTCGAATTAGTATGTTGGGATTTGGTATCATTACCATCAACACCAGATGCATATATGAGATTATCTGAAGGTAAACAAACATCAACAACACCATCAAAAGACTATAGTAAAATTAATTCATTAATAACTGAAATAATTTGCACTCACACAGGTGTATGTGCATTATGTTAATATTTATACAAAAATAACCCCAAATGAAACAACCAATTAACGAAATTAAAAGAATGCAGCAATTAGCTGGTCTTATTACTGAATCACAGTTAAATGAAGTAGAATCGTCTTTACAAACATATTTAACAAGTATAGAAAAAAATTTAAAAAGTAAACCTGAAGAATTAACAAAAAAGATTACAGATTATTTACATTCTGTTTTTGTTGTAGGAAACGGAATACCAGGAGTTATAAGTGTCCCTAATCATATATACTATGTTATCCCAAGTAAAAAAGGTGATAACTTTATAACAGTAATGGGATACACAGATAGAGATAAAGGATTTATAGTTAATGATCAAATTTTAAAATGGTTGGTAAGCGCAGATCCATTTTTAAGTAATGAGGCCGCTGAAAAAGTAGTACAATCTTACATACAAGATTCAAAATTAAATACTGGAGGAAAATGGGGAGGATTTGAAAAAATGGGGGATATGTTGAAAAATCAATTTGAAACTAATAAAAAACCAGCAACTGAACCACAACAAGAATCACAACTAAATGAATACGACGAATATGATGACATCGACACACCAGAATTTGATGACGATCACGACATAGATGCTCAAAAGAAATTCGATGATATGATAGTAGACGTACCAAGACTACATCAATTGATAAGTAGCTCTCATCACAGAGGAAAAGAAGTAACAATAAATGGTGTTAAAGTTACAGATGTAACTGGAATAGGAAACATTTTTCTAGAAAATGGTGAAAAATTAAATAGTAAAGAATTTGCTAATGGTGTTCCTGATATCAAAATCAATAACGAACCAATTAACATTCCATTCACATCATCAAAACCACCAGCACCATTAAATTATAAATCAAGTGATGTATACCCTGCTGGAAGTTATATGGATGAAGTGGTTAATAAAGCTTTAAAAGAACACCGCAGACAACAAAAATAACCCCTTTATATATAGAATATATAAACCGACGCCTCCCCTAAAAAGGAGGCGTTTCGCTTTGCGGTTTTCCATACTTACACATATTTATTACTAGCCTATAATAGCTACCCACATCACAACTCCCCATGGTAGCTCGGCATTTTATAAACCCCACTATTAAGATTCATAATAATCTTATTTCCGTAAAATAAATTTAAGGAGAAAATCACAATGAGTACAAACAAAAATTTGTTCAAAGAAGCAATCGCTGACGCTAAAGCCGTTCGTGAAGCTGCGTTAGCAAACGCAAAAGTTGCCCTTGAAGAAGCTTTGACTCCGAAACTTCAATCTATGTTATCTGCAAAGTTACAAGAAATGGAGTCATACGAAGAAGGTGCAATGGGTGGCTACACAGATGAAAATCTGGATGAAGAAGATTACATGCAACCTTTAAACACAGCTGACGAAATGGGTCAGTCTGGTTTCGGAGCTAGAGAGCAAGGTAAACCTGGTTTTGGAGATTTAGGTTTTGAAGAAGAAGATTTGGAAGAAGATTTCGATTTATCTGAAATTTTAGCTGAACTTAACGAAGCTGATGAAGAAGAAGCTGAGGAAGAAGGCGAAGAAGAAGAGGATGAAGAGGAAGAAGAAGAAGAATCTGAAGAAGGCGAAAACGTTGCTGACATGTCTGTTGAAGACTTAAAAGATCTTATCAAATCAATCGTTGATCAAGAATTGGAAGCTGAAGAAGCAGAAACACCTGCTGAAGAAGAAGCTGAATATGCTGATGGCGAAGAAGCTGGTGAAGAAGCAGGCAACGAAGACGAAATCGATTTAGAAGAATTACTTGCTGAATTAGATTCTTTAGGTGAAAATGATGACGAAGACGATATCATGGAAGCTAAAAAGAAAGCTAAAGACACTAAGAAAGAAAAAGAAGCTAAAGAAGAAATGAAAGAAGCAGTAGCTACTATCAATGCTCTTCGTAAAGAAATGAACGAAGTTAATTTATTAAACGCTAAATTACTTTACGTAAACAAAATCTTCAAAGCTAAGAATTTAACTGAATCACAAAAAGTAAAAGTAATTGCTTCATTTGATAAAGCAACTAACGTTAAAGAAGCTAAAGTAGTATTCGAATCATTAAATAGTGCTTTACGTGCACCTGCTAAAAAAGCAATTAAAGAATCCTTTGGATTTGCTTCAAAAGCATCAGGTGTTGCTCAAAACAGAACAATAGTTGAATCAAACGATGCTATTAAACGTATGCAAAAACTTGCAAACATCATTAAATAATTTAATTAACAAACAAAACTCGTTTAAAATGAACGTACAACAATTATTAGAATCATCAAACCAATACAAAACGGTTTCTGATGATGCAAAAAAACTTAGTTCCAAGTGGACTAGATCGGGCCTCTTAGAAGGTATTAAAGGCGAAAACGATCGCAATACTATGGCCATGTTGCTTGAAAATCAAGCAAAACAATTAGTAACTGAAGCCTCTTCAACTGGTACTGCCTCTCCAGGTAGTGGTGGTTATAATGGTGAATCTTGGAATGGCGTTGCCTTACCATTAGTTCGTCGTGTATTCGGTGAAATCGCTGCTAAAGAATTCGTTAGTGTACAACCAATGAACTTACCTTCAGGTCTTGTATTTTATCTTGACTTTAAGTACGGTACTGGTGTTAAACCATTTGCTCAAAATAGTTCTTTGTATGGCGCTAACGCAACTACAAACGTAACTGATATCGCTTCTGCTTCATTATATGGTGCTGGTAGATTTGGTTACTCACTTAACCCATATACAGCTTCTGTAGCTTCTATTTCTTCATCTCTTACTTGGACTGATTTTAATTTTGATGCTGATTATTCAGCTTCTGCCGCTGCTGGTACTTACAGAAAAATTCAAGTTCCTTTACCGGCTGGATACGATACAAATGGTGTTCGTGCTTTTACAGTTACTTCAGGTTCAACTGATTTACAAGTTTTAAGTGCATTTACAACTGTAGCTAGTAATACTGGTTCTTTCATTGTAACTGGTTCTTTACTTGCTGGTGTTGTTGGTACTGGTGTAGGTAACTTAATTTTATCTTATACATTTGCTCCTCAAGATTCTGGTAGTGGTCAATTCCGTGGTGATTTTGAAGACGGCGTTACTAAGAATCCAGGTACTGCTGCTCCATCTACAATTGCAATCCCAGAAATTAACGTACAGTTAAAATCTGAACCAATCGTTGCTAAAACTCGTAAGTTGAAAGCACAATGGACACCAGAATTTGCTCAAGATTTGAACGCTTACCATAGTGTTGATGCTGAAGCTGAATTAACTGGTATCTTATCTCAATACATTTCAATGGAAATTGATTTGGAATTGATGGATATGTTGATTCAAAATGCATTCACTGTTGATTACTGGAGCGCTCAAAACAATACTACTGTTACTGCTGCTGGTGGTGTAGTTGCAAATGCTGCTGCTCAATCCTTCTATAACACACAAGGTGGATGGTTCCAAACTTTAGGTACTAAATTACAAAAAGTTAGTAACAAAATTCATCAATTGACATTACGCGGTGGCGCTAATTTCATGGTAGTTTCTCCAACAGTATCTACTATTTTGGAATCAATTCCAGGATTTGCTGCTGATGGTGATGGTGATAAAATGGAATACAACTTTGGTATTCAAAAGATTGGTAGCTTGAACAGTCGTTACAAGGTTTACAAAAACCCATACATGACTGAAAATGTTATCTTGTTAGGATATAAAGGTGCTCAGTTCTTGGAATGTGGTGCTGTATTTGCTCCATACGTTCCATTGATCATGACTCCATTATTGTATGATCCAACTACATTTACTCCACGTAAAGGTCTTATGACTCGTTACGCGAAGAAAATGATCCGTCCTGATTACTACGGTAAGATCTATGTTAGTGGTTTGAACACTATCTAATATAATAACATAAAAAACGGCTGGGTGTAACAACCTGGCCGTTTTATTTAATAACACATTCAATTCATTTAAAATGAATATTCAATCTCTATTAGAATCATCAAACCAATATAAAACGGTTTCTGATGATGCAAAAAAACTTAGCACCAAATGGGCTAAGTCTGGCCTTTTAGAAGGCATTAAAAGTGAGAATGATCGTAATACGTTATCTATGTTGCTTGAAAACCAAGCAAAACAACTTGTAACTGAAGCTTCATCTACAGGTACAGCAGCCGCGGGTGCTGGATCTTATAGTGGTGAAAGTTGGAACGGAGTTGCATTGCCTCTCGTACGTAGAGTATTTGGTGAAATTGCAGCAAAAGAATTCGTTTCAGTTCAACCAATGAACTTACCTTCAGGTCTTGTATTTTATCTTGATTTTAAATATGGCACAAATGATGTTCACTTCAATAACGGTGATTCATTATATGGTGCCAATGCAACTAATAACGTAACTAACATCGCAGGTGAATCACTTTACGGTGCTGGTCAATTCGGCTACTCAATCAATAACTTCTCAGCTTCTGTTACTTCTGTAACCGGTGCTTTAGCTACTTGGGTAGATTTTAACTTTAACGATGACTTCTCAGCTTCAGCTGCTAGTAGCCAGTATAAAAAGATTTTAGTTCCATTACCAACAACAGCCGATACAAATGCTGTTCGTTCATTTTTCATTAGTGGTAGTATTATATCTGGATCAGTAACAAGTTTTGGTGGGTACGGTGTAACTAATACATCTACTAATTTACTACAAGATTTTACTACTGTAACAAATAATACAGCTTCATTCTTATTAACAGCATCTTTATTTACTAATAGTGTTGCTAGTGGTTCTAATCCTACACAAACAACACTTTTATACTTTACTGTAGCTCCAACAACTACAACTCGTGGTGATTTTGAAGATACTACTTCAGGTGGTGGTTCTGGTACAGCTGGTGGTAATGGTGGTTACCCATCTTTCCAATCCAATAGTACAATCGTTATCCCAGAAATTAACGTACAGTTAAAATCTGAACCAATTGTTGCTAAGACAAGAAAATTAAAAGCACAATGGACACCGGAATTTGCTCAAGATTTAAATGCATATCATAGTGTTGATGCTGAATCAGAATTGACAGGAATTTTATCTCAATATATCTCTATGGAGATTGATTTAGAATTAATGGACATGCTAATTCAAAATGCATTTACAGTAGATTATTGGTCAGCACAAAATAACACAACTGTTACTGCTGCTGGTGGTGTAGTTGCAAATGCTGCTGCTCAATCGTTTTATAACACTCAAGGAGGATGGTTCCAAACACTTGGTACTAAACTTCAGAAAGTATCTAATAAAATTCATCAATTAACACTGAGAGGCGGTGCTAATTTCATGGTAGTTTCTCCAACAGTATCTACTGTTTTGGAATCAATTCCTGGATTTGCAGCTGATGGTACAGGTGAAAAACTAGAATATAACTTTGGTATCCAAAAAATAGGTTCATTAAATAGTCGCTACAAGGTTTACAAAAATCCTTACATGACTGAGAATGTAATTTTATTAGGATACAAAGGTGCACAATTCCTAGAGTGTGGTGCTGTATTTGCTCCATACGTTCCATTAATTATGACTCCACTTCTTTACGATCCAAGTACATTCACACCTAGAAAAGGTTTGATGACTAGATACGCTAAAAAGATGATTCGTCCTGATTACTACGGTAAAATCTACGTTAGTGGTTTAAATACTATTTAACATAACTTAACCCCGTAAGGTTAAAATAAGAACCCAAGTCGCAAGGCTTGGGTTTCTTTTTGCATATTTATATAAAACAAATCATATAATATGTCTACGCAACAAGATGAAAAGTTTAAACAAAAGAAAGTTTTGAAAAACGAAATCAAGTATCAAATCCAACTAAACGAAGAACAAAAAGAGGCAAAACGATTAATAAGAGAAAATCAAATCGTAGTGATAACAGGTAGAGCAGGCTGTGGTAAATCCTTAGTATCAGCTCAAACCGCATTAGACTTTCTATTTAAGAAAGAATGCGATTCTATACATGTTACACGTGCTGCTGTAGAAGTAGGCCACTCATTAGGATTCCTACCAGGTAGCTTAAATGAAAAATTTGATCCATACTTGGAAGCGTTTCAAGAAAATCTAATTAAATGCTATGACAAGGTTAAAATTAACCAACTTATCAACGACCAGAAAGTTATCGCTCTTCCTGTCCAGTTTATACGCGGAAAAACAGTGGATGATGTACTTGTGGTGGAAGAAGCACAAAATCTTACTAAAGCAGAAATGCTTGCTATTCTTACACGACTTGGTAAGAATGGCCGGATTATAATCAATGGAGATAATGAACAAAAAGACATTAGAGATGAATTTAACGGTTTATCTTATGTTATAGAGTTATCAAAAAAGATAGAAGAAATCAAATGGATTAAACTCAAACACAACCATAGATCTGATATAGTAGGTAAGATACTAGATTATGAATACAGCAAATAATAATAGTTTTATTATATTTATACGTGTTAAATACTAGTTAGACAATGGCAATAAACCTAAAAGATCTTTACGACCAATATGGTGGTAATCCGAATAAACTTTCTCCTATAAAGGGTAACTGTCCTTTAGGATATTATGATAATGACCCTGAATTCAGCAATGATGCATTGGGAGCTGCTAGATTTGTAGCTCAACGTTTAGGTGTTACAGGTCCTCAATATAATTTTACAACTAAAACATATAAGGCAAGCCCCGCTACGCTTAACATTACTGATTTAACAGTATATGCAGCATTTGAAGAAGCAGTTACTACATATGGTAATATGGTTTATCAATTTAAAATTAGAGATAATTATATTAATTTAGAAGGATCAGATACATTACCATTCTTTCATAATCTCATTACGTATGTTAGAAGTACAGAAGTAGGTTCACCGGTAACATGGTCCGCTCCTAGACGATCAACATTTGCCGAAGTTGATTCTGATTCTGCTTATCTTCAATCAATAAATGATGGAGAAATATACACTATATCATCATCAGTAGCAGATTATATTGCACCTAATTTAGATTTAATTAAGTCATTTAACTTAGCAGATACTTATTACAGTTCCGGTTCTAATAGAACATATAACTTAAGTTCATTTATATATAACCAATTTAACTCAGTAGGAGGAGCAACAATATTTACTCCATTTTATAATCCAAACAGTGGATCATATGATTTCTCTAGTTACACAAGTAATGATAGTATATTTTCAATAACAGGAAGTAATACAGTAGCAGTACAATTTAAAATTACTTCATCTGTACCAACAGATACACCAACTACATTTTATGTAGCTAGCGGTAGCACAGCTGCTCTTACGGCATTTAATATTGCTAATAAAATTACTAGCATATCTTATGGTACATTTGGTACAACAGTAGCAGTAAATACAGGATCAACAGCTACTACACTTAATTTTACATCATCTACCTCAGCATATGATATTAGTAATTTTAAAGTAAATAGTACAGCTATATTTTCTAATGTAACATCCGGATCTACAGCAACAATCCCAGAAGGAAATACACACATATATTTCCGTACTATGCGAAATGATATATTTAGTGGATCTCCATTCTTTATATCGGCTTCTATAACACAATCTATACCAACAGTATACATTCAATCAAATATTAATCCTGCATTAAATAATAGATTAGTAAGTAATAACTTAACAACTATTACAACACGTATTGCTGAAGATTATGCTGCTGAAGCTGGTGTAGGAGGTAAATATGACATAAAGAAGGGAATAATAAACATGAAAGGTGGTATTCAAGACTATGACCTAAATGCATGGGCAGCAGCATCCGCTTCATTAGTAAATGGAGATAGTATTGAAGTTAGAAGAGTATTTTATGAAGGACCACCAGCAATAGCTCGTTATTTTGATCCATATGCTGGTACAGGTACAGGTATACAATCACTACTTGAATCATTTGGATTTGGTCAAATGTCTCCTGGTATTAATTTTATGTTAATGCCTATATCGTTTGATGTATTAAAACTTCAAGCAATTGAGTTAAATGATCAGATAAGAAAAGCAGCATATTCATTTGATTTACAAAATAACCAATTAAAGATATTTCCTGTCCCTACAGTTGACATGCCTTTAATGTTTGAATACGTTAAAATAAGTCAAAAAAGTCAAGCAGTAAGGGATAACAGAACAAACGTTGTAACAGATATAATGAATGTTCCATATAGAAATCCTATATACTCTAATATCAATGCTGTAGGTAGATTATGGATTCTTAAATATACATTAGGATTATGTAGAGAAATCGAAGCACATATTCGTATCCAATCAGCTAATTTAAGCATTGCTGGTATTGGTCCACTACAAGGTAATGAATTAATTGCGGATGCTAGAACAGAAAAACAAAGTTTAATTGATGAACTAAAAGAGATGCTAAATGAAGTATCACGTAAATCGCAATTAGAACGTAAACAAATGGAAGCTGGCTTTACACGTGATACTTTAACAAATGTTCCCATGACAATTTATATACTTTAATATGGCTTATTCAATACGAAAAACATATTGGGCACCAGGAGGTGAAGGATTAGGAGGTGGTGGAGGAATAGATGGCCCTTCATCAACAGCAACACCAGATGATGGAACACCCGCAACACCTCCTATAGACCAAGGTGGAGGAACAGAAACACCATCTGGAGGAGGAGCAGGACCAGCAGATACAGCACTTCAAACAGCAGTAGATTATAGTAATATGAGTGTAATGTATTACAAGATCAATCTTGAAAGTACAAAAACTAATATGTATGGTGAGGCGCTAGAAAAATGGTATTACCCACCACTACAAACAAAATGTTTAATTACAAGGGATGCTATAACAAATAGCGACGATGAATTTGGTGTAACTGTAGCTAATACTATAACAGTATCTATCCCTAGGATTACATTAGATGGATATCAATTCCTACCAGAAGTAGGAGATATATTAATGGATAGAGAGAAAATGTATGAAGTAAATAGTATAGACCAAAACTTTATAACATTACCTGGAGGATCAGGACAAGCTCAATCAAATGGTACAGCAGGTGTTACTGTTATATTTGTATTAAGCTGTTACTTAACTAGACTTACAAAACTTAATTTAATAGAATATTACCAATGATAAAATTAACAGATTTACTATTAGAATCAACCAATCTGTTTAGAATGGATGCCCTAATTAAAACAACTACTGGTATAAACAAAGTAGAAATATATAATCAAATCAGAGCAATTACTGGTGTGGTAGTAATGACTATAGAACAAAGCGAATATTTGGATAGCCAAGCAACAGATAAATTTGAATATTCTTTATTACATATTAAATATTTAGTAACATCCGACCCTAAAACAGATATAGAGAAAATTAAAAAAGACGCTCTAATCACAAATAGAATACCAGGGCTATTACAATTTATACCAAGATTAAATACAGCTAAACAACTAGGAAAATATTAATATAATGATAAAACTAACAGATCTAATACAAGAATTAGACGTACCACAAAACATATATAAACCAGGAGTAAAACCAGAATCTGATGATGAATTCATGAAAAAAGGATTCAAAATGAGTCAAACTACTGTTGATCCTGAAACCGGAGCTTCTACATCAAATGTAGAATATTTACCATCATTTGAACAAATTCGTAAAGATATCATAATGACACGTAGAGAATTTCAACCATTTAAATTTTCATCTAATCCTGATATAGCTAAATTGGCTAAAGATATTAATATGCACTTAACTAAAGCTTCTAACATGATTTTCGCTTTAGATAAAATGGTTGAATTACAAAGAAAAGGATAACAATGCCAAGACAAGATAAACCAATACCAAGAACCGCACTTGAAATAACGCAAGAGCAAATCACACCATACCTAGCTAATCTAGGTACTCCGGTTAGTGAACAACATGCTTTTGCTCATAATCGCGGTACAGATTATTCTGCAAAGAATGAATTTGTAAAGGATATTAGTATTGGTTTAGAGGATATAGACAACGCAATGTTATACTATTTTGATAACTTTATTAAACCTACTGTAATTCAAGATGGTAATAGAATGGCAGTAAGAACAATATATGGTTCACCAGAACGTTGGAAATCAGTTCAGGCAGATGGCTTTCATAGAGATGGAAACGGACAAATTATAGTCCCTATTATAATGTTTAAACGCGATACAGTTGAAAAAACTAGAGGTTTAGGCAATAAAATAGATGGTAATACAGTAGCATTATATCAAACAGTAGGTACATCATATAATAGAAATAATGTATATGATAAATTTGATATAATAAATAATAGAATACCATCAAAACGCTACTACCTAACTACAGTACCAGATTATGTTACATTAACGTATAGCTGTATTATATTTACCAACTTTGTAGAGCAAAACAATAAAATAGTAGAAGCAATTGAATTTGCTTCCGATTCATATTGGGGAGACCCAGCACGTTTTAAATTTAGAACAAGCATTGATACATTCAGTACAACAGTACTAATGGAATCAGGTACAGATAGAGTAGCAAAATCAACATTTACATTTAAAGTAAATGGCTATATAATACCAAACACTATTAATAAAGACTTATCAACAATACGCAATAAATTCTATACTAAATCACAAGTAGTATTTGATTTAGAAGTAATAGACGCGGCCGGTGTAACAACTAATGTAGACGCATTAACATTTGCAAACAAACCAGCAGCACAAAATTCAGCTGGTTCTACGTCATTCGTTGGAGGCGGCATTAATGTAACTAATAACATAGGAGCTAGTAATGCCGATTTATCATATATAAATGCAAATAAACAATTAACAGCTAATACTTTAACAACAAATACAGCCATATTTACAGGAGCAGTATTATTAAATCCACCAGATGGTTCCACACTTCCTGCAACATCAGCTGCTAATTTTGCAGTTTATATTAATAGTGTATATGTTTCACCATCATATATAACTAATATTACATCAACAGCAGGTAATGTAATATTTACTTTTGACACAACAAGCTTAGGATACACATTAGATAACACAACAGATACAGTAGTAGCAATCGGTAAATTTCAATAATGAGCAACAAAATACTTAATAAACAAATACAATTTCCATTATCAGGATCATTTACTGGATCTTTATTTGGTACTGCATCTTATGCCACAACAGCCTCTTATGTAATAGGAGGTGGTGGAAGTGGAACAGGATTTCCATTTAGTGGCAGTGCTGTTATTACAGGAAGTTTACTTGTAAGCGGTAGCGGATTAACTATAACAGGATCTTTAAATGTAACTAACGGAATAACAGGATCATTATTAGGTACTGCATCATTTGCAACAACAGCATCCAACATAACACCAGCCTTTACAGGCATTATCGCCAATACAAATAACAACGTACTAACATCAAACGGTGATGGTACAGTAACGGGTGAATCCAATTTGTATTTTGATGGAACTAATTTAGGTATTGGTAAAACAAATCCATCAGTTCCGTTAGATGTATTAGGTAATACTAACTTATCAGGTTCATTAAATATATCAGGATCCACAACAACAAATGGAAATTTTACATTTACAGCTGTAAATAGGAGTATTGTCGGTAGTAATTCAACTACTACTGTCGCATTTGGAGGTTCTCTTGAATTAGGTGGATTTAGCAATATACTATTAAAAGTTAACGGTGCCATAAGAGGAACTATTTACGATAAAGGAAATTTCACCATTGCTAACAATGCTAACGATGTAACTGATAGAGGATATAGAATAGCAGCAATATCGTCAGGATCTGCTACTGCTCAAGTATCAGGATCACTATACACAGAGGGATTTGTGTATCATTCAGGTATAATATCTGGGTCAGCTGTAGCAAATAATCCATCATCATCTATAATGCAAATAGGTGGCACAATTACGCCTACAGGTTCATTAACAGGAGCAAGTGCAATATTCATCAACCCAATAATGTCAGCAAGTGCTAATAATCAGACATTAAACGGGTTAGATATTGCTCTTACAGTTAATACGGGAAGTTCTACTGGAACTATTTCAAATGCAATTAGGGTCGGAGGTAACATTACACCATCCAGTAATAATATCTACAGTATAGGAGCAACAAATTTTAGATTTTCAAATATCTTTACCGGAGGTTCAATATATACACCAGCAATTAGGGCAACCACATTAGTATTTGGTAATGAGGGTGGAACTGAGTATGGAAGATTTACATCGAATGGTAACTTCCTAGTAGGTACAACAGCAGACACGGGCTACAAAGTGAATATAGGAGCGACAGGTACATCAGGCTCACTATTCGTATCAGGCTCATCTACATTTGCTGGTAATATTATAGTAACAGGATCATTAACAGTCAGTGCCTCAACAGCACAATTCCTAGCACAAAATGGAACAGTTACTAATCCGGCATATTCATTTAGTAATGATACTAATACTGGGTTTAGGGGTGTAGGTAGTGGAGGCACTCAATATGTAGCAAGTGGATTAGGTTATATTAATTTTTATGGTGATAGTATTAGAGTAAACACAACAAATATCACAATTCGTGATACTGCAGCAAACCACTTATTAGGATTTAGAAGTGTTAACCTAAATTCAAATGGAAAAAACAACTATATTAGATTAGCAAATGCTGATACAGGTAGTGCTACTAATCCAAGAATAGAAGTAACTACTAGTGGTACTGATACGAATATATCATTAGATATAGTTCCATTAGGTACGGGAAGCATTAACTTAATAGGAATAACTAGAATAACAGGATCAGCTATAGTAACAGGATCACTTATAATGGATCCATCTGGTTCATTTACATTACCACTTACATCATCAACGTTACCATCCACAGGTAGTATGTATTGGAGTGGATCATTATTGTTTGTATATAATGGTACTAGATATATGAGTGCTAGCTTTGTATAATATTTATAGACAGCTTACATAAGCCGTAATATCAAGATATATATCTAACAAACTGATTCCATACATATGGCTAGCAATATAGAAATAAAACGGAGTGCCGTCCCTGGCAAAGTCCCAACAACATCATCCCTACAACTAGGACAGATAGCCCTTAACACATACGAAGGTAAAGCATATCTTAAAAAAGATAACGGTGTTCAATCTATTATAGAAATAGGTAGCGCAACATTCCCGTATATAGGAAATGCCGTTATTACAGGCAGTTTAACTGTAAGTGGTAGTGGAATAACTGTAATAGGCAATCAAACAATAACTGGATCACTCAAAGTAACTGGTTCTTATACACTAACCGGAACTACATCATTAACAGGTAGTGTTAGTATTAGTGGATCTACGACTATAATAGGTACAACTAATTTTAGTAATTCATCAACTACGATAACAGGTTCATTATTAGTAAGTGGCTCTACAACTCAAATAGGCAACAACACTCTAACAGGTAATACTAGTTTAAGTGGTAGTATTAATATTAGTGGTTCAAGTACAATACGAGGAACCACTTCAATGACTGGTTCATTATTAGTAAGTGGTTCTACAACACAAATTGGTAATAATACTCTAACAGGAAATACCCTATTAAGTGGTAGTATTACAATATCAGGATCGTTTCCTATAGGTAGTTATTCATCATCTGTAAACATATACGGAGATACATCAATGACGGGTTACTTAAAATTTAACCCTCAATCTACAAATATAAACACATCCATATCATCATCGTATATCTATGTATCAGGTTCAACAAATGATTTATATTTTAGCCAAAACAGTAATGGATTTAGTAATATAACTCGTTTACGTTGGTTAGAAGGTAATCTATACACAGGTTTATTAAATGGGGGAATAATCACAACACAATCATCCACAGTATATCAAGTACAAAGCGGTAGTGGTATTATTGTTACAATGAATGCTTCACTAGGCAGTGACCCATACCCTACAGTACAATACATTAACTGGCCAACTTTATCATCCAGTATAGCATCATTAAGTGCATCATATGACCAGCAATTTGTTGCTATAAATACATCAGCACAAATATTTGCTCAAGGAATACCATATTATGACGGTGATTATAATACTAAAATACCACTTGGTATTGTAATACATCAAAATCACTCAACAATAAATGCCGTACAAACATTTCCAAGTGTAGGATATGGCTGGAAACAAAGATCATATGATTTTATTAAAGCATTTGGCCCATTAAAAACATCAGGTTATACTTTACAAGCAAGTAGCTCACTTGGATTATTATTAGGAGGAGGTACTGCATGGGTTGATGGTAGAAATTATACAGTAGACCCAAATAATCCAAGTTACATTACAGAAGCAACAGGTATAACAACATCAAAGATATACTACTACTATCAAACAGGATCCGATTTTAAATATGATACAAATGGTGGAAACGGATATACAAACGTAACAGCATCGTTGTATTCAAATAATGGTGTATTAACTGCCTTATCAACCAATAATAAGTGGTCAATACAAAGAGTATATTATTTCCCTAATAGTGCTACAAAAGCATTTTACATTTATTATGGTAATGTTCAATATGATACCTATGCAGAGGCTTTAGCAGGTATATCTACAGAAGCATTTACCGAAGCACCAAACACAGCAGCAAACGCCATCTTTGTGGGATATATGCTGTTACAAAAAACAGCAAATTTTACTACAACTCCTGGACCAACAGGAACATGGGAATTTAGAGCAGGTAGCTTATTCAGAGCAGGAGGTAGTGGAGGAGCTAGTGGTGGTGGCGGCGGTGGTGCAACATCATTAACTGGTTTAACTGATGTATCTATAACTTCACCAACTAATGGACAACCATTAACATATAATGCTACTACAACAAAATGGAGTAATAGCAGCGCTATAACAGCTAGTGTATTAGGTAATTTAACTGGTACAGCAGCAACAGCATCCTATGTAACAGCATCTGCTGTAGTAGGAACTGTAGCAAGTAGTTCATATGCTTTAACAGCATCATATGCAATGAATGGTGGTGGCGTTACATCGATAATAGCAGGTAGTGGTATAAGTGTAAATCAATCAACAGGAAATGTAACTATTACAAACACAGGTGGTGGTGGTTCAACATTTCCCTATATAGGAAATGCTGTCATTACAGGTAGTTTGACTGTAAGTGGTAGTGGAATAACAGGATCATTATACGGTGTAGCAGAATCTGCTTTAGTTAAATATGAATTAGCAACATATAACTTTGGAGGTAGTAACTATAAAATTAGTGATTTTCAAAATTCTATTATGGGTGTTTATTCAAATTTTAATCCCAATATATCAAATGCTGGTGATAGTATACCTACTTTATTACCATATCTATATGTAGATATATTAGACTATACTAATCAAACAGCATATTATAAACAAACATTCAGTACTTTATCTAGTTTAAGTAGTTCATTATCTTCAAGAGGAGTCGTTACAGGTAAATTAATCTTCTATTCATATCAAAATGATACTAAAAATATGAAAGTAGGAGGTATTAATATATTATATTCATCAATAGGCAATAATAAAATCCAATCAAGAAAATCAATTAACCCTGATACAGGATCAGCAGCATATACTGCACTTAATAATTTCATATCAAGTTCATTAGTTACATATGGTTCATCTAATATACCTAATTTTACTACTAATTATATTAATCAAAATCAAGTTAATACAATACATACAGGTAAAGTTATAGGAATGGTACCTATTAACAAATATGAAAAAAGACATATAAAAAATTTCTATTATTACAATCCTAAACCTAATAGCTCAGTTAATTCAAGTAATAGCTTAGTAACACCTGCAACAACACGTAGTAAATTATTAGCCCATATACTCTGTTCAGTCGTTATAACTAAAACAACAGTACCCGTTTTTAATTTTAGTTTTGTAGCACTTAATACAACATATAGATATTCTTGGGATAATAGTGGAGTATTTAAAGCTAATGGCAACCAAGGATATTTCCATATTTATATATTCGAAACAGATCCAGGACTGCGAAGCATAGCAGTTGAAGCCTTAACAATAGATCAATTAAACTTACCCTTTTCATCGCGGTCAGGAGATGCTACTGGTGCTCATTCTAGCTATATGTATTTACTCAAGAAAAATAATACTATAGCTGTAAGTACATCTCATACAAGAACCGATACTCAATTAGACATAGACGGAGTAAGTTTAATAGATAATACATTTAATATAAATGGTAATTTTTTCTATAATGATAAAAATAATAACGATATAACAGCTATTAGATTTTATTCAAATAAAACATGTGATGTATTTAATAGATGTTGTAGATTAGAATATAATAAGTATAATGGAACTAAACTAAATTATTTTAAATTAAATTATAATAGTCCTTAATATTATAATATTTATAAATAGAAGCTACTGACTAAAATGTGAGTTTCTATTTTGGATACGCTGTTTAAAATACAATATCCTATTAAGTCCCTGCTGTCCAAAATGCAAGGGACTTTTTCTATCTAATTAATATCGAATATGCAAAATAGTATTTCATTTAAAAAACCAAACGACCTAAATGCTTACCAACTCATCAAAAGTGGTAGCACACTACAACTAAACTACTACTCAGCTAGTATTGTACCGGTATCTGGAGGAATTTTAAATATAAGCTCAAGTATAAATGTGACCGGAGGTATAACAGGATCATTATTTGGAACTGCAACTACAGCATCATATATTTTAAATGCAGTAAATGCTGGTAATGGATTTCCATTTAGTGGAAGTGCCATTATTACAGGTAGTTTAGTTGTAAGTGGTAGTAGTGGTTTAACAGTATTAGGACCATCAGTTTTTAAAGCAACTGGATCAGGTGTAAAAGTATTTTCCCTACAATCATCTGATTATATTGCTGGTTCAGCAGGAACTTCTCTAGAAATAGATGCACCTTCTGGGAGTCCTTCTACTTCTACTATAACAGTTAAACAAGCAGGTGGGAATGTTGCTGCAAACTTAACTTTATCAACAAGTACTAATTTAATATTACCAAATAGTTCATTAGCTATAGGTAAAACATCACCATCTACTACATTAGATGTATTAGGTACTACCAACCTTTCAGGTTCATTATCTGTAAAAGGAACCGCAGCTATAACAGGCTCATTATCAGTAAGCGGCTCAACAACTATTAGAGGGTTAGGTAGTAATGATTTTACAATATTAGCACCTGACTTTGTTGGAAGTTCTACCGGAACAGAAATATTAATTACTGCCCCTGCCTCAAACGCCTCTGCTACATTAAGTGTTAGAACCGGTGGAGGGCCAGGCGGTGGAAATTTAACAATATCATCAGGAACTACTATAATAGGATCATTTAGCGGATCTTTAGTAGGTACTGCATCAACAGCGTCATTTGTAACAGGATCTGTATTTAACAGTGCTAATCTAGCATTAAGTGCATCGTATGCTTTAACAGCATCCTACATACTACAGGCAGTAAGTGCTTCATTCGCAACAACAGCTTCATTCGCTTTAAATGCAGGAACAGCAGGTATTTCACAAGGTAAAGTAGTAGCAATAGCAACAGGATATTCAAATTTATTTTAAAATATATAAACAATGGCCGTAAACACAAACCCAATTTATTCCGGTACTGGACAAATAGGATTTACCACAGTTTTAACAGCAGCAAACGCATCTTATGATGCAACTGCAGCAAATGCAGTAACATTAATTAATGCTAGTGTATCAGGTAGTTTCATACAAAGAATCAGATTTAAAGCATCAGGCTCAGCAACAGCAACAGTAGCACGTGTATTTCTTAATAATGCTGGTGGTGTAACAAGTAGCGCAGCAAGTAGTGTATTATTTGATGAAATTACATTAGCAGCAACTACAGCAACACAAACAGCAGCAACCGCAGTATATGAACTACCAATGAATATAGCTTTACCATCAGGAAGTGCTATTGTAGTAGCAATTGCTACTGCCCAAGCTGGAGGTGGTGGATGGTATGCATCTGCTATAGGTGGTTCTTATGTTCCTCAATAATAAAATTATAATAATATGAGATATATGCTAATACAGGATGATGCAAATCCTGAAGTACAAATGTATTACGTAATGGAAGATGGTATAAATCAACTAATAAAAGTAGTTGATATGAATTGCAATGAATGCGGAGCCCCCGCAGCGCATTCTGTTATAGATAATAATCCACCATTACCCCCTTGCGCTGAATAATAATTCTAAGTTATGTTAGATCTCTTTAATATACCGTCTAATACAGATAGTACTAAAATATTTTATGTTCAAGGAGCAACAACTTGGCAAACATGGGTAAAACCACGTAATGCCAAGTTTATACAAATTGTTTGTATAGGTGGTGGTGGTGGAGGAGGCGGTGGAAGAGGAGCAAATGGAACCGCTACAGTTAGAGGTGGTGGTGGTGGGGGTGCTAGTGGTGGTATTACACAAGGTCTATACCCAGCATTCCTACTACCAGACACTTTATATGTACAACCAGGAATAGGAGGAGCAGGTGGACCCGGAGGTAATCTAGTAGGAGGAACAGCGGGTACAGCAGGAAGTACTAGTATAGTAACCTTACTTCCAACATCATCTGCTATAAGTAACATATGCATTGCTGCTGGAGGTAATGGAGGTGGTGCTGGTGCTACAGGAAATGCTGCAGGGGGAACTTCAACAGCCGCACAAACAGTAACAAATGCTCTTTTTTTAACACATGCTATCTTTACATCTTATGCTACAGTAGCAGGTAGTCAAGGAGCAGGTGTAGCCGGCGGCGCACCAGGAGCAGGCCAAACAGCATTAAATACAGCAATAATAACTGGAGGAGGAGGAGGAGGAACAGCAACCGCTGGACCTGGAGGATCAATACTACCAGCTTCGGTAATACTATTATCTGTTGTTAGTGGCTCACCAGCACAAACTTCACCTAGTGTTAGTATACCTGCAGATAGTGGATACGGCTCTTTAACACCATTCTGCGGAACTGGAGGAGGTGGAGGTGGAGGAAACAATGCATTTACCGGAAGTGCAGGTGGAAGTGGATATTACGGGTGTGGTGGAGGTGGAGCCGGAGGAGGACAAAACGTTGGTGGAAGAGGCGGAAAAGGCGGAGACGGTTTAGTAATAATAACAACAATAACATAATGTTAGATTTAGGATATTTTCAAAATAGCGGAAATGTAAATACACAAACATTTACAAACGCAGGCTCTTGGGTAACATGGCTTAAACCAAGAGGTGCTAAGTTTGTAAATATATTTTGTATTGGTGCCGGATCCGGTGGTGGTGGAGGATTTTTAACAGGATCTGGAGCTAAATCAGGTGGTCAAGGTGGTTCAACTGGTGGTTATGTAAGATTACAATTACAAGCATCGATCCTACCAGATCTACTATACGTACAAACTGGAGTAGGTGGAACAGGAGGAACAGGAGGAAACCCATCAACTGCCGGAGGTAACGCAACAAAATCATATGTTTGTTTAATACCAGACACATCAAGTGCTTCTAATATAGTTTGCACATCAGGTAACGTAGTCGCAACAGGAGGAGTAGGAGGATCAACTATAACAGCAACGGGGGGTGTAGCAGAATCAATAGCTACAACAGCTAATATGGTATTTGCGAATTTAGGAACTTTCTTAGCAAGCCCGGGTGCTGGTGGACAAGCAGGAGGATTGACAACCGGTGGTAATGTTGGTACGAGTACCTTCCTAATAGCAGGTTCGGGAGGAGGAGGAACAACTACGGGTGGTACGATGGTAGCGAATGGCCCCTTTCCTGGACTTCTAACTACAGCTGCTAATGCAAGTGGAGCAAATGGAATAACATTATATAAACCAATTTTATTATTCTCAGGAGGCATGGGCGCTGGAGGCGGTACAAATGGAGGTAAAGGCGGTGATGGAGCGCAATGTTGCGGTGGTGGAGGTGGAGGAGCAGGCACCGCATCAGCAGGTAACGGAGGTAAAGGTGGAGATGGATTAATAATAATAACAACAAGTTTTTAAAAATATGTTAGATGTATTTAATATACCGGGACAGCAAGATAACGTAAAGATATTTTATGTTCAAAGAAGTTCCAATTCATGGCAAACATGGCAAAAACCAAGAAACTGTAAGTTTATTTGGATGATGTGTATTGGTGGTGGAGCTGGAGGTAATGGAGGAGCTAGCAATGCGGTTGCTGGTGGATCTAATGGTGGAGGCTCAGGAGGAGTAGTAAGAGCACTATTCCCAGCAAATATACTACCAGATACCTTATATATACAACCTGGATTAGGAGGAGTAGGAGGTAGTGCTGGGTCAGGTACTGGTGGTGATGGAGCAAAAAGTTATGTAACAATAACCTCAAGTACAGCATCAATAATGAATATAGTTTGTACATCGGGGGCGGTAGCAGCTACCGGCCTTACTGGTGAAACAATAGCTACAACAGCAAATGCCGGATTATTAAGTTTAGGAAATTTTATAGCAATAGCTGGGCAATCATATGCTTTTGCACCTGTGACTCCACTAACATTAACCTTTGTTAGTGCGGGATCAAATGGAGGTAATTCAACCTCCTCTCCTCCTAATGATGGAGGATCAATACTTGCTACAAACATATCACCCGTAATACTCGGAGGTGCTTCAAATACTATGGTAGGAGGTAGCGGAATTGTATCTTGGAAACCATTTTATTGTCTTGGAGGAGCCGGAGGGTGGGGTAGTAACTCTGTTGACGCCGGGATTGGTACTAATGGAGGTAATGGGGCTTTTGGTTGCGGTGGGGGTGGTGGAGGTTCATCTACTTCTAGTACGGGTGGTGTTGGTGGAAATGGAGGTAATGGTTTAGTATTTATAGCAACTTTCTAATATTTATATAAAACAACAATAATGAACATCAACGACGTAACTTACGATTGGAACTTTAACCCATTTGAAGCATACCCACAATATGCAGAACAAACAGATGTTGTATTTACAATACATTGGCAATTATATGCATCAACTGGATCTTATAGCTCAAAAGCAATTGGTACAATAGGTGTACAATATAATGAAGGACAACCATTTACTCCTTTCAATGAATTAACTAAAGAAACAGTACAAGCTTGGGTAGAAGGAGCTATGAACAAACAAAGTGAAGGATCAGTAGATACTCTTAAAGCTAATCTTGCTCAACAAATCCAAGATCAGATAACTCCATCAATAGTTGTACTGACAGCACCTTGGAATGTCGCTCCAGTAGTAGAAGAAACACCAGTAGAAGAAGACTATAGTATATAAAAAATTTGGTTGGCTTTATTTTCTTGTATATATTTATATCAAACAAATAAAACAATCATTTATGTTAATTATTATTTTAGTCGCTGTTCTAGTAATAGGCGCAATTGCTGGTAACATTTACACTATTAAAAAAGATCGTAAAGATAAGGTAGATCCAATTACACAACATGTAAAGGAACTAGCACCAGAATCAACACCAGCTCCATCTGCGGTTGAAGCTATTAAAACTAAAACAACACCAAAGTCAAAAGCACCAAAAAACGCTCCAAAACAAAAGCCATTGGCTAAGATGGAAGCAAAACCAAAAGCTAAAAAATAATGCTTAAGATAGTAGAAATAGCTAAGGCGTGGATCGCATCAGAAAATCCAACACCAGAGCAAAAAGCTATAGCAGAATATAGAGCCGCTACATGCGACGAATGCCCTCATAAATCATACTCAAAAGCATTTGATGTTTATACTTGTGGTTTATGTGGATGTCCATTAGCACGTAAAATATTTAGCCCTAAACCAGGACAAGAAGCATGTCCAGATCATAGATGGAAACAATAAAAACAATAAAATAAAGACTATGTCAGAATCAGTAAAAAAACTTACAGAAGAAGAATTACAAAGCATTAAAGAACTACAAACACAATACAATAAATTTGTATTTGAATTAGGTAGTATCGAAGCACAATTGCAGGGTTTACTAGCTCAAAAAACACTAATCGAAGAAGAGAAAGCAAACATCATTCTTGATCTTAAAAAATTAGGTGATAGAGAGAAAGAAGTAGTAACAACACTACAAGAAAAATATGGTGTAGGAAATATTAATCCTGAAACAGGCGAAATAACAGCATTCTAAACAAACAAACAGATAACTTCTGCGTTTTGTATATCTTTGTAAATATTTATTGCTAGGTCAATCCTAAATAATAAATCTAAAAAACAATTATACAAAATGGCAGAAATTATCATGTCCCCTGGTGTATTCCAGATTGAATCGGACCAAAGCCTGTATACAACAGCACCAGCTGCTCTTGGAGCGGCTATTGTTGGTCCTACAGTAAAAGGTCGTCCATATGTCCCAACATATGTTAATACGTACAGTCAGTACTTATCACTATTCGGTGATATTTTTAAGAGTGGTAGCTACTACTACGAATATTTCACATCACAGGCTGCAAAAGAATATTTTGCAAATGGTGGTCAATCATTATTAGTAACTAGAATTATTAGTGGTTCAGCTAATGTTAGTACTTATGCTCAATCTATTGTAGCACAAACTGGTACCAACGCAACAGGTAGTATAAATATTGCTACTGGTATTACAGACGGGACATCATTTTCAATAAGTGGTTCTGCTGATGGAACTAGTGTAAGTTCCTATTTATTATTAGTAACATCAAGTACAGCTATATTCTCATCACCAACATATTCTATTTCTTCTGGGTCTACATTAGCTACTACTGTTACAAATATAGTATCTACAATTAATTCATTATATTCTACATTCCATATTAATGCTGCCGTATCCGCTTCAACAGGTATAGCACTTACAGCTAGTTTAAGTCAATTTGGATGGGAAGATCAAGGAAATTCATTTAAATTTGTATCTGGTAGTACCACAATTAATTTAGCAGGTGGGCTTACAGGTAGTCCATCATTTACACTTGAAGCATTAGCTTGGGGTGATCAAATGAATAACGCTTCTACATCATCTGTAAACGGTGCTTTGACAAGTGGTTCTCAATATAATGTTCGTTGGGAAGTAGTAAATTCAAATACCGGCTCAAATGGTGGTACATTTACAATTATAGTACGTCGTGGTGATGATAATGATTCTCAAAAGAATATATTAGAAACATGGGCTAACGTAAGTTTAGATCCACAACTACCTAACTATATATCTCGCGTTATTGGTGATTTAAAACCAGTATATGTAGCAGCAACAGCAACAGATTCAGCTTATATTAATTATACAGGAACTTATCCAAATGCATCACAATATGTTCGTGTAGCATCTGTAGGTACTCCAAACGTAGATTCAATTGATAATAACGGTAATTTCAAAACTGGTTCTTACGCTAGCACAATACCATTCCCGGGTGATGGTAGAAACAATGGTGGATTTGATAGTGGTAAAGTAGATACATTATCTCAAAAATTAATGAATGAGAATACTACAATAACAAACATTCAAGGATTTGCACCAGCTGATTACAATACAGCATTTACCTTATTATCGAATAGAGACGAATATCAATTTAATGTATTAATGGCACCAGGAGTTGGATTAGATTGTTCTGCAGCTACAAATATGATTGCTTGTGTTGAAGGTAGAGGTGATGCAATTGCACTCACAAGTGCTGGTAAATATGGTACATCAATTACAGCAGCTACCACAGCAGCAGCTGGTCAATCAAGTAACTACGCCGCAACTTATTATCCATGGATCCAATTATATTCAGCTGGATTAGGTAAAGTTGTATGGTGTCCTCCAACTACAGTAATGGGTGGTGTATTAGCCTTCAACGACCAAGTAGGAGCTGAATGGTTTGCACCAGCTGGTCTTAACAGAGGTGGTGTTCCATCAGTAGTAAGAGCAGAACGCAGATTACAACAAACAGATAGAGATACATTATATAGCGGAAACGTAAACCCATTAGCAACATTCCCAGGAACTGGAGTTTGTGTTTGGGGTCAGAAAACACTACAACGTAAACCAACATCATTAGATCGCGTAAATGTTCGTCGTTTATTGATTGCCTTAAAAGGATATATTGGTGGTGTTTCACGTAATTTGGTATTTGAACAAAATACAACAGTAACAAGAAATTCATTCTTAGCTAGAGTTAATCCATACTTAGAATCAGTAGTACAACGTCAAGGTTTGTATGCTTATAAAGTAGTAATGGATGAAACAAACAACACAGCTGATGTTGTAGATCGTAACCAATTAGTAGGTCAGATCTATATTCAACCAACTAAAACTGCCGAATTTATTATCTTGAACTTTAACATCCTTCCAACTGGCGCTACATTCCCTGCATAGGGGATGTAGTTGCTTAATATTTATTAACAGCAATAAAATATAACATAAAATGGCAGTAATTAATCCTAATGAAATAATGTTTACAGCTTTTGAACCACAAGTTCAAAATAGGTTCATTATGTATATAGATGGTATCCCAGCTTACCTAATCAAGAAAGCCAGTGCCCCTGGATTTGATGCTGGTGAAGTAATATTAGATCACATTAACGTTTACCGTAAAGTAAAGGGTAAAGTTAAATGGAATGATATGACTTTAGAATTATATAACCCTGTAACCCCAAGTGGTGCACAATCCGTAATGGAATGGGCTCGTTTGGCTCACGAATCTGTAACAGGACGTGATGGTTACTCTGATTTTTACAAGAAAGACGTTACATTGAACGTTTTAGGACCAGTAGGTGATATCGTTGGAGAATGGATCGTTAAAGGCGCTTACGTTAAGTCAGCTACTTTTGGTGATTTTGATTGGAGTTCAGAAGCTGCTGCTACAATTAGTGTAACATTAGCTATGGACTATTGTGTATTAAACTTCTAAGGAAAAACCATCAACATAAAAGAAGAGCATTTGCCTATTTGGTAAGTGCTCTCTTTCTGCATATATTTATATACGAACAAAATAAAAACGTTACATGGCAGAATTAAAATTACCAACAGAAATCGTTACATTACCATCAAAAGGTTTATTGTATCCTAAAGAATCCCCACTTTCCAAAGGCGAAATTGAAATGAAGTACATGACAGCAAAAGAAGAAGATATTCTTACTAACGCTAACTTCATCCGCCAAGGCACAGTAATAGATAAACTATTACAAGCGTTAATCGTTACTAAAATCAACTATGATGAATTATTAATAGGCGATAAAAACGCAATATTAATAGCAGCTCGCGTACTTGGATATGGTGCTGATTATTCGTTTAAATATACCGATGAACGCGGACAAGAGGTAGAAGCAAGTGTTGATCTATCATCATTAGAAGAAAAAAAAATAGACGAATCACTATTTAAAGCAGGTATAAATGAATTTACATTCAACTTACCTAAATCAGGAAATGTAGTTACATTTCGATTACTAACTCATGGTGAGGAAAAAAAGATTGAGCAAGAAATTAAAGGATTGAAAAAAGTAAATCCAAATAGCTCATCAGATATTACAACACGTATGAAATATGTAATTACTTCTATTAATGGTGATCGTGAAATTAAATCTATACGTGAATTTGTAGATAATTTTTTACTAGCACCTGATGCCAGAGCATTACGTGAATATTATGCAGAGGTACAACCTGATATTAATCTTAAATTTATGCCTGAGGATGAAAATTATACAGGGGGGGGTATAGCGATTCCAATTTCGCTTAACTTTTTTTGGCCTGACGCCAGCCTATAGACCACATTTATTTAAACAAATTCATGAAATAGTATTTCATGGTGGTGGAGGATATGATTGGGATACTGTTTATAATATGCCTTTATGGTTAAGAAGAACTACATTTAATTTATTAAATGAACATTTTACTAAGCAAAATGAAGAAGCTGAAAAGCAACAAAATATGCTTAAAAACAAATCTAGTAAAGAAATATCACGTCCAAACATAGCACCATCTCCAACATATACATCAAAGGCCCCACGAAAGTGAGGCCTTTAATATTTATACTATATACTAATATAATATGGCTACACCATCAACACCCACACCACAAGAACTTCAAAAACTAGTTGATCTATTTAAAAGCGTAGAAGGCTATACAGATAGAACAGCTAAGGATATGGCTGATATAGTAGTTAGTGCAGGGAATTGGCAGAAAAAAACAGCAGCTCTTGAAAGAGATTTTTATTCAATGGGAGATTCATTTTCTAGTATGGCTAGATCATTGAAAGATTCTATTCAAGAATTTCAAAAAATGGATACACATGCTGCTTCTACTAAAAAATCATTTGGAGCTTTACAAAGTATATCTTCTAAATTAGCTAGTGACCAATCTGGATTTTCACGATTGTCTGAAAAAGAACTTAAAACTTTAAAACAAAAAGTTGCATTAGAATCTACAAGTATAGCAAATAATATAAAATCATTAAGCGGTGGTCAAAAACAAGAAGCAATAGAAGTACTTAGTCAAACAAAAAAATTAACAGAATTAGTAGAAGAAAGACTAGATAGAGAAAAAGAAGTAACAAAAGCTGTAGGTCTTACCGGAAACGCTCTTACATTACTAAATAAACTACCAGGTATTGCTGGTGCTCTCAAAACAGAAGAAGCACTAGAGGAAATGAAGGATCTTGCCGATAAAATGAAAGATGAAGGCAAAAATATAAATAGTTTTGGAAATAAATTAAAAATAGCAGGAGTTGGTTTTAAAAAAGCATTTTCAGGATTAAAAGAATCTTTAACGGATCCTGTAGCTATTTTAACATTTATAGTTACACAAGCATTAAAAGCAAATACCCAGGTAGTTGAGATGGGTAAATCTTTAGGCAAAGATTCATCAACATATAGAGAAAATATAGCGAGTATTGCTAGAAATTCTACTAATATTAATATGACTACCGCTAATTTAGTTGAGTCATATAGTGAATTGGTAAAAGCAACAGGATTAGCATATGAGTATAATGAAGATCAACTTACAACTCAGACTAAATTAACTAAACAAGTAGGATTAACAGCTGAAGAAGCAAGTAATATAGCACGTTTAGGAATATTAAATAATAAAACATCCGAATCAACATATAATAGTTTTGTTAAGGGGTTAGTAGCATCTAGAAATCAACTTAAAGTTGGTATTGATTTTAAAGCAACTTTAGCTGAAGCAGCAAATGTATCAGGTCAATTAGCTGCTAATTTAGGATACAACCCAGAACGTATAGCTAAAGCAGTGGTAACTGCTAAAGCATTCGGTATGACTTTAGAACAAGTAGCTAAAGCCGGAGATTCATTATTAAATTTTGAATCATCACTTGAAAATGAATTAAAAGCTGAATTATTAACAGGTAAACAATTAAATCTTGAACGAGCTAGAGCAGCAGCTCTATCTGGTGACCAAGTAACACTAGCTGAAGAATTAGCAAAAAATGTAGGTACATCTGCTGAATTCTCTAAAATGAATGTATTACAACAACGTTCATTAGCTGAGGCTGTTGGTATGACAGCAGATGAATTGGGGAATACATTAAAGAAAAGAGAAGAAGCATTAAAGAGTGGCAAATCATTAGCTCAGGTAAATGAAGAAGAAGCTAAAAAAGCACTTGAACGCCAAAGTATACAAGATAAATTTAATGCATCTATACTTAAATTACAAGATTTCTTTGGTAATCTAATGGCAGGACCTGTTGGCCAATTGTTGGATGTTATAACTACAATAGTTGGATTAATATCAGATGTACTACAACCCATACTTAATGTTGTATTTACTCCTATTAGATGGGCTGCTCAACTATTAGAAAAAATGGGAGGGAGTCTAAAATATCTTGTGGGGTTAGCTATTATATATAAAGGAGTTCAATTAGGAATTAATATAGCTAAACAAACCCAATTTGGTCTTGATGTCGCTAGCATGATGAAAGAAGAGGGTAGTTTAGGTTTTAAAACAGCATCGGCATTAGTAGAAAAAGAATCATTAGCTACAAAAATAGCAACATATGCCGTAACAGGAGGTATGTTAGTTTATGAAAAAGCTAAACAAGCTGTATTATTTGTACAAGAAGGTATTGAAGGTGCAATATTAGCAATTAAAGAAAGTTCATTATTATTAACTATTAGAGAAGCATGGAAAAGCATAGCAGGAGCTGCAGCATCAGCATACGAATCTGCTGCTAAAATCCCATATGTTGGTTGGCTTTTAGGAGGAGTAGCAGCCGCCGGTGCAATAGCATTAGGAGCTTCATTAATGAGTAAAGGAGATGACGTTATGTCATCACCAGGATACGGTAATAGAGTTTTATCAACTGGTGAAGGATCAATAGCATTAAATAATAAAGATACAGTTGTAGCTGGTACAGATTTATTTGGAGGAGGCGGAAATAAAGCAGGTGGTGAATCAATACAAGGTCCATCAATAGACCTAACACCAATGATAATAGCAATAAATGCTGTTAAAGCATCAGTAGACCGTTTATATCATAAAGATCAATCAGTTCACATGGATGGTAAAAAAGTAGGTACTACCTTATCACAAGGCTCACATAAGGTAGCATAATATTTTAATATTTATATCAAATAACAATACAATGGCAATAATAGATCAATTATCAGAAAGCAACTTAAGCTTAGCAGGCAACGGTTTCAACCCACAACCTCATTCACCAGCCTGGGGATATGTAGATAATACTGGTAATCTCGACCCAGCAGCAAGTAGTCTACAAGACACATACTCAGTAAATGGTATCCCTAATGTTAAATTAGTAGATTTTAACAAAAATGGTGTATCTAATGTAAACGCTGAGAGTAGATTAGATGAATTAGATTCTCGCGCTCCAAAATTAACACCACGCGGAGTAGTATCACAAGCATATAAATCAAGAACAGGCAATAGATACAAAGACTTAGGACCAGCAGGAGGACGCTACTAATACTACATAAATGGGTTTAATAGACTTAAAAACAGACCTTAAATCACTTAGGTACGGACAAGATCGTCCTGGAGGGGGAGATAGTGGTCAACCTTACATTAAAACTAATATTAATACTGTTAGTAATGGTAAATTAATCAAAATTGATGATGGTTTAGTTAGAGGTGGATTTCTTGGTTCACAAGCAAAATCCGCTACTGATACATTGCGTATTAGTAAATTTTTAATAGACGCTCCTAGAGGCCCATTATTTATAGTTAAACAAATAGGATTACAATTATCAGGTCCTCGTTTAGAATCAAAAGAATTAAAAGTAGATAAAGCTACTAAGGGAGGTGGTTTCTTTAAGAATGCTACTAACCTTATATCTAATGTAGTAAATAAAATAGAAAACGCAGTAGGACCTACTCGTATATATAATTTAGGAATAAATACATTAGCACAAGTACAAGTAAATGCATTAGGAGGTCATATAGTAAGACATGGTTTTCTACCCATAGAAGATCCAAGTAAATATTATGAATCTGTAGTAAAAAATAATGCTGGATTAATAGATGATAATGTTAATCATGCTATAAGCTCAAATAGACTATTAAAACTATCAACCAGATTTTCTCTAGGACGATTTGGAGCTGAAGAAAATTTAAAAATAAATACAATAATATCTAAGAATAGAAGCATATTCCAAGTAGCTGGTATGTTTCTTCTTAATACAAATCCCCTAATACCGTTAACATCATCTGATAAACAATCATTAGCCGCTAAATACGCCACTAGTAAATTCCCAGCATTTAATGGAGATGATGGAATATTAAATCAATATATAGGGGGACCAGGATCTGTTTATGGCATTGGAAGTACTGTTATTAAAAGAGCAACAGGAGGTGAAACTGGTCAAACAATATCAAAAGCAAATGCTAAAAAGAGAAGTAATGCAGGTACTATATCAGGAACAAAAATTACAGATACATTTGATTGGGGTATATCTACAATTACAGGATCAAAATATAAGGCCAATGGTAGGTTAACATTTGATTTATTACAAGATCCAAAAAATCAACTAAATGGTTCTTTTATAGATAATGTATCTAGTGATAGTGATAGACGTGTTGACTATATCCATAAAACAAACGCAATCTATAATGCTAATGCTGAACTTAGATATAATACTAAATTTTACTTTGGCGTTTCAAATTACGCTTCCTCATCTTTAACAAACACAACATTTGATACAAATAGATCAAGTAGTATATCTGATAAATCAAATAATAGTCCCATAACATTAAATGATAGGACAGCTATTTCTGATCTATCTGGAGATAAATCGGGGTTATATAAAATCCCTACTACTGTAAATTATTATGGTACATTAGGACTATCAAATCAGTATTTTAGTAGTAGTGAAGCGGCGGATGTGGGAGTTAATCCCCAAACTAAACGTAAAACTGTTGATAATGCTTTTACTAATACATTAAAAGAAATAAATAAGTTAACTACATCTATTACTATACCTAATAATCTTACCACCGCTACTGTATCAGCAGGTATATTTAATCCTCAATATCGAACCTATAGAAAAATAATTGATAATAGGCAGTTTAGAGAAAATATAGATGACGGAATAAACGAATTTGGAATATACGGTGAAAATGCAACAAACGCTAAAACTTTAAGTTTCTATAAAAACGGTATACTTCCAACCTCTACTAATTATCCAAAATATAAAAATGCATATGGTGATATAGTAACCCAAAAAATACAATGGAATGAGGCCTCACGCGAAATTAGAATTGGGAGCGGCAGAACTGATAGTGTAAATTTAACACCAATATTGGATGGTGTTGAAAGTTATGATGGACAGGATGTAAGGGGAGGTCATGATTATAGAGATTTAGTTAAATTTAAAATACAAGCAATAAATACAGATACTCCTGATACAACATCATTAATGGTATTTAGAGCATATTTAACAGGATTATCAGATAGTGTAGATGCATCATGGCAAGATATAAAATATGCTGGTAGAGGAGATAAGTTCTACATATATGATGGATTTACTAGAAAAATGAGTGTATCATTTAAAGTAGCAGCATTATCTGTAAAAGAAATGCAACCAATGTATCGAAAATTAAATTTTTTAATGGGTAATTTAATGCCTGATTATAAAGATAATTTAATGAGAGGTCCACTTGTTAGAATGACTATAGGTAACTATATTGATGCCCAATTATGTAAACTAGACTCAGTATCATACACAATACCAAACGATTCACCATGGGAAATAGCAATGGATGAACCAGAAGGTGGAGCTAGAACATTAATATTACCTCATATTATAGAAGTACAATTAAGCTTTACTCCTATTGGATCTGAATCTAATGGAAGTAATAAAATACAAAGTAAATCTCAAACTACATCTCATATTGCTCAAAATAACACTGGTACTCTGTATCAATATATACAATAATGGCACGATATTCAAACTCAACAATATTAAAAACATCAACAGGTACACCATATTATAGAGGTAAACTTTACCCTATTATGCCATTATCTGAAGATGATAATTATGTTATCACAACAGTTGGAGATAGACTTGATAATTTAGCATATCAATATTATCGTGACTCCGAATTATATTGGATTATATCAATTGCTAACAACAATATAACAAAAGGATCAATATTCCCCATACCTGGTACACAATTAAGAATACCAGGAAATATAAACCCATTTTTAAATCTATTCAGTCAGACCAATAGATAAATGTTATGTCAATATTTAAAGATACATTTAAAAAAGGAATTAGTGACCAACTAAAGATACGCCAGGATGCTATAAATACTCGTAGTTTCCAAAATCTAACATACTTAAATTCGCGTAATGCGTGGATTAAAATGACATCTTCCGTTAATGTAGGAGGTACAGCAGATTTAGCTGTTAAATACATTCTACAGGGAGGAATTTTATCTGGGGGTAAATTAAGATCAGGATTAGGAGCAAATGGAGCTTATAATAATATTAGTCCAAATGGACAAAATTATGGCCAAATGGACAATTCACGATCCTTAACAGCAGGAACCTCTGGTATAAGACCAATGCCTGGTATTACTGATATTAATGTTAAATCAAAAGGAGCCTATGGTTCATTAAGAGAAGTAACAGTAAATTTCCAATGTTGGGATATCCATCAATTAGAAGATCTAGAGCTACTATACATGAGACCAGGATATTCAGCTTTAGTAGAATGGGGTTGGTCTCCATATCTAGATAATAGCGGTAAACTTATATCTACAGTAGATACTACCCAAGTTAATATATTAAGCAACAGTGGAGGTAAGAAAACCAAAGAAGATGTATGGAAATCCATATTTGATAAATCATCAACAGATGGAAACTATGATGCTGTATATGGTATTATAAAAAACTTTGGTTGGTCAGCACGTCCTGATGGGGGGTATGACTGTCATTCTACGCTCATTACTATGGGTGAAATACTCGAGTCTCTAAAAATAAACCACGGTGATTTTACCTCAAAAATAAGTACAGAAGGGATATTCGGTAAATTAACTACCCCATTTGATGCTGACAGTAGTATTGCTAAATCCTACTCTCAAAACGCATTAGCAGGAGCAATCAATGAATTATATTTGATAATGAAAGATAATGAAGCAATAGATAACCTTACAGGAAAATCATTTACCTTCAATTCAGAAACATATAACTTTTTTAGATTTGACGTTACTGTCGATAATGCTAAAAATACAGATAGCGATTTTGATGATGCTATCCAAATATATATTACTTTAAAAGATTTTATAAAACTACTCAATAACCATATTACCCTACATGATAAAGTTAATGGTAAACCAATGGTTGAAGTATCTGTTACTGAAGGTATGCATATGGGTACACCGGGGGCTGATCTCTTATGCTTAGGACACCCGCTTCAGCTATCAACAGACCCTACAGTGTGTATGATAAAAAACCTAGCATGGACAAACCCAGAAGCTTTAGGATTTGCAGCAGGAACATTTGATGATTTTTCAACGATAAAAAATATTATGAATGGAATACCAGATGAATATAACTACTGGTATAATAAAGACTATACTACTACTCAATTTGGTATTATAGGAAACATATATGTTAATTTAGGATACATCTACTCACTAGTAACAAGTGATGACTTAGCATCACAAGATCCTAAAGAAAAAAAAGATATAGCACTGTTTGATTTTCTAAAAAACATGATGAGCGGCATAAGTACTGCCATAGGAAATGTAGCTACATTTGAAATATTTGTAGATCCTCAGGATTCAATAGCTAGAATAATAGATGTAAATTATGTCGATAGTACAAAAAGAAATGATGCTTACGATAACGCTACTATTATCGAAATGCAAAATACTAAATCAACAGTTAGATCATATAAGCTAGAATCACAAATATTCCCAGATCAAACAACAACGATAGCTATTGGTGCACAGGTAAAGGGTGGAGCACTAGGTTCAAACACAAACACATTAGTAGATTTTAATCAAAATTTAATAGATAGAATAATCCCTGTAAAAGAATTACCATCCGTCCAAACAACATCTAATGTAGATGCTGATCTTAAAGAACAAGTAAAGAACTTAAAAGATAATGTTGCCCTTATAGTTAGCTTTCTCAACCAGATAGATGCAGATTGGTATGAATATTTTACTCAGGGTGATTTTGACACCAGTAATGCCTCTAAATATGCTAATGCTTTAAAAGATATTATTAACTTTTATACTTCTCTTGTAAAAAACGATAATAAAAATAGAAGTATTATCCCAACAAAATTATCCATTGAGATGGATGGTATCGGGGGATTGGTAATAGGTAATCTATTTAGAATACCAGATGATTTATTACCAAGAGGATACAAGGGGGGAGGTGCAGGCCCCTCTAAAATAGGATATGTGCTCACAGGAATAGGTCATTCCATTCAAAACAATGATTGGAAAACTAATATGGATGCTCAATTTATCATATTAGATGAACCAAAAGGAGGATTATCGTTAGCAGATTTAGTTGCTATACAAACTATAACTAGAGCAGTAACTCAGAAAGAAGAAGAGGAAGCTGTTGTAGTAGTTAAAGAGGTAAAAAAAATAATAGAAGAAAAAAGTAAAACTCCTGTTGTTAAAGGAAGTAAAGGAGGAGGAGGTAATACTGGGGGAGCAACTAAAATTATTAATGGAAAAGTAAGAAAAAATGGAGATATAAATGACCTACTAGTACCTATCAGATCAGATCTATACAGCAGACATTGGAGCTCAGTATGTCAAAGTGATGGTAAACGTATAAGATTACAACCCGCTGCTATGCAAAATTTAGAAAAATTATTAACAGATGCATATGCCGAAAAAGTACTCATTAAGGTAAACTCAGCATATAGAACAAGAGGCGATCAAGATAGAGTATGGGCAGATCACTGTTCAAATGCACCCGGTACAGGAAAATGTAAAAAAACTGGAGAATCAGCAGCAGCAGTTCCCGGAACCTCAAATCATGGTTTTGGTTTAGCAGTCGATTTGGCCAATTCTGGTGGAGCTAGGATTAATCCAAATAAGACACCTAAAGAATGGAAATGGATACAGGCAAATAAACATAAATATAGCTTTCAAAATATTGATAATTCTGGTGAATCACACCATTATAACTTTTTAGGATAATCATGAGGATAAGAATACCACAAAATCAAATAATAACAGGTAAATATACTATAGGAAAGGAGTATGTGATATTATCTTCACATACTCCTTATCAAGGGTATTATTATGAATTAAATAATAAAACATTCGCTGGAAAAGAATTTAGTACTAAAGCTCCTGAAATAATAAAAATATTTTCTAATAAATTTAATTCTTTACTAAGCAATTCAAATACTTCTGTTTATGCTAAAATATCTAAAATAAAATTAGATAACCAAACACCATCTTCTATTATATATCAAAATGATTTAAATGTTAGATATTTTTCATATCAAGTTATAAATAAGTTAATTAAAGAAATAAATAAAGAAACTTTTGATAGATTTAAAAATAACCCATTATATATTATATTAGAATTATCATACACATCAGGATTTAATGAAATCGAACTAGATCAAGCCGAGCTTAAAGCACCCGGAATAAAATTATTTGCTCAATCTTCTTATACATCTCCTCTAACAGAAGATGATGGAACTATAGGTTAAACAAAATTATTAAATTAAATTCATTCCTAAACATATTAAACAATATATAGATGTTATGTCAATATTTAAAGATTCATTTAAACAAGGAATTAAGGATCAGTTAAAAGTACGCCAGGATGCTATAAATACTCGCAGTCCCCAAAACTTAACATATATGAATTCACGCAATGCGTGGATTAAAATGACATCATCAGTTAACGTAGGCGGAACTGCTGATTTAGCTGTTAAATATATTCTACAAGGAGGAATTTTATTTAATAATAATTTAAGATCGGGATTAGGAGCAAATGGAGCCTATAATAATGTTAGTCCAAATGGACAAAACTACGGGCAAATGGGTAATTCAAGATCATCTACTGCTGGAGCTGGTGGTATAAGACCAATGCCCGGTATTACTGACATTAGCGTTAAATCAAAAGGAGCATACGGTTCCTTACGAGAAGTAACAGTAAATTTTCAATGTTGGGATATCCACCAGTTAGAAGATTTAGAATTACTATACATGAGGCCTGGATATTCTGCATTAGTAGAATGGGGTTGGTCTCCATACTTAGACAATAATAATAGTCTTATATATAATGTAGATACATCTCAAGTCAATATATTAGGTAATAATGGTGGTAAAAAAACTAAAGAAGAAGTATGGAAAGCTATATTTACTAAATCATCAGAAAACGGAAATTATGATTCCGTATACGGTATTATAAAAAATTATGGATGGTCAGCACGTCCTGATGGAGGATATGATTGTCATACCACCCTTATCACCATGGGTGAAATACTTGAATCTTTAAAGATTAATCATGGTGATTTTACCTCAAAAATAAGTACAGAAGGGATATTCGGTAAATTAACTACTCCTTTTGCCTCTGACAGTAACATTGCTAAATCCTACTCTCAAAACGCATTAGCAGGAGCAGTTAATGAATTATATTTGATAATGAAAGATAATGAAGCAATAGATAACCTTACAGGAAAATCATTTACCTTCAATTCAGAAACATATAACTTTTTTAGATTTGACGTTACTGTCGATAATGCTAAAAGTGAGGATAGTGATTTTGATCATGATGCTCAAATATACATTACCTTAAAAGATCTTATAAAATTACTTAATAACCACATCATTTTACATGATGGTGGTACACCAATAGTAGAAGTATCTGTTACTGAAGGTATGCATATGGGTACACCGGGGGCTGATCTCTTATGTTTAGGACATCCTTTACAATTATCAACAGATCCAACTGTATGTCTAATAAAAAATCTAGCATGGAAAGATCCAGGATCTTTAGGATTTGCAGCTGGATTTACAGATGATTTTTCAACAATAAAAGGTATTATGGAGGGAATACCACCGGAATATGATTATTGGTATAATAAGGATTATACTAAAACTCAGTTAGGTGTTATAGGAAACATATATGTTAATTTAGGATACATCTACTCACTAGTAACAAGTGATAATCTAGCATCAAAGGATTCTAAGGAAAAAAACGACATTGCCTTATTTGATTTCTTAAAAAACATGATGAGCGGCATAAGTACTGCCATAGGAAATGTAGCTACATTTGAAATATTCGTAGACCCTCAAGATTCAATAGCTAGAATAATAGACGTAAATTACGCTGACAGCACAAAAAGGAGTGATGCTTATACCAATGCAGCCATCATCGAAATGCAAAATACTAAATCAACTGTCAGATCGTACAAATTAGAATCACAAATATTTCCAGATCAAACAACAACAATAGCTATTGGTGCACAGGTAAAGGGAGGTGCCTTGGGGTCAAATACAAATACACTGGTGGACTTCAACCAAAATCTAATAGATAGAATAATTCCTGTAAAAGAATTACCATCCGTCCAATCTACATCAAATCCAGATGCTGATCTTAAAGAACAAGTAAAGAACTTAAAAGATAACGTTGCCCTTATAGTTAGCTTTCTCAATCAAATAGATGCAGATTGGTATGAATATTTTAGAGGTGCAGGGGATTTTGATACTGATAATGCTTCTAAATACGCTAACGCTTTAAAAGACATTATTAATTTTTTCACTTCACTTACAAAAAACGATAATAAAAATAGAGGTATTATTCCTACAAAACTATCTATAGAAATGGATGGCATTGGAGGACTAGTAATAGGTAACCTATTTAGAATACCGGATGATTTATTGCCAAGAGGATACAAGGGAGGGGGTGCAGGCCCATCCAAAATAGGGTACATAATTACTGGTATAGGTCATTCTATTCAAAACAATGATTGGAAAACTAATATAGACGCCCAGTTTATTATACTAGATGAACCAATAGGAGGATTATCTTTATCAGATTTAGTTACTATACAAGCTTTAATTAGAACTGTATCTGCAAGAGTAGAAAAAGTATTAGAGGAAGTCATTACAGATATTAAAACAATATTATCAATAAAAGGTAAAACTTCTACTAAAAGAAATGGAGGATCCACTACCGTTTGTAATGGAGCTTCAACAGCTACTGTAGATCAAGTATATCCTAGATCTGTTAGTTTTTATGGAAACGCACCAGTAATAATACAATTTAAGGCAAATGGTATTCCTAACGTAACAGTAAAATTATCTCAACAACCTGAAGTAAAATATTCAAAAACTATCGTAACTCCTCAAGACTATATATTAGCAGCTGAGAAAGTAATAACTAAAATAATACCAGGTGCTAGTAAAGAAAATAAAAAACAAGTTTTAATATCAGCATTTGCTATAAGCAGAAGTGAACAAGGATATGGAAAAGGTTTTAAAGGATTTAATAATAATCTATCAGGAGTAGAATCAAGTGGGTTTAGTGTTTTTAGTACATCCGATGTTGTAGGTAAAGTTAAACTTACTGAGGGGGGGACAGGTAAAGTTAAATATTACTATGCCTTTTCTAACCTTTCAGCAGGATTAACTCCATTAATATCAAGTATTGTAAAAAGAAATATGTTTGCTACAAAAGGCAACCCAGGAGAATGGACATGGCGTTATTATAGAGATTGGAATGGGTATGGTGCTCGAACTAAAACTACATTCAAATCTGACTGTGATGTAGTAGAATCTCTATTATCTATTTATAAAGCCGCTGAAACTCAGGTGAATAAATATAGTGTATATAGATGATAAACAAATGGCTAAACTCTTATCGTATATTCAATCAAACAAAAGGTTATGAAATATGTTCTATATCATCGAGCGCAAAGACCAATTAGACCAACTTGGACCATTCAACGATTGTCTCGTTAAATTCATCCAATACAACGACAATTATCACCCCAAATTAAGCAAATTAAGTTTAATCTATATTAGAGATATATCCGAACATAAAGGATATATTCTATGTCTAGATCACAACGAATCATTTGCTTTAAATACAAAAGAAACACTCAATTGGTTATTAGGAAATACAGATAGATTATTTGTATTGAATAAGAAAGAAGCACTATATCACTTCCCCTACCCAGATAAACTATATGATGTCAATTTCATTGAAAATGTAGATTTATCCGCTGTAAATAATAACTGTGTCAATTATTATTATCGCAAACACAACAATTTACCAAACGTCAATACGCTAATTCCAATTAGTAAACATTACGAAAACTGCGAGAATATATTCACTGCAATACTACCTACAATACGCAAATATCGCGTTGAAAACGTCGTTTATGCGTTTAATAACGGTCCTTTAACGCGTGTATTTCACACAATAGAATCACAAGGTATTACTGTAGACAAACAATGCTTCATCGATTGCTATGGTGCTGATTTAAAAAATCCTGAATTTAACCTCAGCAAAGGAAAAATATATAGCCAATACAATCTATACACAACTACCGGAAGACCATCAAACACATATAATAGTATCAACTTTGCCGCATTAAATAAAACAAATGGTGAACGCTTATGCTACAGACCAGCAAATGATATGTTTATTGAATTCGATATGCAGGGATATCATCCACGCCTAGTAGCTGAAATGATTGATTTTGAATTTACAGATAAAAACACATATGAAACGCTAGGTGAATTATTAGATGTAACAACACAAGAAGCTAAGGAATTAACATTTAAACAACTATATGGTGGGGTTTGGGATGAATATAGTAACAAACCATTCTTTAAGGATATTGTAACATTAACAGAAGGGATATGGGATGATTATCAATACTCCGGACAATATCCAACTAAAAATAAAATATTTATACGTAATGATGAAATGACACAATCTAAACTACTGAATTACATTATTCAGAGTAATGAAACGTCAACTAACGTTACCATATTAGAACAAATATTAGACTATCTTAAAGATAAACAAACAAAATTAGTATTGTATACCTATGATGCATTTCTATTTGACTATAGTAAAGTAGATGGAAAACAATTACTAATAGATATAACAAATCTAATCAAATACCCAGTAAACGTTAAACAGGGTATATCTTATCACGAACTAAATAAAATATAATGAGTAACAAAATATCATTAGTGAACAATCCTAACATATTTATGGGTAATGAATGGCAACCCAACACAGATTTAATGAACAAACTATTTTGTACTTTTACCTTACTAATTGACTTAGAGGAGACAGTAACCGCGATTAACAGGAAATATTCAATATTATTTGGTAAAATATTTATCCTTGAATCACCACAGAGCGACGAATTGATATGCACATACAATATCGATACTAACAACATGGCGACAACGCCAATGGATAATACAATCCTATTACATCGTAAAAAGGAATCCAATACATTATACACCATTAATGCCTTAAACACATTGATTAAATCATTGAATGAAGGGTATTTAGATAAAAATTACATGGTGAATTGGGCTGACTATAAAAACAGTATATTATTAACTAATGGTCCTGAATTAAGGAAATTAGATACATCAATCCATAAAATAGTAGATTTTAGTAGAAATTAATATTTATAGGCACAACCCATTACTTATATTTAATAAAAAAAAATGAAACAACCGATCAACGAAATCCGCAGAATGCAGCAATTAGCTGGGTTAATTGTGGAGGCATTTAATTCTTTTTTAGATACAGATATGGGAGGGTGGATAAGAGAATATATTGATGATGTTGTTGAAGATAATATGGGCGAACCAGAATCATTAAATTTAGAATATCGTTCTGATTTTGATATAGCTTTTAATTTAGCTCTTTCTAAGCTTTCCCAAGAACAATTTCCATTATATATATCAGATGATTCTAAATTAGCTCCTGGATTTATTGAACCTAAAGGAATTGGATTTGTAATGAATAATAATAAAGAAACAATAACACCAGAAATGGTTCAAATATTTAATAATAATTATGGTATAATTGATATTAACTATATTAGAGATTTCTTTACAAACGCAAATAATTGGAAGATGATTACTGATGAAAATGATATATCTAATTATAAAAAATTATATTTAATTGATACTAAAAGTAATCAAATAGGTAATAAAGAAAGTTTCTTTTAATAGAAATAAGTTTTGAAAGTCAAAATAAGAATCATAGATTCACTTTAATATCGTGTTCATAGAACACTTCACACTTAAAACAACATAACATGGACTTAAGTCTCATCAAACAGAAGCTCGCCTCTTCTCAAAATAAAGGCCAAAAAAGAGAAAAAGTAGATTACTCCAAAATCTTCTGGAAACCTAAAGCAGGTAAACATCAAGTACGAATTCTCCCCTCTAAATTCGACAAAACAAACCCATTCCGCGAAGTGTATTTTCACTATGGTTTCTCTAAAGGACCAATCCTCGCATTAACTAACTGGAATGAAAAAGACCCAATTGTAGAATTTGCAAAATCTCTCCGTAAATCATCTGATAAAGACGATTGGCAATTAGCTAAAAAAGTAGAACCAAAATTACGTTACTTTGCACCTGTACTTATTCGTGGTGAAGAAGCACAAGGCGCTCGCTTATGGGAATTTGGTAAATTAATTTATGAACAATTACTAGGCATTGCTTCAGATGAAGATTACGGTGATTACACAGACATTACTGACGGTCGCGACTTTACAGTTGAAGCTGTTGAAGAAGTAATTATGGGTAGAAAAGGTATTAAATGTAATTTGCGTGTTAAACCTAAAACAACTCCAATCTCCGAAGATGCTACAGTAGTAGGTAACTCACTAAATGAACAACCCGATATCTTCAGTATCAATAAACGTTACACGTTTGATGAATTGAAAGATCTACTAGACAAATGGTTGAATCCGGACGATGAAGAAACTACAGAAACTCCAATCGCTTCTAAAACAGAAGATGAAGAGGAAGAAGATGATTTCCTAAAAGAAATGAATGCACCTGTAGAAAAGACGTACATTCTAGATACAAGCGCCGCTAAAGTTAGTAACGCAGACAAGTTCGACGATTTATTCAACTAATATAAAATTAAGTTATGGCTAAAGCAACTAAGCCTGGAGACACACTTTCAAGTGTGATCTCCAAGGCTATAAACTCCAAAGAGGGTTTCAGTTTAGATAATTTCAAAAAATCTAAATTTTTAAATCAATCTGTAAAGTTTAAACAACAAAAATGGATTCCATTTTCAACTGCACTACAAGAAGCATTAGGAATTCCAGGAATACCAACAGGTGGTATTACACTATTACGTGGCCATTCAAATACAGGTAAATCAACAACGCTATCTGAAATTGCAGCTAACGCTCAGAAAATGGGTATTCTACCCGTTTATATTATTACTGAGATGAAACACGATTGGGACTTCCCAAGAAAGTTAGGGTTTCAAATGGAAGAAGTAGTGGACGAAGCAACAGGCGAAGTAATCGATTATAAAGGTTTCTTCATGTATGTTGATAGAGGTTCACTGAATAGTATTGAAGATATGGCTGGATTTATTGCTGATCTATTAAACGAACAAGCACAAGGTAAACTACCATACGATTTATTATTCTTGATTGATAGTATTGGTTCAATTCCATGTAAAATGAGTATTGAAGCAAACAGCAATAACCCACAATGGAACGCTGGAGCATACAGTCAGCAATTTGGTAACTTTATCAATCAAAGAATCACATTATCTCGCAAGGAAAATCAACCATACACTAACTCATTAGTATGCGTTAATAAAGTATGGGTTTCACCCGCTGAAACGCGATTCTCTCAACCTAAAATGCGAAATAAAGGTGGAGATACAATGTTCTATGATGCTTCATTAGTACTAACATTTGGTAATATTACAAATTCAGGTGTAAGTAAGATTAAAGCAACTAAGAATAAGAAAGAAGTTGAATTTGCAGCTAGAACTAAAGTAAGTTGCGATAAAAATCACGTAACTGGTATTACTACTAAGTCTACAATTATAATGACACCACATGGTTTCATTGAAGATGAAGCTAAAGCTATCGACAAATATAAGAAGGAACACAGTAACGAGTGGGTACCTATATTAGGAGCAGCAGGCGAAATTGAAATTGTAGAGGACAACTCAGAATGGGACGAAGATAATAAAAACATTCCCGTAATAGGAGTAGAGGAAAACTAGTATGAAAAATAAGTAAGGAGGACACATAGTGTGTCCTCCATATACTTATAATATTTATAGGAAATAATAAAATATGTACGATCCGCAAAAAAGCAAAGAATACTATGCTAAAGTAAGAGAACAAAAAATAAAAAAAACTATAGCATATACTAAGAAAAAAATTCAAGAAGATCCTGAATATAAACTTAAACATTATTTAGGAATTAAAATGTGTACTTTTATTCGTTCTATTAAAGGAGCAAATGAATTTATAGGGTGTGATATTATTCAATTTATTAAACATATTGAATTTCAGTTTACTAAAGAAATGAATTGGGATAACCATGGTATAATATGGGAATTAGATCATAAAAAACCAATGAGTTCTTTTAATCTATCTAATCTTGAAGAACAAAAATTATGCTTTCATTACACTAATCTTCAACCTTTACTTAAAAATGATAATAGAACTAAATCAAATAAATTATGAGTAAAGAAATAACCGAAGATGAACTACATCAACTAACATACAAAGCCATAGATGAACTATACGAAGTATATGAAATAAACCACTCATTCACAATGTGCCTCTATTTGAGATTTAATGGCGATGCTGAACACCCAGGCGAATTGCTAACCAAAGAAGAATTTAAAAAATTATGTACTGATGGTGGTCAATGGACTACAGCATATGACGCACTTTTTCAATACATTGTAAAAGAATATAGATTAAAAAAATAAAAAATTATGAAAAATAAATATGCCGATATATTATCCAAAGTAAATAATGATCAGCGTAATATTTCTGATTCTATATTAATAGTGGATGGTTTAAATACATTTCTTCGATCATTTACCATGATTAACCATATTAATCCGGAAGGTCATCATATTGGAGGATTAACAGGTTTCTTAAAATCATTAGGTTATGCTATCAAGACAATAGACCCAACAAAAGTAATTATAGTATTTGATGGTATAGGAGGATCTAATAGTAAAAAGAATCTTTATCCTGACTATAAGGCAAATAGAGGCGGTAGTCGCATGACGAATTACGCTATATTCTCTAATAAAGAGGATGAAAAAGAAGCTATCAATAACCAAATGTCAAGATTAATTGAGTATCTTCAATATCTACCAGTATCAATGATATGCATAGACGGAATTGAGGCAGATGATGTAATAGGTTATTTAGTTGGTAAATTTGAAAAATTCAAATCAACTAGAGAAATAACAATAATGTCCTCCGATCAAGATTTCATTCAATTAGTAAGTAATAAAACAAAAGTATATTCACCTACTAAGAAAAAAATATATACACCTGCAGAAGTATTAGATGAGTATAAAGTTTATCCTCACAACTACGGTCTGTATAAAGTGTTTATGGGAGATAAAGGTGATAACATTCCTAAAGTAAAGGGATTCGGTGAGGAAAAACTATTTAAGATATTACCTAGTATAAGAGAAGAAACACCACTAACACTATCAGAAAGTCTAGAATTAATAGATCCGAACGATAAATGGGGGATGCAAGTATTAAATTACAAACATCAATTAGAAATTAATAGTCAGCTCATAGATTTAAAGACAATACCAATATCACAAGGTAACGAAGAACATATTAAACATAGTTTTAATACACAGTATGAACTGAATACACGCATATTTATGCAAATGTACATCTCAGATCAATTAGGAGAATCACTTCCTAATACTGCAAGCTGGTTAAACCAAGTATTTGGTTCTCTAAGCTCTTTTAAGTAATTTTATAAAAACAATAGGTTATGGAAGTAAAAGAAACATATAACCCATACTGTCCAGTTTGTGATGGATGTGGAGAAGATGGATGTTGCAGTGCAATGCATTGTGAACAAAGCCCAGAAGGTTCATATTGTGAAACATATTTAAGAGATTTGAAATTTGGATATTTCATGCATAACTTAATTATTGAAAAGATTTATAATGAAAAAGAGAAGTATAAAGAGCTAATTGAGTTCTTTAAAGAAGCAGTTGATACTAATTACAATAAAATTTACAAATAAATAGGTTATATGGCTACATTAAATAAACTTAATCAGTACGGAAACGCTTTCCAGATTAAAGTATTAGGCGCACTACTAACACAACGAGATTTCCTGTTAAATATAGCAGATTCACTTGACAGTGAATATTTCGAATCACAAGCACATAAGTGGGTTATAGAATACATTATTAAATACTTCACTCAATACCATACGTATCCGACTGTAGAAACACTATCAATCGAAATTAAAAAGATTGATAACGAAGTACTAAGAATATCGCTTACAGATTCATTGCGTGAAGCCTATAAAATGTCTGATGTAAGTGATCTAGAATGGGTTGAGAAAGAGTTTAGTGACTTCTGTAAGAATCAACAAATGAAGAAAGCCATTATGACATCAGTAGATTTACTGAGTCTAGGCGATTACGATGGTATCAGAGGTTTGATCAACGATGCAATGAAAGCAGGCGAAGACAAAAATGTTGGTTTAGATTACACAGTAGATATTGAAACTAGATATCGTGAAGATGATAGAAGAGTAATACCATTCCCATGGAAAACATTTAACGACTTAACACAAGGTGGTTATGGTAAAGGTGATCTAGTATTACTATTCGGTAACCCAGGTGGAGGTAAATCATGGGGTGTAATGGCAATGGGCGCTTATGCAGCAGCATTAGGATTTAATGTAGTACATTACACACTAGAATTATCTGAAGGTTATGTAGGTAAACGCTACGATGCTATATTCTCAGGTATCGATGTTGATAAATTAAAAGACCATCGTGCTGAAGTAGAAGCAGCAATCAGTAAAGTGAAAGGTAAGATTATGGTTAAAGAGTATGCACCTAAACGAGCATCACTAGATACAATCGAAGCACACATTCAACAACTAGAACATCAAAACGAATTCAAACCAGATCTAATCATTATTGACTATCTAGATTTACTACGCACTAAAGGTAGAAAAGAACGTAAAGATGAGATTGATGACGTTTACACAGATGCTAAAGGATTAGCTAAAGAATTAGGAATACCAGTAGTATCACCATCACAAGCAAATAGAACAGGTGCTGAAGAAGGTATTTTACAAGCGAAAAATGCGGCTGGCTCTTACGACAAAATAATGATCGGAGATATTATTATCTCATTAGCTCGCGGCCGTAAAGACAAAGTTAACGGTACTGGTAATTGGCACATCATCAAAAACAGATATGGTGCTGACGGATTAACATTTGGATCTAAAATCAACACAGCAAACGGCTACATAGACATTAATGATCATCCAATGGATGATGATGAAATAGATTCAAAAGCTAACAATAAACCAACAAACAACTTCTCAGAAATAGGTGTAGAAGATCGTTACGTTCTTCGCAGCAAGTTCATGAAACTAGAAAAGGAACAATAATATTTAATATATTTATAACTACAACAATAAATAAAGATTATGATAACAGTAAAAAGATTTACAGCAGCTTGGTGTGGTCCATGCAAACAACTAGCCCCAGTCATTGAACAACTACAAAGAGAAATGTCTAGTGTTAATTTTGAAACCATAGATGTAGACGCTAGCCCAGACATAGCAATGAAATATGATGTAAGGTCAGTACCTACTTTAATATTTGAGAAGGGGGGGCAAGAAGTAAAGCGTACCTTAGGAGCACAGACAAAAGCATCTCTTATTTCAACTATAAATTCACTTTAATGATCACAGATCCACGTTTATTTTACAAACCATTTGAATACCAAGAGGCATTCGGCTTCTATAAAGACCAACATAGGGCACATTGGTTAGCTGATGAAGTTCCATTAGCATCTGATCTAAACGATTGGAAACAAAAATTAACCGAATCTGAAAAGAATCTAATCGGTAATATCTTAAAGTCATTCGCTCAAACTGAAGTACACGTAAATGATTACTGGTCAACTAAAGTATCGTTATGGTTTCCAAAACCAGAGATACAAGCAATGGCTCGTGTGTTTGCTGACTTTGAAAGTATCCATGCTGAAGCATATGCTCGCTTAAATGAAGAATTAGGATTAGATGATTTTGAAGCGTTTATGGAAGATGAAACATCTAAAGCTAAAATTGATCGCTTAATTGAAGTACCAGGTACTAACATTGAAGAAAAAGCACTATCATTAGCTATATTCTCCGCGTTTACTGAAGGTGTAAATTTATTCTCATCATTCGCTATCTTAATGTCATTTCAATTAAGAAACTTAATGAAAGGTACAGGACAGATTGTTGAGTGGAGTGTAAGAGACGAATCATTACATTCAAGAGCAGGATGTTGGTTATTTAATAAATTACTAGAAGAACAACCTGAACTTAACACCCCAGAAATGAGGAATAACGTCATTGAAGCATGTAATTTATCAGTACAATTAGAATACGATTTCATTGATAAAGCATTTGAAATGGGTGATATTGAAGGTTTAAATAAAGAACAATTAAAAGCTTTCATCAAAGCTAGAGCAAACGAAAAGATGATTGAATTAGGTTATAATGCAATCTACAACGACATCGATCCCAATTTATTGAAACAAATGGAATGGTTCGGACATTTAACAAGTGGTAAAACACACCAAGACTTCTTCGCAGGTCGCGTAACAAATTATTCCAAATCAGTAGCAGATTGGTCAGATCTTTAAAATAAAAATATAAAATGAGCATACAAGTAGACACAGATAACTGGATTAAAGGAAAGAACTATCCAGTTTGGATGGATGAAATAGCGGTAAGTATGATATCAAAAGGATATCTATTACCAGATGAAGATGTATTTGATGCTTATAAAAGAGTAAGTAAAGCAGCAGCACGTAGATTAAGACGTAAAGACTTACAACCGTTCTTCAACGAAGCAATTGTAAAAAACTGGTTATGTTTAGCATCACCTGTATTATCAAATTTAGGTACTGAACGTGGAATGCCTATTTCATGTTTCGGAATTGATGTAGGTGATGCTATTGAAGGTATTGCTGATGCAAATTCAGAATTAATGCGCTTATCATCTCAAGGTGGTGGTGTTGGTATTAGTGTATCTCGTATTAGAGGTAGAGGTAAAACTATTAGAGACAATGGTACATCTGAAGGTGTAGTTCCATGGTGTAAAATTTATGATTCAACTATCCTAGCAACAAATCAAGGATCAGTTAGAAGAGGAGCAGCATCAGTTAATTTATCTATTAACCACCCAGACGTTGAAGAATTTTTAGGAATCCGTAGACCAAAAGGTGATGTAAATCGTCAATGTTTAAATCTACACCAATGTGTAGTAATTGATGATTCATTCATGGAAAAATTAGAAAACAAAGACGAACGCTCAATGCGTTTATGGGGTGAAATTTTAAAAACACGTCTTGAAACAGGTGAACCTTATATCATGTTTGAAGATAATGTTAATAAAGCTAATCCTGAAGGATATAAGAAACTGAATCTACACGTTTCAATGACAAACATCTGTAGTGAAATTTCATTATACACAGATGAATTACATTCATTCATTTGCTGCTTATCATCATTGAATTTAGCACGTTGGGATGAATGGAAAGAATATAAGTTTGAGAATGGAATGTCATTACCTGAATTGACATGTTGGTTTCTAGAAGGTGTACTACAAGAATTCATTGATAGAGCTAAGAACATTAAATTCATGGAAAATACAGTTCGCTCCGCATCTAAAGGTAGAGCAATTGGAATTGGCGTTTTAGGATGGCATACATTACTACAATCAAAGAATTTACCATTTGTAGGAATACAAGCATCAGCATTAACAAGAATCATCTCAGCATTCATTGAAACTGAAGCATTAAAAGCATCACGCGATCAAGCAGTACAATACGGAGAACCAGAATGGTGTAAAGGTACTGGATTGAGACACTCACATCATTTAGCGATTGCACCAACAGTATCAAACGCTCATATTTCAGGTGGTGTATCTCCATCAATTGAACCTATTCCAGCTAATGTATACAATCTTAAAACGGCGAAAGGAGTATTTATCAAACGAAATAAAATACTAGAAGCGTTATTAGAGAGTAAGGGTTATAACATTGATAGCGTTTGGGATCAGATTTTAAAAGATCAAGGATCAGTAATTAATATTCCTAGCTACATCTTAACAGATGAAGAAAAAGCAGTATTCTTAACATTTAAGGAAATTAATCAATTAGAAATAGTAAAACAAAACGCTATTAGACAAAAATACGTTGATCAAGCTATTTCATTGAATTTATGTTTCGATCCAAACGATACTCCAAAATTCATATCTCAAGTACATAAAGAAGCACATAAATTAGGAATTAAAACATTATACTACCTACGTACTGAATCAGTATTGAGAGGAGATAATTTACAAAGGTTATCATCTTGCGTATCTTGTGAAGGATAGGCAAAACAAAAACATTAAATTCACAACAATGATAAAATTAATTGATTTACTAAACGAAGATATTAATGGGGGTATTGTTTATACCTATAGAAGTCAAAAAAGCCTACCAGATATAGAAGCTAATGGTATAAAAATGTCAGATAAAAATAAACAAAATTCTGAAGATTATAACATTCCTGATTATGGGTATACTTATTATACTTCTACTAGTAAAGATCCTAATTGGATTGATAAAAACCCATATGGAGATGCTAATGCTCCGTATACTGTAAGAATATCTATAGATTTAAATAAAATAAAAAACGATAAAAACTATAGTTTTAAAGATTTAGATGATGTAGAAGAATGGAACTACCCAGAATATCAAGAAGTAAGAATATACTCTAATACAAAAAATAGAATACCTTTAGAATATATTAGTTCTATTGATATTCTTAGAAGAAGATCAGGAGATGAGTATGGATGGGACTTTACTGGTCAACTTAATTTAGAACCAGAAGTAAAAACATATATTGATAATACTTTTAAAGATAATCCAGACTTAGATGAAGATTCTTTTCCATATGATGAAATGTATGATTACTTTACAGAATTTTGGAATCATGAAGATGAATCTTATGATAGTGCTTCTCAAGAAGTTAAGGACTATATAAAATCTAAAAAATAAATTCACAACAATGATAAAATTAATTGATTTACTAAACGAAGCCGCACAAGGAAATGTTTTATATCACTATACGGAAGAATGGCAATTGAAAAAAATTATAGAAAGTAATATTTTAAAAGGACCTGTTAGCCTAACTAGAAGTAAAGACTCAATTGTAAAAAACTGGATGGGGAATGTACCAATAATAGTTTTAGATAAAGATAAATTACGTACTAATTATAAAATAAAACCATATCAAAGTTATGATGATGAAGGCAATTTTGAAGATGAAATGGAAGAAGTAATAGATAAAAGTATTACTAATTTAGACAAATATATAGTTAATATTATTTTACCTAAAGCTAACCCAGAAATTGAGTCTTTATTAAAAGAAAAAAATATTAAATTCACGTTATGAAATTAGAAGAACTAGATAAACAAGTTAAAGATCTACAACAAGTAGACTTTAGCCAGTATACACCAGAACAACTAAATGAACTGGTAGATAAGTTATTATCATTTGTGGATGAAGGAGAAACATTATTAGAAAATATAAAAATAGAAGACAATGAATCAGACACTATATAATATTGCTTACATTGTAGGTTTAGTAGCACTATCCATAGTAGTTTTAGGATTTCCATTAATGGTAGTATGGAACTGGCTAATGCCTACTATATTTAATCTACCAGAAATTACATTCTGGCAAGCAATAGGACTTAACTTCCTATCAATACTACTATTCAAACCAACAATCAAAACAAACAATAAAGATTAATATGTTTCAATCAACAAAATTATTTGACGGATTTAGCTGTGTATTCCGTCAATGGAAAGCAGAAAGTACACACTGCCGATTTCTCCACGGTTATGGAGTATCATTCAGAGTATGGTTTGAAGGCGAATTAGATGAGAAAAATTGGATTTGGGATTTTGGAGGTATGAAACGCGCTAAAGGTACTATCGATGGTATGAATCCTAAAGCATGGATGGATTATATGTTCGATCACACTACAATTGTAGCAGAAGATGACCCAGGATTAGTAGGCTTTAAAACAATGGATCAACTAGGAATCGCTCAAGTTAGAGTAATACCAGCAGTTGGAGCAGAAAAATTTGCAGAGTATATCTTTAACAAACTAAATCCATTCATCCAAGAAGAAACTGAAGGGAGAGTTAAGGTGAAACGAGTAGAATTTATGGAGCATGCTAAAAACACAGCTATATATGAAGGTTAGAATTAAATAGTTATGACACCAAAAGAAAAAGCAGAGGAACTGATAGAAACGTTTTATTACCCTACTTTAAAATGGGCATTAATTCATGCTAAAGAGTGTGCCTTAAAAGCAACAGATGAGGTATTAAAAGAATTATCACCATTAGAGCAACATCCTTTAGGAACTTATACTAATCCAAAAATAGAGTATTGGCAAGAAGTAAAACAAGAAATAGAAAATTATAATAAAAATGAGGGAGACAGTAAAATATAATATTTATTATAAATAATATTATGATAGGTATCTATAAAATTACAAATCCTGAAAATAAAGTCTATATTGGTTATACTACAAACTTATATAAACGTGAAAATTATTATAAGGTAAATAAAGGTATAAGACAAACTAAATTATATAATTCTATTATTCAACATGGTTGGGAACAACATAAAGTTGAATTAATTGAAGAATGTATTAAAGATGAATTAAGAGATAAAGAACAATATTGGATTAAATGTTATGACAGTTGGAATAACGGCTTAAACTCAAATCCAGGAGGTGGTGGAATAATAACACATACTGAAAAAACAAAACAACTTATAAGTAAAAAAGGACGAGCTCATAAAGGAAAACGAATTGAATCTCATTGGAAAGGTAAAAGTAGAGGTGAAGAATTTGCTTACAATATGTCATTAGCTAGAACAGGTAAATCTAACCCTAAAAATGCTAAACAAGTATTACAATACGATATAGAAGGAAATTTCATTAAAGAATGGTTTTCTATCAGAGAAGCCAACTTATATTTAGGTAAGAATAAAGATAGCGGGCATATAAACGCATGCTGTAAAGGACAAATTAAATCAGCTTATAAATTTAAATGGACATATAAATATGAAGAGATTTCATGAGATGCCTTTATCATTAATGCATCATAGTAAAGAATGGACAGATGGAGAATATTGCTTACCACATCTAGTAGATAAATACGAGCAATATAGAATTCATTTCCAAGTAGCACGTTTAAATAAACGTTTTATTATGATGGATAATGGTTTATTTGAAGGAGTAACACATACAACTAAAGATTTACTATCTAAAATTAATCTAATCAGACCAAATATATTCATTGTACCTGATGCTTGGAATGATTCAACAACTACCTTAGTAAATGCTAAAAACTGGATATTAAATCATAAACCTAAACTACCAGAAGGAACACATTTAATGGCTGTACTACAAGGTAAAACATTAACTGAATTAATAACTAGCTATCAAACGCTAGTAGATATGGGATATAAACATATTGCTTTTAACCATTCTAGTATTGCTTATCAGGATATGTATCTTGGATCAGGTGTTTTAAAAGCTCAAATGCTTGGTAGGATAGAATTAATCAGGAAATTAGTAGAAACAGATACAATTGTTAAATCAGCCTATCATCATCTACTAGGATGTTCATTACCTCAGGAATTTATGACCTATAAAGATTGGGACTTTATTAAATCAGTAGATACATCAAACCCAATTCTAGTAGGAGCTGAAGGTAAACGCTATGAAGATAAAGGTATAGATTGGAAACCAGCTGAAAAACTAGAATATTATTTTGAGAAAGATTTAAGTGGGCAAAAAGAAGATATTATGTTTAATGTAAACAAATTTAAACAATTTATAAAATAAAAAGTTATGGTATCATTATTTGATTATTTAGGCAGCGCAGCTGGAAACGAATTAGGAAAAAAAGTAGCAGAATACGCTAAAATCAGAAAAGCTAAATATGGTATTAAAAATGTAGAAAATAAAGCTTATAAAGGTATTGTTCTGATGTACGAACATGACTTTATTAAAGAATTCTTTGAAGTACAAAATTTATTTAAAGGAAAACAAGAAGATTATACCGAAATTAATACAATGTTGACGGAAGAAAGCTTCAAACAACACTCAGACGAAGGATTAGTATATTAATAAAGGTTCGTAACTCCATAACCTACAATACCGGAGTATATATTTTAATTATTTAGAAATGAGAAAACAAGCAGTATTAAGTCTGTCAGGTGGGATGGACTCCTCAACACTATTACTTCATTTACTAGCAAATGGTTACGAAGTAACAGCATTAGGATTTGATTATGGTCAAAAACATAAAGTCGAATTAGAACGAGCAGAATCATTAGTAGAGTATATTAATGATATTATGTTTAGAACTAAACAAGACAACTATGTAAAACACCAAATTATCAAATTGGATGGACTATCTAAATTATTAAATTCAGCATTAGTTGAAGGTGGTAAAGATGTTCCTGAAGGTCATTACGAGCAAGACAACATGAAAGAAACAGTTGTCCCTAATCGTAATAAAATCTTTAGTTCATTAATTCAAGCAGTTGCATTATCTCTTGCAACTAGAGATTTAGGAGATGGACAACTAGAAAAAAGAGATGTAGCTATTGCATTAGGAATCCATGCAGGTGATCATGCTATCTATCCAGATTGTAGACAAGAGTTTAGAGATGCAGATATGGAAGCATTTAGAATTGGAAATTGGGATAGTGAATTAGTATCGTTTTACACTCCATACTTAGACACTGATAAATTCGGTATTTTAAAAGATGGAGAAGAATGTTGCAAGCAACTAGGATTAGATTTTAATGAAGTATATGCTCGCACAAACACATCTTACAAACCAATTAAATTAACAGACGGTATTTGGCTATCTGATTTTAAATCAGCAGCATCTGTAGAACGTGTAGAGGCCTTTATTAAATTAGGTCGTCCTGATCCTGTATTATACGGTGAAGTATTAGAAGACGGTATAAGAACAGTTAAATGGGAAGAAGTAAAAGCATCAGTACAAGCAGTATTAGATTCTCACACAAAATAAGTTTGGAGAATACAAAGTAGTAAATTATCTTTAATTATAAACAAAAACACAGTTATGAGTTATCAAACAAAAGTTCGTGCAAATTACATGAACAGAACAGCAAAATTAGCTTTCTTTAAAGCCCGCAGACGTACAGGTGATGTTACTAAAGTAGCAGAAACAACCGGCTACTCAGTTAGTCATGTATCTAATACAATTAGTGGCGCTAGAAAAATTAACAATACAATTGCAGATTCAATGTATTCGTTGACACGTCGTCGCATTAAAAACAGTGAATTAACAAACGCTTAATTCCAATATCCAAGATCCCGGTTACCCCGTAAGGTAATTGGGATCTTTATTTATTTAAACTAAAACATGGAGGATAAACCAATGAAGTGCATTAAGAATTTAAAAACAGGAAACATTATCAGAGTAACTGATCAACAAGCAGACCAAACAGTAGGTAGAGAATGGAAATTCGTTCCTAAATCAGAGTGGAAAAACAAAGACACTGCTGAAGTAAGTCATCAAGTAGAAACTAAAAAAGCTAAGTAATGGAAGCAATCCTTCACACACTAGGTTTATGTGGAGAGAAGCACATAAATCTTATAGCACTATTATCTGAATGGCCAAGTCTATTTCATACATTCAGCTACATTAAAAATATATTTAAATGAGTAAAATTGATTCAAATAAACTACTAATCAGTAGCGACTTCTATTCAGTACAAGGTGAAGGTATATCAACAGGTATTCCAGCATACTTCGTCCGTCTAGGTAATTGTAATCTAACATGTGGAATGTCTAGGTTATTTACTAATAGCTTACTGAAGGAAGCAGCATTAGCTGATGGTGAAATCTTTAAAGGAGATTTAGAATTAGAAGGTAAAGCATCGTGGACTTGCGATAGTACCTCACAATGGTTATGGCGTGGTGAGAATAAAGACTTTCAATATCTAATCGATCAATGGAAAGAGCAAGGTATCTATGATGATATTAAGAACGGTACTATCCATATTATTTGGACTGGTGGTGAACCTACAATTAAAGGTCATCAAGAGGCTATTGTTAATTTCTTCCAATACTGGAGATTATTAGTAGATCCAGAAATCGAATTTGCATATAGTGGCTACCAATCAGCTATTCCATTTAATGAAATAGAAACTAACGGTACAGTACCTATAGACGGACCTTTGTTTAGATTGATTGATCAAATCAACTGCTCTCCTAAGCTATCTAATTCAGGTATGACAGCTAAGCAACGTATCAATCCAGAAGCAATCGAGCGTATTAAACAACATTCCAATTATCAGTTTAAATTTGTAATTAGCAATGAAGAAGACATTAAAGAACTATTCCGTGACTTTGTCGTACCATTTAGTATACCTCTTTCCAACGTTGTTTGCATGCCAGGACTAGATAGTCAGACTGATTTTCATGAGCGTACTCAATTTGTACTAGAGATGGCTAAGAAATATAAATTTAGAGGAATGACAAGATTACACATTTCAGCTTGGGATAAAACACTAAACGTATAATATGAAAAGAATACCTACCCTGATTAATAAGTGGATTGCTAGTAAACTTGGATATAAAGTAGCAATGGTAAAAGAAAGAAATCCAACTACTACTATTGCAGGAGATAAAGAATTACTTGGGTATGTAGATATACAGGGATACTTATTCAGAAATGAACTCCTATCGCGTATTCAGCCAAGTAAGGCTCCTACAACTGCTAAAGAAATGTTTTTAACTGATCCTAAAACATACAACATGATAGAAACTTGGGATGAAATCTACGACCAATATTACATGGATGAATATCCTACATTTGGAGGACCGTTCACCGATGCAAAAACATTTAGGGAGTGGTTAGAAATATACTACACACCTCCAGTAAGAAAAGATAGAGGTGAAGAAGCAGAAACAAATTAGTATATTTAAAATAAAAAATAATGGAATTACTTAAAAAATCAAACGGCAACTTAGCTCGAACGCCAGAAGAAATTGAGCAAATGATTGATAAAGCAGCTACAGCATACTCTAGTTTCTTAGAAGCAGTAGGATTCGATCATACAGCAGATAGACAAACAGAAGATACACCACGTCGTGTTGCTAAAGCATGGCTTAAGGATCTAATCGTAGGTTCAGTAACAAACGAACCAAATATCACCACATTCCCTAACGATGAAGGATATGATGGATTAGTAATTCAATCAGGTATTCCTATCACTAGTATGTGTGCACATCATAATCTAGCATTTACTGGGTATGCTACAGTAGCGTATGTACCAGGCGAAACTGTAATTGGATTAAGCAAATTAAATCGTATTGTTGAATGGTTCAGCCGCAGACCACAAATGCAAGAATCATTAACACAACAAATTCATAGTTACATTTCTGATAAGATGGATTGCCCATCAGTAGCAGTAAGTATCGCTTGTAAACACACATGCTGTTCACATAGAGGTATTAAACATGCATCTGTAATGTCTACAAATAAATTTTCAGGCGTATTTATGGAACCTGATAATCTAATCAGAGAAGAATTACTATCAGCAATTGAATTAAACGGAACTAAATTTTAATTATATGTTAAACGCAGCACAAATTATAGACGAAGGTCTATTGAAATTAAAACATACACAAGGTAAAGTAGCACAAGTAGGATACGATCTAACACTTAAGCAAGTAAATGAAGTTGGTGGACGACAAGGTCTAACAAGTGAACGCATTGGTAGAGTATTAAAGGAACAAACCCACCTAACAAATTACACACCATACCCACTAATGAATTTAGATGGTACTAATGGTTGGTTACTATATCCCGGAACATATGACATCACATTCAACGAAGGATGTAAATTACCAGATAATAGAGTAGCATTCATTAAACAACGTTCATCACTATATCGTAATGGTGCAGTTATTAATAGCCCAGTATTTGATCCCGGTTTTGAAACAGAATTCATGGGTACTATTATGTACGTACATGAAACAATATTCATTGAAGAAAATGCAAGAGTAGCACAAATCTACTTCCACGAATGCCAACCAGCTGAAAAATATGATGGTCAATGGCAAGGTGATAAACAACGTACCGCTTAAAATCCCAATGTAAACTGCAATAAAGTATAGCTCCTCATAATGAGGGGCTATTTACTTTGCATATTTATATGTAAATACAATACACAATGGGTTTAATATTAAGACAAACAACAACTGCAAATAGTGGTAATACGTTATCAATAAAAGGAATAGCATTATCTTACACTGAAGGTGATGGTAATTTCATGTATTTATTAACTAATATGTCTGGTAGTAGTAATAGTATTACTGGATCTACTAGTATATTAGGTGGGTTGAATGTAACTGGAGGAATAACAGGATCATTTAGTGGATCATTATTAGGAACAGCATCGTACGCTTCAAACGCTTCTGTGCAAACAATAGGAAGCTCATTATACTCAATCAACCCATCTACATCAGGATTTAGTACTTCTAATGGTATATTTTTAGGAAGTTCTGCGGGGTATGGGGCTACTAATGCTTCTAATACTATTATGATGGGCGAAAGCGCCGGGTATACATCAACAGATGCTTCCGTTTCAGTTTTTATAGGATCACTAGCTGGTTATACTGCTCCCTCAGCATCACGTTCTGTTTTTATAGGACGAGAAGCCGGATATTCAGCAACAAATGCTAGTCGATCAGTATTTTTAGGAAATTTAGCAGGAGAATATGCACCTAATGCAGCAAATGCCGTTTTTATAGGAGGTAATGCCGGATTAAGTTCAACAAGTGCTAGTGGATCTGTTTTTATAGGTTTTAATGCAGGAACATCCCAAGCCAATGCTAGTTATAGTACATTTATTGGATATCAAGCAGGAACTTGGCCATCAACTCTAGGATCTAATAATATAATAATTGGTACTAATATAACTCTCCCAGCCGGCACAAAAGATTCAATCAATATAGGTGGTATTATATTTGCTACAGGATCATATGCAACTACAACAGGCAATCCATCTTCTTCAGCAATGCCTAATACTAGAGTAGGTATAGGAATATCCACACCATCCGCATCACTCCATGTATCAGGAACAGTAATGTTCCCTAACCTAACAGCAACATCATCTTTATCTAATGTAATATTAATTGATACTACAACAGGACAACTATACTATACTTCATCAACAGCAGGAGGTATAAGCCCATTTGTTGTAGTAAACGGAAGTCAAATATCTAATGGAACTACAGCAACTGGATTCTATAGTGGTATATATACCGCAGTAACAGGAAGTTTTGGAGCACAAACTACTGATTGGAGTCCTACCGGACTTGCAGGTTCATATATACAAATGTCACTAAGTGGATCTACAGGTAATATCCCGGGTAAAATAGATGTAATTAATAAAGGTACATCTAGTGGATCATTACTTCTTAATACTAATGGTGGAAGTGTAGGAATAGGAGCAACAACATTTGATAGTACAAATCCAGAAAAATTATTAGTATCCGGATCTACTATTAATACAATAGTAGGTAAAGCAAATATTAATAGTTACACTCAATTAAATATAAGCAATAAAAATGCAGGATCATCAGCATCATCCGATGTAGTAGCTACTAACGATATAGGAACTGAAAGTGGTAATTTCATTAACATGGGTATTAATAGCTCTACATTTAATGGGGCTATCGGAACAGCAAGTGATGCTTATCTATACAATACAGGATCCACATTGTGGATAGGAAATGCAACACCAGGAGTAAGTGGTAGTATTAAATTCTTCGCTGGTAATAACACTACTTTAGTAGCTATGTTTATTTCATCAAGTGGTAATATAGGCATAGGAACTACAACCCCATCATCATCACTAGATATAGATGGTGATCTTACAGTAAAACATATTAAAGGTAGAACAGTAGCACCAACAATAGTATCCGGATCCGGAGCAGGAACAGGAGCGACAGTCTCAATTACAGGTAGTAACTTAGCAGGAACAATAACATTAACAACAGCTGGAACACCAGCAGCAAATGCTACTATAGCTACAATATCATATAATACAATATTAACATCAGTTGGTTATCCTTTAATAACACCCGCAAATCTTAATTCTGCTGCACTTGGAATTACAGGATCAACAAAACCAGTATATGCTGATGTTGCAACTGCCTCTAACCTATCATTTATATTAAAATCCGGTACAACAGGATTAACAACAGGATTAACATACAGATGGTTCTATCATATAATGCAATAATATAAAACATATAAAATTTAAAGTTGGGAACTGCAAAGTTCCCTTCTTATATTTAACGTATGTATCAATCAATATATTATGATCGCCCAACGTATACTTATTATCTAAGAGATGATGAGAAAGGCTGGATGGATTTCAAATACACACCAGAGTTATATAAGATAACTCCAAATGGACCTCTAGAAACACTAGACGGTAAACGCGCAACTCCAGTCGACAAATACGAATGGCGCGATACTTCCCTATATGAACAAGACGTTGATAAATGCACCCGCGTATTAATCGACCTATACAAGGACAGCGATGATGCTCCTAAATTTCAAAACATAGTATATTTCGATATTGAGTGTGAAATTGGTGGAACATTAACCTCAGAGTACATCAAAACAGCACCAATGAAGATGACTTCAGTTGCTATATACGATGCTACTACTAAAAAACACTACTGTCTAATACTAGATGAAAAACAACAACTTACTTCTATTGAAGAAGAAAATAGACAAGTAAAACCATACACTACAGAAGCAAACATGCTTTCAGCGTTTCTAGATTTATGGGAACAACTAGACCCAACTATCATTACAGGATGGAATAGTGGATTCTTCGATGTACCTTACATGTACTATAGAATATGTAACGTATTAGGTAAAGAACAAGCAGCTCGCCTATCACCAATCCGCAAATTTAACTTTACTGAATGGAATCAATCACAACCTATTGAAATAGGAGGTATTAATCATTTAGATTATATGTTACTATTTAAGAAGTTCATTGTAAAACAAGAACCATCATATAAATTAAATGATATAGGTACTAAATACGTTAAATTAGGTAAAGTAGATTATGAGGGTTCATTAGATAAATTATTCATAGATGATATAAATAAATTCATTGAGTATAACATTCGCGACGTTGAAATCATTATTGAATTAGAAAAGAAATTAAAATTCATTGACCTAACAATCGCTATTGGTCATCTATGTCATACACCTTACGAGAAAATATACCTATCAACATCATTAAATGATGGAGCTATATTAACATACCTCAAACGTCAAGGTATAGTATCACCAAACAAACCTACAACAACAAACCCTGCACTTAAAGAAAGCACAGATGATGAATACGCAGGTGGATACCTAAAAGAACCAGTACCTGGTCTATACGAATGGGTTATTGATCTAGATTTTACCTCGTTATATCCGTCCATTATACGCTCACTTAATATTGGAATTGAAACGTTAGTAGGCCGTATTGTAAATAATGGTAAATACGATAACCAATGGACATATGCTGAATTAAAGGAAATGAATGGTGATGATCTAATAGTAATAGAAAAACTAAACGAAAATTTCACAACAACTAAAGCACAAGTATCTGTAAATAAAGTTGTAAACATGATTGAATCAAATCAATGGATTACAGCAGCATCAGGAGCAATATTTAGAACAGATAAATCATCAGTAGTATGTGAAGTACTAACAGATTGGTTCAATAAGCGAGTTGAATATAAGAACCTAATGAAGAAAGCCTATAAAGCAGGCGATGCTGAGAAAGGTGAATTCTATAATAGACGTCAACACGCCTATAAGATTAAACTGAATGACGTTTATGGCTGCTACGCCATCAACGGATGGCGCTATACAGATGGACATAAGATTATATCATCCGCCATTACATTAACAGGACAACGAGTAACACAAGAATCCATTAAATTCGTAAATAAATGGATGAATAAAAAACTAAACACAGTAGATAAAGATTACGTTGTAACATCAGATACAGATTCACTATTCGTACAGGTAAAAGATATATTACTATTAAAAGGTATAGACACAACTAATAAAGAGGAATGCGTTAAAGGAACATTAGAAATCGCCACCGAAGTACAGAAAGTAGCAAACGAATATATTGCTGAATTCGCAATGGAAGCGTTTCATATTCCAACAAACAGACAACACTTCTTCGAACTTAAACAAGAAGTAGTAATTGAACGAGGATACTTTGCAGGTAAACGTCGCTATGCAATGGCAATTGTAAATAAAGAAGGTGTACCTGTAGATGAAATGATAATGATGGGATTAGATATGATGAAATCAAATATGCCTCCATTATATAAGAAATTCGGACATAGCCTACTAACAGAAATAATGGCTGGTAAACCCAAATTAGATATTGACAAGTACATAGTAGATTTTAAAACATCATTAGATCAATTACATTGGGGTGATTTAGCAAGACCTACAGGCGTTAAACAAATTAACTCATACATTGCTAAACGCCCATCACCTGGAGAGATATTCAGTGAATTTAAATTAAAAGCACCTATTAACACAAAGGCAGCAGTATATTATAATGATTTGCTAAAATTTAAAAAAGCAGATAAAAAATACACAAGATTCACAGAAGGCGATAAAATGAAATATGTATCGCTGAAACCCAATCCATTTAACATCAACGTAATAGGCTTTACAGGATATAATGATCCTGAATTCATCACTTCATTTATTGACAAATATGTCGATAGAGAAGATGCATTCAATTCAGTACTATTAAATAAACTAACAGGAATATATAGTGATCTAGGATGGGACTTTCCAGTATTAAATGCTAAAGTATTAAAATTCTTTAAATTCACATAACATGATCCGTTTAAACGAAAGTACCAAACAAATAAGAGTAGATACAACAATCCAAATTATAGAAAAAGATGGTACTGAAGTAACAGTACCAGTAGTAATACTGGTGGGTATAAGTAAATTAAAAGAACAACAACATTACAACATATATAAAATAGCAAATATATTATTCAATAAAGAATTTATATTAAATCGACAACCACTTACACCTAAAAAATCATGGTGGAAATTGTGGTAAGTCAAAATAAAAGTTATATATTTAAGTTATGAAAAAGTTATATTTAGAAGACATCATTGAAAAATACTACCTAGGTGGACTAGTAGAACGTGTTAAAATTACAATCAAAGACAAAACACTAATTACTAAGTTCATATCTACTAAGAAAAACCTAGTAGGCAGTATCGAAGCACCAAACGTTACACTCGAAGATTGTGAATTTGGAGTATACGATACTAGTCAATTACTAAAACTAATTGGTATTACTGACCATTTCCTAGTATTGAACGTTGAAAAACACGGTAAAATAGCAAATAAGCTATTAATTGCTGACAACGAATATAATCTAGAATACGCATTAGCCGACACAATGTTAACACCTTCAGTACCATCAATTGAAGAACCAGAATATAATATGGTAGCGGATGTAGATACCGAATTTGTAACACGTTTCCTTAAAGCAAAGAAGGCATTAGGAACAGAGGTATTTATCGTTGAACAATCAACAGACGTTGATGATAAACAAGCAATTAAGTTTACATTAGGTGGAACAGAAGGTTATACGAATAAAATTAACTTCACATTACCAACAACAAAACATTCAAGACCAGGTAAGATTACTAAATTTACATTAGAAGAATTCGGCGAAATATTAGCCGCAAATAAAGAGTTTAAATCAAGTGAATTAAGTGTATCCGAAGATGGATTATTAAAAATTGAATTTCAAAACGAAGAAGGAGTAAAAGCTTCATATATTCTCGTCGGTAAGGACTAATCCTCATATACGTATATACGCAAACATTAAGTTATAACAATAAATAAAAGTTACAAATGACAATCAAACCGTTACACAACCACGTCGTGGTTAAGCAAGTAGATGAAACCGAAACAATGTATGGTAACATCATCGTACCAGATGCAGGTAAAGAAAAACCATTAATGGGTGAAGTTATCGCAACAGGTCCCGGCATCATTAACATGAATGGAGTTTTAATTCCAAACACACTAGAAGTAGGACAAAAAGTAGTATTTCCATCATTTGGGGGACAACGTGTCGCTATTGATGGTGAAGATTATTTAATCTATAAAGAACAAGACATTTTCGCAATTTTAGAAGACTAAAACCAATAACAAATGAGTAAAGTAATCAGTTTCGACCGTGAAGCAAAACAAAAACTTCAAGCAGGTATCGATAAAGTAAACAAAGCAGTATCCGTTACAATGGGTCCCTTCGGACGTAACGTATTAATTGAAAAAGAACACGGCCAAGTAGCATCCACAAAGGATGGTGTTACAGTAGCAAAAACCATTACATTGGAAGATCCAATTGAGAATATGGCCGCTACAGTAATTAAACAAGCCGCAGAAAAAACAGTAAATGCAGCAGGTGATGGAACAACAACATCAACCGTATTAGCGCATTCAATCGCCTCACAAGCGCTAGATGCTACATCTTACCCATCAACAAACGCAACACAAGTAAAGCGTGGTATTGAACAAGCAGTTAAGGTAGTAGTAGAGGAATTAAAAAGAATGTCTCGTCCTATCGAAAGCGAAGATCAAATCAAACAAATCGCTACATTATCAGCTAATGGTGATACTGAAATTGGTGAATTGGTAGCAACAGCACTTGATAAAGTAGGAAGGGACGGAGTAGTAACAGTAGAAGAGTCGCGTACTGGGGAAACTAGTTTAGAAGTAGTAGAAGGTATGCAATTTGATAGAGGCTACAAATCACACTACATGGTAACAGATAACAATACAATGTCTGCTAACCTAACAGATGCATTAGTATTGCTAGTAGATGGTAGGATTTCAGCAGTAAAAGACCTTTTACCACTATTAGAATCAGTATCATCAGATAATAAATCATTATTGATTATTGCTGAAGATATTGATGGTGAAGCATTAGCAACGTTGATTGTAAATAAGATGAGAGGTATTTTGAAGGTAGCTGCTGTTAAAGCACCTGACTTTGGAGAACGTCGCTTATTGATCTTGGAAGATATT